TAAGATGTAATTTCCATTTAGGCGGCTTACATCCCGCTACCCTAAAGAGGTTTGGTCGCAGACTCGTTCGCTTCGCTCACTCGCTTTGCGACCAAACTTTTCTATTCTATAGAAAAGTAGGGGTTTTACGCCGCCGATCATAAAGGTCTCATCTTTAAGTCGTTCTTTAAGACAGGACCGGAAATCTCGATGATTCGGATCAACTTTAAATTTCTCTAGGGCTTCTCCCATCTCTTCGATAAAATGGTCTCGTTGTTCGATGTATTTTTCCTTGATATTGGTAACGAACAGCCACCATTTCACGCATCCATAGATGGTTCCGGCCACGAAGTAAGTTACGATGGCCAGTATGAGTTTCCCCGGATTATCCAATACCCATCCCAGAAAACCCAAATTACCCAGTCCAATAATCGCGGCCACGGTAAGCACGAAAGTGACCGTAGCTGCCCACGCTTTTTCGTTCTCCAGGAACGCAACAATAGCTACGGAGCTACCGATGAGCAGTAGCCAGAACCACAGGGTTCCTATTGCGAAAAGGGCCAAAACCGTCTCAAGAAAGACTTGTTCATTGGTTTGTACCGCAAATACAGTTTCTAACATTGTCTTGTCCTCCAAATTGGAATAGTTGGTCTATTATATGGGCTCCAAATTTCGCCTAATATAACAGAATGGGCTTAAAAAATCTACATAGATTAGGAGGTTCAAAATGGATTATGGCTGTGTCAAAGTGGACGAAAACGGATTTACGGTACAAGAGACTAGATTTTATACGGCCTACAGAATGAGTACCGACACCTTTCTCGCCAGAAGTTTGCCCGAGGATACTGGCCAGACCATCCATAGAAACACAATCACACAGCGGTTAGGGAGCAACTGGCCAGAGTATATTTCCGGGATAACGGACGAATCATCAATGGTCAAAAAGCGAAAATTGGCTTTGGAGCAATTACAAGGTGATGTTTCTGATCGATGTTTTAGATTTAACCTAAATACTTAGGAGACCGATGAATTTCAAAGACTGGTTAGAAGCATACGTGCCCCCAAACCCTCTCGACACAGCAAAGGCTACGGCTGGAAGATCATGGGCTCCTGCCCATGATTGGAAGATCTATTACCGAGAAAAGCCCGAAGAGATTCCCGAAGCAAGAAAATATATTCGTCTTAAACTATCTCAGGCCAGAAATTTGGGCCAAAAAACGCAAATTCAGCAGGCAGATAGAGCGTTGCGAGACATAGAACTAGAACAGGGCTTGATCTAAGATAATAATCCTTGCTACAATACTCTCCTAGAAAATAGGAGAGCCACCATGTTGTATATTGCAATTGCGATTGTTTCGGTTTCTGCATTGACCATTATTTTATACGATATTTTTAAACAGGACAGATCGGTGCCTCGGGCCTATCTTTTGTGCTTAATATGTATGGGTTTAGCGGTCATGACAGCTTCTCATGGAGGATGGGCTCCCTATGTCTGGCTGTTTACTGCATTGATCTGGCTATTCAATGTTTGGTTAAGAAGATTTGTGGCTCGTCAAGAGGCTTATTTAAAAGAACTTAAAAAAGGACTTAAAAAGAGGCACAATGAATAAGAAGACTATCTTTATCGGTGTGGCCACTTGTATTGTGGTTATGATTGTTTTGCTTGTATTTTTCTCCCCGAGACAGACAATTGAAGTTTACCGGGATTACTCATTCATGGTAGATCGAGCATTTCCTGATGTTCGCAGAGCTTTTTATCGACAGGATTTTGTGAGAGAGGTGCTGGAAGTCCACGACGCAGAATTAGTCGAGAAAAAATGGTTAAGGCACGATCTAGACATACGTCGGCCAATTTTTAAGGAATCTGAATACACAGGGGTAATGCTCATTATTGCTAGGTCCAAAGAGGGCTATGGAACAATACACATAGAACAAACAGTTACCTTGAAGCGTGATAGGATTTTGGCTTTGGCAAAGTTAGACAGACCGATGTCGGCGGGAGTAACCGATTGGAATCAGGATATTTCAATCATCCCCGAGGGCGAAAAAACCAAGATTTCGATCAAACTCTATGCCAGATTATCGAGGCCGATTCCAAGAATATTTTGGAAATATGCGGAAGAACAAATGAATGTCGCTGCCGATAAGGCAACCTATGGAATGGAGCCGCTTCTAACGGAAATGGCCACGAAGGATGTGGGGCTTCTCGATTTTACGGTTCCGATGCCCTAGACCGAACTGCTTCAGCAACACCTTCAGCTACCGGACAATTGCCGGTAATTCCTCGTTTTTTGCAGAAGGGCAAATTGTAGGTCACATACGGGTAGAATCCGTCATGTTCATTGTATCTACCCAACTCTGATCTCCATCCATCGTGAAGCTTGAGTTGTTCGTAACCAATCAAAGCACAAGGTTCGGGCATACGAAAATTGAAACCAAGTTCCGCAAACTCTCTCTTGTTGGCGGTAGGATTGGCGATTTCACGGATTCTTTGGGCATCAAGTTTGGAATATTCATCGATGGCTATCATTCCGCCTTCAAAGGTAGAGAGGTTTTTGGTTTTATAGAAGCTAAAGCATCCGGCATCCCCCATTGTCCCAGCATATGGTCCATTTTGACCAAATTTTGCTCCCAAAGCCTGGGCGGCATCTTCTATCACCACCAAATTAAACCTATCAGCGATTTCCAAGATTGTCCACATATCACAGATGCGACCAAAGAGATGTACTGGCAAAATTGCTTTTGTGTGTTCGGTGATCGCTGCTTCGATAAGATTAGAATTGATAAGATGCGTGACAGGATCAATATCCACAAAAACGGTTTTTCCACCCGCGATCAAGATCGCTTCCGTAGTTGCCGCGAAAGTGAACGGGGTTGTAATGATCTCATCCTCTGGTTTTAAATCTAGAGACCAGAGTGTCGCTATCAAAGCCGAGGTGCAGCTATTGACGGCAATAGCGTGTTCGACCTCGAACTTCTTCTTAAATTCTTGTTCAAACAGGTCTCTAATTATCTGTGGCATCGATCATCACTCCTGTAGTTTTATCCATCCGTGCTGTTTTGCTGGCACTCCATAGACGACAGCATAATCAAGAACCGATTTGGTGACAACCGATCCCGCTCCAACAAAAGCATATCTGCCTACGATATTGCCACAAATAATGGTAGCGTTCGCACCTATCGTTGCTCCGTTCATTACCAACGTTTTTTCGAATTTGCCTTTCTGAAAAGCTCGCGGCATTAGAACATTTGTGAAAACGGCAGACGGCCCCACGAAAACGTCATCTCCAAGCTCTACTCCTGTGAAAATACTGACGTTGTTTTGAATTTTGACACCATTCCCTATTCGCACTCCTTTTCCAACGTAGACATTCTGACCTAGAGTGCAATTTTTCCCGATTTTAGCATCGGCATCTATATGGCAGAAGTGCCAAATTTTGGTGCCTTCGCCAATACTGACTGTATTATCAATTATCGAGCTTATATCTATGAACATTTCTAACCTCACTTCTCTAATAGTATAGTTCAAAAAAAGAAAGGCTACAATATGAAATTCGCATTGATCGGGGCTGCGGGTTACGTGGCTCCCCGCCATATGAAGGCAATCAAGGAAACTGGGAATGAACTGATTGCCGCTGCCGATATCAGTGATTCGGTAGGAATCCTAGACCGCTATTTCCCTAATTGCCAATTTTTTACTTCGGTAAATTACTTTTGGGAGTACCTTTCGCACAACAAAGCAGATTATCTCACAGTCTGCACACCGAATTGTTTTCATTTCATTCACAGCCTTAATGGAATGATGGCTGGGACTGATATTATTTGCGAAAAACCGCTTGTAACATCTGTCAGAGGGCTTGAGGATTTGGAAAGGGCAGAGCAAGATACCGGAAGAAAGGTTAATGTCATCCTACAACTTCGTGTTTCTCCGACAATGCTGAAAATAAAAAAGAACCTTAAACCCGGCAAACATAAGGTCCAAATGACCTATGTAACCCCGCGTGGACCGTGGTATCAGGAATCTTGGAAGGGTGATGACAATAGATCGGGCGGTATTCTTTTTAACATAGGCATCCATCTTTTCGATATTTTGCTTTGGCTTTTCGGAAAAGTGGAAGATTATTCCATCAAAACCAAGAGCAAAGAACGGGCAAAAGGTACAATTTCCCTAGAAAATGCGGATGTTGATTGGTTTCTTTCCATTGATCGCAATGATCTCCCCAACGGACCAGGAGCATACCGCCTACTTACCGTAGATGGCCAAGAATGCCGTTTTGACAAGGTTTTTGCGGATCTACACACAGATGTCTACCAAAAAATCTTGCAAGGACAAGGTTTCGGATGTAGCGATTGCTATGATTCGATAAGTTTGGTTGAGAAACTTTCGAAATAGTTATTGACTTATCCTTCGTTTCTTGATATTGGTCGGAGAAGTACAAATATACCGGGGGAGTCTATCATGAAAAATCGAAAACCGAAGAAGGAAAGGAATCACTCTCTTGCCCTCGCCTCTAGCACTATTGATCTTATCGAAGAGGCATTCGGCGGGAAAATATGTGAGAAATGTGGCAAAGAACCCGCGACCAGATTCCAAAATCAAACACTCTTGTGCCTCAAATGTGCCCAACCAAGCAACGAAAAACAGACCAGCGATTTTGTCAAGCCGGTGGTTCCTAGAATTTGGGTTAGAGGGGCAAGATGGGACCCTGGCGACCGGTAAATCGGGCTTTACAAGCTGGATTACTATACTATAATCGGGAGGATAAATGCATGGATGCGATAGATCATGATAACCATTAAGAGCAAAAAACAAATAAGTGGGATTCGCAAAAGTTGTCAATTGGCGGCTTCAACTCTTGATATGATTGAGCCATTCGTTGTGGAAGGAATTACCACAGAGGAATTAAACAATCGTATTGCCGAGTTTATTACAAAGAATGATGCGATAGCTGCTCCGCTTAATTACTTGGGATATCCCAAAGAATGTTGTATCTCGCTCAATGAAGTGATTTGTCATGGCATTCCTGATGAAACGAAACTCAAAGAAGGAGATATACTTAACATAGATGTAACAACCATTCTCGATGGCTACTACGGTGATACAAGTCGGATGTTTACGGTAGGACAGATTTCCGACGAAGCAGCATCTTTACTTAAGATTACAAAAGAGAGCCTTGAAGTTGGTATCCGACAAGTCAAGCCGGGAAACAAAACTGGCCGGATTGGACACGCAATTTCGAAATTTGCCGAAGATCGAGGATATGGGGTTGTACATCAATTTTGTGGACACGGAGTTGGATTGCAATTCCACGAACCACCACAGATACCGCACAAGGCCAACCCCAACACGGGAGTCGTAATGAGGCCGGGCATGATTTTTACAATCGAGCCCATGATTAACATTGGTCGGCCTGAAGCTATTGTATCTGAAGAAGACAGGTGGACAGCAACAACTATCGATGGCGAATTATCTGCTCAATACGAACATACGGTTCTTGTGACCAAAAGCGGTGTAGAAGTAATGACGAGAAGAGGAAAATATGAATGAAAAAGTGCTTTTGTTGTGTCAAATTGTAGAACGAACAAAAAATGGATTCAAACTGAAGAGCCAACTACAGGACGATACCGAATTTGACGTTGTTGTGCCGCGACATTTTGTGACTCCTATCGAGAACACAGATCCGCAACGTGCTTGGCTTGAAGTTGAATGCTCGGGGGAATCAAACAGGGTGGCTTCGATTACATTGCCGAAGCCAATTTTGGAAATTGGACACAAAATCACTGTCCAGACTAAAAACATCAAGAGGATACCCCAACATGAAAAGAAGGAAGACAAATAAACAAATTGCCATAGGTTATCTCAAACTTATGGAAATTGATATGCCTAATGATCTTCTGCCTATGTTTGAACGCTCCATTATGGCAGCCAGAAATCAAGATCCTACCATAGAAACTGCCACCGATTTCCAGGTGTGGGTTAGAAGTCTCACTTTTGAAAACGAGTCCGATGCTCTCCCATTGGAAGTATGAATCGGAACGGGCATCTAAACTTATGAATAGTTAGGAGAAGCAAATGTATGCATGGATTGGAATGCCGGGACCGATGGAAATGATAATCATCGGTATTGTTGCTGTCCTTCTTTTCGGCAAAAGACTTCCGGGAGTCGCAAAGTCCATCGGCCAAAGTATCACCGAATTTAAGAAGGGAATCAAGGCCATCGAAGAACCTCTTGAGGAAACAAAAAAAGAACTCAAGGAAGCAACAAGAGATGTCGAGAACGCAGTAAATAAGCCGTAAATATTTAACCAGTGACCAGCCCACTCTCGCCGTAGGCGAGAGTGGGCTATTTCTTTTTCTTGTTGGGATTTCTTCCTCGTTTTCCAAAGAGATTTCTATGTTTGGCCAACACTTCATTAACGTATTTCACTCGATTTCCTCCGATGGCACTGACGACCCTTGAGGCAAAGTAGCCATCGCCCCCAACTCGACCAATGTCTTTCCAGCCAATCGCTTTGGCCACGGCATTTCGGACGATTATGTTTAGGCTGTCCACCCCCATAACTCTTAAAGCTTTGGGATTTCCCCATCTATGCTTGGGAAAGGGCTTCATGCCCATATACGAGTGCAGGATTTTAATGATGATTAAGTCGTGTTGCACGTCAAATTCGTCATTTAAGCGTTCCAAAAAGTTATCATAAATGATATTGTCGTCATCTAAGAAATGCAACCACTCTCCTCTTGCCTGCCGGATCATATAGTTCCTCTGCTTGTTGCCTGATCGCCCTGTTTGGGTCGTAAAGCAGTATTTAATTCTATGATCTTTATAGTGGGCCACCAGCAACTTCGTTTTCCTGCACTCATTCTGGGTGCATATCAAATGCTCCCAATTCTCGTATTTTTGGGCCAAAACAGACCCTATGCATTCCCGGAGAGCATCACACCTAAGATCGAATTTATAGGTCGGAGTGATGAAGGTAATGTCTGGTTTGCGTTCAAATCTTAGCATACAAAAAAATGGGTCCGATACTTCTTTATTTAGGAGGATTTCTTATGAATATAGGCATCATTGGTACGGGTTTTGTGGGAACAGCGGTTTTTGAAGGCATGAAACATGCTGTAGAAGTTCTGGCTTGGGACAAGGCCAAGGGGTGGCAAAGCTCTAAAAGCAATGAACCGCCCGTTGTTCATGACGAATATGGAGGTTACCGGCCCGACCTGTATATTTGCACCCCAGTTGACCAAATCAAGATGGAGAAAGATAAGGAACATCCGTACTCCGATCCAGGACACAGCGACATCTATTATTTGATGAAGCATACTTGGGGGCCGGTTTTCATTTGTGTTCCTACTCCAATGAGAAGCGATGGTACTTGTGATTTAAGCATCGTCGAGTCTGTAGTAATGGAGGCGGATCAAGCCGCAGCAGATGTGGAAGCATGGCATAGAAGCCAAGAATCTTATGATGGCACACCATTTGCCCGCCGAGTTCTCGTTATTAAATCGACAATTCCGCCTGGAACCACGAAGCGACTCAATGATAAGTGCAAGCACACAATTGTCTGCTTCAATCCTGAATTTTTAACGGAAAGAACATATATTGATGACTTCAAAAATCAGGATCGCATCATTCTTGGTGGTCCTCACGAAGGTACAGCGGTTTTGAAGCAACTATATCAGAAGACATATCCCAATGTTCCCACAACCAAAACAAGTTCCACAATTGCGGAAATGATTAAATACGTGACCAATTGTTTCTTGGCTACGAAAGTTTCGTTCGCGAACGAGATCGCTCAAATCTGCGACAAACTGGATATTGATTATGACAAGGTTGTGGAATACGCAACAAAAGACAAGAGATTAGGCACATCGCACTGGGCGGTTCCAGGGCATGATGGTCATTTGGGATTTGGAGGTAGTTGTTTTTGTAAAGACATAAATGCGTTAATGTCTTTGGCCAAAGAGTTGGGAGTTAAAACGACTGTTATGGATGCCGCTTGGGAAAAGAATCTGGAAGTAAGACCAGAAAGAGATTGGGAAAAACTAAAAGGAAGAGCAGTATCGGAGGAACAATGCCTGAACACAAACACTTGATAGTTCGTGCGGTGGTCACGAAGCCCATTGTAGATGTCGATGTCGCCAAAGATTGGATGAAGCGACTCATCGATCAAATAGGAATGAAGATTACAGAGCATGGCGGCCCCCATTGTGATTACGTTAAAAAACCAGGGAACGAAGGTATCGCGATTGTCGCAATAATTGAAACAAGCCATTGTGCGATGCACATCTGGGATAAAGAAGACCCTCCCATCGCCCAACTAGACGTATATTCTTGTGCTGAATTTAAAACTTGGGATGTCATCGAGTTTATCTACGAAATGGAGCCTTCCAAGATCGAATTTAAGGTTTTCGACCGATCAAAACACATAGATGAAATTCGCCCGAGCCACTGGCAAAAAAGGTAATAAAATGGAACTAATCAAACTGCAAATGACACCAGGATTTCTAGGACAACTGATGGATCTGCCACCTACAGCGAGAATTGTAGAATGTCGAACAAATGATTTCGATACGATTATACTTAGTATAGCCATTGAAGGAGAGTTCCCAATGGATCGAAAGCTCATAAATTTTTCAAAGCTTTATGAGATTGGAGCATTTGTCCGAAATCCAATGAATCCAAAATATGACCCGCCATCCTTGAGTTACGGTTTGGGTGATGTTCGGGGACTGACCACGGCTGAAAAACTGCCAGAAGAAACAGAAGAACAAGAATTAGGAGAATTATGAGGCTTTTAATTTGGCTTGTATTGGGATTGTTATTCGGACTTTATGTTTCGGGCGGATGCGATAATTGTAAAAATGGGACATGCCCCATACCTACGTCGGAAAAAACAGATGACTCCTAAAGAAATCTACGATGAGGTCAACAGTATATGGTACAGCACATGCTGGCCGAAACTGGCTATGCTAGGACCCTGCGGTCCTTCTGGCCCAAAGGGCGGCGAAGACGATGGCTGGACCCAAGACATCGGTTATCTGGAAGGGGCGGCCTATTTGCTCAAAGAAATAGCCGATTACAAACGGGGCAAATTTGATGACTGGAAAGAAGATTAAAAAAGAGCCGCTCGCCTATGGGCGAGCGGCTCTTTTTGCTATTTTCTAGCACGTCGTTTTTCCTTTATTTTTTTTCGGTATCACCAACAGTTGTGCCACGCTTCTCCGCATATTTCTTGGCTGTCGCTCGCAACATACAGTTGCGGGTAATCATATCGGTAGAACAGGTAACTACCCCTCTGGCAAGTTTGTCATCCAATCGGTCCTCATAGAGAGCGAAATCACCCGAAGCAGCATAGGCGGCACCCATCAGAGTTTCGCTAGCCTCTTCAAACCGCTCCAAGTTCAACAGTGGCATATCAAACTTCTCGGCCAAAGCAGGCCAAAACCAAGATCCATACAGACATTGAAGCGGAAGAACCTGAACATCCATCGCAGCCAGTTTTTCGGCTTCTTCTTCCCAATTCAAATCCTGAACATTCTCGGAATAGGTCGGCGGATGAGGTTCAGCATCTCCGATCATGACCAGAATCTTGCCAGGAGCATTGCCCCATCCCAACTGCTGGGCGATATGTAGAGCTAACTCATAGCACTCAGGAGCATCGCCGCCGCATGTATTGGGGGTCTCACGAATGAACTTAAAAATCTTTTCCTGGTCATCGGTCAGCGGCAGGAAGTTAATGACATTGTCGCCATCACAGTAATCGCCATGGGCGATCATTCCTACTTTCAGACCTTCGATGTCCTGAAACAGTTGTTCACAGGTAGACTCGATTTGATTGCGTACCTGTGCTATACAGGGGCTCATGCTTCCAGTAGTATCGAAGCAAAAGGCTACTTCCGTAGCGTCCCCAATCTTCTCTTTAATGTCTAGTTTTTTTTCACTCACATCATTCTCCTTAGCTGGTTTTACTGGCGGGCCTGTTGTAAGTCACGCCTTCTCCGATCACACGATTGGACGTAGAAAAGACGGAAGAACAAAGTTCGCCTTCAGGCTTGTAGATGCTGTTGTCGAGATCGGGATTAGCCGCAGTCAAGTCGGCAAGACCACAAGGACCACAAGCACCCTGCGTCCCTTCCGCTCCCCTTACGGGCATCCAGTAATCCTCGTTCATGGGACAGAAATTATTGGGATCAACACAACGGGCAGCCATATATCGGGCAACTGCTTTCTTGCTTCCTGCCATGCCCCGTTTCGCGGCCTTCTTGCTCTTATTGTCCCATTTGGCAACGTTGCCTGCCTTGAGTTGCATTCCCGTATTGAGGAGGTGGGCTTGATCGCAACCCATAAAGGTGAAGGTCCAACGCCCGCTCTTCTCACATCCTTCAAACAATTCGGAAATCATTTCAGGACTATATTGACGCGAAGCGTTTTCTCCACCATCGGAAATGATGATAACCAAATGAGCATAGTCGAGATCATCCTCTTCCGACAAATGCTTGTCAATGACATAGCCGATGGCATCCCGAAGGGCCGTCAAACCACCCGGCTGGTAAGATTCAACAGTCGCTTCGTTTAACTCTTTGGCAGGCACATTCCAGTGATGCTCAAAGACATTACCATTGAAGGTCGTCAAGGACACTTCAAGGTCTTGATTCTCGGCATCTTGCCGGAATTGCTGAACATGTTCGTTGTAACCGATCACGGTTTCGTCCCGACCGCTCCACATGGACCCGCTCCGGTCGAGAATAAGATCTACACGGGTTTTTGCTTTCTTTTTTGTCATAATATTCTCCATTTGAAAGGGCTCTCGCCCGCTTTGCGGGCGAGAGCTTTTGGATTACTTTTTCTTTCTGGTGCAACATTGTGGCGAGCCAAAAACCTCACCACATTCAGGACAAAGCACCAACGGTTGGACCCGTGCTTTATAGGCATTCACATGCCAAGACATAGTGCCACCGGACATTCCTGAATTTCCAATCGACGCAATTCCACTTTTCTGCGGCACAGCGGGCATTTCCCACACTACCTGCCGCCCACCCGAAAAGGGCCAGCACCGACCTCCTGGGCGGCGATGGGTTGTCCCAGAGGGATCTGAAGGATGGGTAGTTTGCCGAGTTTCTTGGCTTCTTCAAACTCAACCGCGATCTCAGGGTATCGCCTTTTAAGTATGCTGAGAGCATTGGAAGCCAGGGCCATGTCCATTGCTGCATGGGCACGATCACGGCCACCCTTTCCAATAATGTCGATACCATTTTGGTATTCGGTGGCGAAGGCGATGAATTGCCGAACCTCATGCGGCACACCTTCCCAAGAACGATCTAGTTGGTCACAAGTGCCATCAGGTCGGAGAGGCCGTCCACGATAGAGCGGATTCTCGTCGGCATAGTTTTCGGGAAGATCGCCAACAGGATAAACTCGCTTGCCTTCATAGACAGACCTTCCTTCGTGCCCTATCTTGACCTCTTGCAGCAACTTGATCGTTGCGTCATGGTCAATCATCCGTCCAGAACTATAGATGATGAACGGTTCGCCCCGAGATATTTCCAGAAGTCGCTTACCAACCGCAGAAGTCGGTTCTTCAGGATCTAGGGCATGGACAAGCTCTTCAAGAGACATCCTCTTTGCGGATTTCTTACCAGTGAACTTGGACTTTTCAGGTTCTCCGCTTTCAAGCCTTTGTTCTTTTGCAACCTTTTTAAAAGCCTTGTTGATTGCTTTGGCAAGAGGCCAAGGTTTTACGGTCCCGTATGGACCAGGATAGTTTGGCAAGCAATTAGCAATGTTCTCGTTTGAGAAGTCTGCCAGAGCGGCGGGACTTGAGCCACCAATTGCTTTGATACAATCAATGAACTGGTCGATTTGAACGAAGCCAGGATTACCTTCACCGATGGCCTCGTTGTGCTGCTCCAAGACAGAACGGGCAGCATCAAAGAATTGTTGAACACTCATGGTGTCCTCCTATTTGTTGTGATAAGCCTGTGGCTTACCGGCCAGTCGCCAGTGGCGATAGAATCACGGCAGATTTTGCCAACTTTGACACCGCTCTGCCACGGCGGTTACTGTAATATAGTAGCTGGGAATAATTTTGTCAAGCTGATTTTTTTCTGATATAATGAAATTTCTCTTCTTTGAAGAGTGGGTTGAAATGATATATACGGTATGCGTACTTTTCAACAATTTGTAGAGCAAGACATGGGAGCCCCTCCTCCTGGCGGATCTCCTGGTGGTGTCCCGCCTATGGGAGGAGGAGCAATGCCGCCTCCCGGAGGCATGCCGCCTCCCGGTGGACCGATGGGTGGACCGCCGATGGGAGGACCGGGTGCAGTCCCGGCAGGTCCAGCCCCAACAATAGAACTAAAACCCGCTGATGTTTGGGATGTGCTAGAAAGAATTTTAACTGGCAAGCCGATAGAAAAACCCTCTGGACAAAAGGGTGCAGATAGTGTAGAATCACCGCAACCTTCAGCACCTTCTCCAGAACTTTCAGCACCTCCTCCAACCGGTATGCCAGCCGTACCTCCACCGGGTCCTGGCGTAGCTGGTTTTGCACCCCAGCCGTTACTAGGTGGACCACCGATGTAATTTGGCTAGGGGTTATTGATGAAAATTCTATTCTTTGCGGACTTGCATGTCCATCCACACAAACGATCTCAAGAGCGTCTTGAAGATTGTATTAAAGCTCTTCGCTGGGTTTTTTTGTTGGCCTCTAAAAGACATATACAAGATATTGTCTTTTTGGGCGATCTTTTTCACGACCGGCAAAAGATCGATGTTCTAACTTACCAGAAGACTTTTGAAGTTTTCGAAGAGCATCAGGCAAATCCTTATAATGCAGAGTCTCCTGCATTTCGGATTTTTCTTCTATTGGGAAATCACGATATGTGGCATTTGGAAAAATGGGATATTAGCAGTGTCAATCCTTTGCGTTCAATGCCGGGAGTCACAGTAATTGATAAACCTTGTGCCATCGATCTCGGAAATTGTCCCATCTGTTTCCTTCCCTATACCGCCAATCCCATTGAGGACATGGAAATCGTAGAAAAAGCTTACGACAAATGGGTTGATGAAAAGGGATGCAAGCCTCTCCGCAAAATTCTGTGTGGTCACGTTGCTGTCGATGGTGCCTTATGGAATACAATGCATCAGACTTTTTCCGAAGTTACCATCGAACACGATGGCGAAATGCAAGTTGTTAATCCCAGCATTTTTAAAGATTGGGATCGTGTCTTCCTCGGTCATTATCATGCCGCCCAGGAACTCTCCTATAACGTCGAGTATATTGGTTCGCCACTTCAGCTTAGTTTTGGTGAGGCTTTTCAAGAAAAACATGTCTTGATCTATGATACACAAACTGGCGAAAGAGAATATGTCAAAAATACCTTTAGTCCGCAGCATTTTATAATCCCCGAGAAAGATCTCAATAAATATGAACTTGAAGGCAACTTCATTCGTGTAATGGTGGACGACATCGCCTGCGGCGATGTCGTCCAACTTAGAAAAACTCTTGTAGAAGAAAAAGTTGGCAGTTTAGAAATTAAGCCAATTCCCCGAAAAGACGATGATACGGTCAAGGATGCTGCGGAAATTTTGCTTAGAGAAGATGAAATGTTGAAAAGCTACATCGAGCAACAAGAAAAAGTCGGAAATTTGGAAGGTTTGGACAAAGACAAATTGCTAAAAATCGGAAAGCAGATTTGTGAAGCTGTTACTAGTGAGGATGACGAGTGAAAAAGCACAATTTCACATATATGGCAGCCCAGAATTTCTTGTGCTTTGGGCCTGACGGAATCGAGATCAATTTTATTGAATACGGCAATATCGTTGTCGTTTTGGGAGTAAATCTGGATAATTTGGTCTTAGAAGGCAGCAAGCTAACTTCTTCCAACGGCAGCGGAAAAAGCAGTTTGGCCGAAATTCTTGTTTACACTTTGTATGGGCGAACAATTCGACAACCCAAAAAGCTCACCCACAATAATCTTATCAACAACAAGGTGGGGAAAAAGCTCCGTACCGAGGTTCGTTGGGGCGACTACCGAGTCGTTCGCACCAGAGAGCCGACCACTCTGAAAGTATGGAAGAGTTCGGGCGGCGATTGGTCCAAATTGGGTGACAAGAAGTGGGAAAAGAAGCATGAGATCTCTAGAGGTAAAGGAAAGATCCCGACCCAAAAAATGTTGGAAAACATCTTGGGATTAACCTATCGAGCCTTTGTCAACGTCGCCATTTTCACCGACAACAAGTTGGGATGTTTTCTTGAATGCGATGCCGCCGAAAAGAGAGAGATCGTGGAGAATCTTTTTTCGGTTGACAAATACAAATTGTATGCAAAGCAAGCCAATGACAGAAGGAATGATTGTAAAAGGCTTATCAAGGATCTGACAAATCAATACGATGGTTTACTTGACCAATTGGCGAATTGTAAGAAGCGAGAGAAACAAATTGAGGGAGAAGAATCCGACTGGATAGCCGAAAAAAAATCCGAAATAGTCTCACTATTAAAGGAACTTAAGGCTGCTAAGGAAAAATTAGAATCATCCAACGAAGGAGAACTTATTTCCCGTTATCAAGAAGCTCAACAACGAATCAGGACTTTGGCAGAGGAAATTCCCGATCTGGAGGGGAAAAAGGCGAACCTTCAAGAAGTTTCTACGATGGCTCAGAAGAAATTGGATGAGAGTCGTAATAGCCGACACCAAACGTCTATCGACCTACAAAACAATGAAAACAACCGCAGCGAATGCCAAACAGAGATCAAGAAAAGAACTCTTAAAATTGAAAATATTGAGTCGGGGAAGGGAACGCGGTGCAATAATTGTTTTGCAATTGTTGCCGAAGAAAATTACGGCCAGTTCGTGCAGGCATTAAAGAACGAAATTACTCACTATCAATCCAAATCTGTTGGTTTGGAAAAGGATACCCACAACATTACGAAGAAACTGAAATCCTTTGATGCGGGAATTGAGAAATTGGAAGCGGCCTTAACAATAGCTCGCCAGAAGATGTCCGAGGTATCCAATAAGATAACCTCACGTCACGAAGAATTGGCAAGGTTGAAACGCATCGAAAAGCCCGAGATTGATTTACATCATGCCGTACTCCAAGAACAAATTGACAATCTTCAAGAACGCATTCGGGCCAAAGACAAAGAACTAGAAGGCGATACTCCTTATATCAAGATTAAAGAAACAGCCAAACAAGAAACCATACTAAAACAAAATGACTGCGATAATAAGAAGATCGAATTGGAATTGGCTGAAAAGGATCTTCCCTATTACGAATTTTATGTGACTGCATTTGGAGAAAGGGGTATTAGAAGATTCGTTATCAATGGAATTATTCCTGCCCTGAATAGCAAAATCGCTCATTGGATGGAGGTTTTGATTGATGGAAAAGTCAAACTAACTTTCGACGACGAATTGGACGAAACCATTGAAAGAAACCCAGCGGATGGTGAACCATATGTCTACCCTCAAATGTCGGGAGGAGAGAAACAACAACTCAATCTGGCTCTCTCTCAAGGCTTTGCACACGTCATGGTCCTAAGTAGTGGTTCTTGTCCCTCACTTATTTTTCTTGATGAGGTAGCAACCAATATCGATCAACGAGGAGTGGTTGCAATCTATAATATGATTCTTGAATTGGCAAAGGATCGACAAGTTTTTGTAACTACTCATGATCGAGATCTTCTCGAAATGTTGAATGGTTGTGAGAAAATTTTGCTTGAAAAGAAAGATGGTTTCACAACCATTGTTGATCGTTGAGAATTATTATCTAGATAATAGAAAAAACGCTCTCAAAATTGGAAATGTTACACTTAAATACGCTTCAGTTAATGAGCAAATTGGATACTGTTAGGAAGGAAAGAGATGTCTATAAAAGCATTGCAAGAATACACCTATTGTTCGAAATACGCACGTTACAATAAAGAGGCAGGACGGAGAGAAACGTGGAATGAAGCAGTTGACCGAGTGAAAGAAATGCATCTTCGGCGGTATCCCGATATAACCGAAGACATTGAATGGGCTTTCGATTTAGTCAAACAGAAACGAGTTCTCGGATCGCAGAGAGCCCTTCAATTTGGTGGCGAGCCTATCGAGAAGAAACATGCTAGGCTTTATAATTGCGTTAGTTCGTATTGCGACCGCATGAGATTTTTTCAAGAGTGTTTTTGGCTTTTGTTGTGTGGTTGTGGAACGGGGTTTAGTGTTCAGAAACATCACATCGCCAAATTGCCTCGTTTTTTCAAAGCGAGAGAAGCAAAGCAAAAAGTTTTTGTCATCCCCGATACTATCGAGGGATGGGCAGATAGCTTGGGTATTCTCTTAGCCACCTATCTGCCACATCCTGAATTTAAGGATTGGAAAGACTACGATGTCATTTTCGATTATTCTCAAATACGACCCGCTGGGTCGTTTTTGTCGTCTGGGGCGGGAAAAGCTCCTGGACACGAACCTCTTCAAACGGCTCTGGAACAAATCCGAGGACTATTGAATCGTTGCTATGAGGATGGTCAGGCTAGATTGCGTCCCATAGATGCTTACGATATCGTTATGCATACCAGCGATGCGGTTCTGTCGGGTGGTGTCCGACGTAGTGCCACAATCTGTATTTTTTCTCCTGATGATAAAGAAATGAGAACCGCTAAGATTGGCAATTGGCGAGATGTCAATCCCCAGCGAGGCAGGTCAAATAACTCGGTGCTTCTTCTCAGAAATGAAACTACCAAAGAGGAATTTCTTGATCTGCTTGAATGTGTCAAGGAATATGGAGAGCCGGGCTTTCTTTGGAGTGATAATAATGAAGCCCTTTTTAATCCTTGCGGAGAAATTTCATTTATTGCCTACGACAAGAATGGCAATTCAGGCTGGTGTTTTTGTAATCTCTGTGAGATCAATGGTAAAAAAATAAAGTGCAAAGAGGATTTTGCTTTGGCGGCTAGAGCCGCCGCGATTATAGGCACCATCCAGGCAGGTTATACCGATTTCGATTATCTCGGCCCCATAACCAAAGAAATCGTTGAAAGAGAAGCCCTTTTGGGCGTGAGTATTACAGGAATGATGGACAATCCCGACGTTCTTTTCCATGCCAAAACTCAAAAAGAGATGGCTAAGTTGGTTTTAAAAGTCAATGATTGGATGGCGAAGAAAATCGGGATCAATCCCTGTGCCCGTGCGACGTGTGTTAAGCCTGCGGGAACCTCTAGTTGTGTTCTCGGCAGTGCTAGCGGCATTCATCCGCACCATGCAAAAAGATACTTTCGCCGCGTTCAGGCCAACACTCTGGAACCTGTTTTTCAATTTTTCAAGAAACACAATCCTCTAGCTAGTGAAAAGTGTGTTTGGAGTGCAAACCAAACGGACGAGGTTATTACATTCCCTATCGAGGTGCCCGCAGGAGCTAAAACAAAAAACGATTTGTCGGCGGTTGAGTTCCTTAATCATGTGAAGACAACACAAAATAACTGGGTTGCTGCTGGACGGCGAGAGGATCTTTGCGTAGAGCCATGGTTACGACATAATGTTTCAAATACAATCCAGGTAAATCCCGACGAATGGAAAAAAGTGGGTGATTATATTTTCAAGAACCGACAGTATTTTGCTGGCATAACCCTATTGCCCGCCTCGGGAGATTTGGATTATCCTCAAGCACCAATGGTAAATATTCTGACTCCGCGTGAAATCCTGCAAAGATATGGCGACGGATCTCTTTTGGCCAGCGGTTTGGTGGTTGATGGCATTCATGCTTTTGACGATTTGTGGGTTGGTTGTGATGTTGTTTTGGGCAATAGTGCCATCTCGGAAGAACCGAAGCGACCGAATGGACATTCTACAATGGAAGATCATCGTCAATGGGAAGAGGATTATCGCAAATGGGAGATGCAAACCGATTGGGTTCGTCGAGTCAAGCAGTTTGCCCAAAGGTATTGCAATGATGTAAGGCAATGTACCTATCTTATGAAGCATGTTCACTGTTGGAAGTTATGGTTGGATTTATCAAGGGAATATGTTGATATCGACTACACTGAGTTCAAGGAAGAAGAGGATGTTACAAAACCTTTGGAATTGGTCGCCTGTGCAGGTGGTCAATGTGAATTGGCTCTTTAATGGCTAAACATAAAAAATCCGATTTATGTCCCCTCTGTGGTCAATATATGGATGTGTATTGTACTGGCCACAAAAGGGTGCCTTTTGTTGATGGCCAATGTTATGACAAAATGTGTTTTGTCTGTTATAATGTGCCTAAAACAGAAAAACAGGTCTATGATGAAAATGGTTTGATCGAAGAAGTAATCGATTTGCCTTTCTGTCATAAACATTTACACACGGCAAAAGAATTGTATGACTTCGGTACAGCAGATACAAAGAGTCAAGCTATGAAATCAGTTAGTGGAGTGCGAGCAGCAATTCGAAAAGCGAAATTGCCAAGAAAGCCGAAGCCCCTTAAGAAACCAAAAGATCCTGGAATCGAATTGTTGTAAATACGAAGTATCCACAATGGCATGTTTAAGGAAAAAATCCCTCCCGCAAAGCGGGAGGGATTTTTTTATTCTACTCTACATAAAATAGGCAACTAGCATAGGACAATTATGAAATTTGAATTTAAGGACTTTCTGCTAAACGAAGATAAGGCATACCTCGGACAGAGGGTGGGCAACATCCTGAGTGCCATTCAGGATCTAGTTCAAAACAGCAAAGGCATGGGAACACGACAACTGGTCCGCAATTCCGAGACTATTGTAAATCAGATACGACGCATTTTACATACACACTGGCCTCAAGAGCATGAGGAGACCCTAAAAGGGCTCCAAAAGGCCGCTGTGGCAATTTCTAAGGCCATAGAAGACAAGGACGATCTAGAAGGTATCCTTCAGAGTAGTGCCCAAGAGGTTCAAGGCTTAATGGGAGACATGGATGTGCCGATCAACCAACTCGGAGGGGCCCCAGATCAAGAGCAACCCCAAGAACCTGCCGAACCCACTGCGGAGCCTCAAGGAGAGATGCCACCAACAGCCCCAGGGGCCGCTCCAGCGGCTCCAGCGGCCCCGATGGCCCCTGGAATGGCTCCTGCACCTCCAATGGCACCAGCGGCCCCTGGCGGGCCTGTAGGGCCTCCTGGGATACCTCCTACGATGCCTGGAATGCCTGGAATAATGCCTGGAATGATGTAACTCGTACTATCTTAATAATATGGAAGTAGATGACATTCTAGGAAACGCTGAGAAAAAGAAAAAGAAAATCAACTCTGGTCGCAAGGGCAAGAGGGTAGAGCTAGAATTGGCGAAGATCCTCAATAAGCGATTTTGCAAGGTGCTTTCTGAACATACTGATTGGGGTAAATTTTCAAGGACCGTAGGCTCTGGAAACAGGTGGGGACAGAACGTCCAACTCTCAAAAAAGGCCAAGGAGATCTACAGCGGAGACATGGTCTGTCCCGAGAATTTCAGATTCACCATAGAATCCAAAGGGGGCTATGAAGACATTGATCTATGTTCTGCTATAGATGGTGGCAATGCCGAATTGAATAGCTTTCTCAAAAAAGCTACAGATGATGCCAAACGATGCGGGAAAAAACCGATGTTGATTTGGAAAAAAGACCGAAAACCACGGATTGTTTTCGTGAAAACGAAAGAACTATCCTCAAGGAAAATCGGCAAAAAACCAGAGTACAGTATCGTCTACCGAGACTGGACTGGTGTCACGTTCGAATTTATTTCTTCTTTGGAAGACGATTTTTTCTTTGAATCCTGATATGTCCAGTCATCGTCCCATTCGAATACGTCTACGGTAGCATTGGTTGCTCGGATCTCTTTTAGCTTTCGATACTCACAATATGCTCGACAGGCATTCAGGGTCTTCTGATACGTTAGTATTCGGTTTTGTTTAATTCTATTCTTACTGTAGAACCACCGACAGTATAGAAATACCGGATCATCGCGACCATTGAAATATGAATCGCGAAAATTTACCAAGAACTCGATGGCTCGGGCAAGGTCGTATTTGAGACCACACTTGCAGATAACCGCCCCAACGGTAGGAAGGCCGCGAGGGACGTGCGGAATAACCGCCTCAATTAAATCGCGATACCTTTCAACAAAGTCCTCAATGTCTTGCGGGGAAGCTGTCTTAAATCGTTTGGGATTCAAACCCTTCATCATCTCTTTGGCGATAGCCACTACCGCTCGCTTTTCCCAAGTAGTCTTTTCGCTGCTCATTTTAACAACTCTTCAATCTGCCTTTTCAGGCTCTCGATTTCTTCGTCACCTTTCTTTTCTTCCTCGGTCCAAGTTTCGATCTCACCATCCAAGGTTTCGATTTTATCTTCGTGATCGGCCAACCTCTCTTGCAATTCGATCACTTGAACCCTTAAAGGCTCCAGTTGGGCTTCGATGCCCGTAATTGCTTCCTGGTGTGTCTGTTGCTGGTCACGAATTTCAGAGATTTCTTCCTGGTAGTGTGTCTTGGCCTTCTGAAGGCTGGTCAATTTTTCCGCGAGGGGAAGGATTTCTGTCTGCTTTTCCTCGGCCCGCTGAGAGACTTCCTCGGCTACGAAATCTTCCACCTGACCGGACACGTCATCTTCCAATACGTTTTCCGGCAAAAGATTGTTCTGTCTTAGGACGCCAAGCCGTTTCCATCCCTTTTCGGTAATGCTGTATCCAGATACAGTTGGTTTCTTTTGATTCCTGTTCTCAGGATAAATCCTGGTAAAGTACCCATGAAATACTAATCCATTCATTACCTCTCGGCAGGCCCCCACCAAGTTGGAATAGTTGTTTTCCTGGTCAATAACGAACTCTGCGAGGTTGAGTTGGTCCGTGACACTTTCGGTGGCATCCTTTCGCCGGGCATGACCCTCCTCGTCCATGACCATGGCCACTGCCACCAAAGCGTGGTCTATAACCAACAATTCGTCCCGAAGGGACGAAACCTTATAACCGCTGATATCTAAAGAGAAATTCATCTCCCGCAGTCCAAAATATTCCTCCAGATCTGCATCGGCAAGGAAAGGAAAAGGTTGCGGGCTCGGTTCTTTTGACTCCGCTTTTTTCTGCTGTTTTACCTCTTCTTCTGCCTTTGTTTTTTCTTTTTCCGCCTGTTTCTTGCGAGTTTCCCGTCGTTGTTTTTGTCGTTCTCGTTCCTGTCGTTCTTGCTCTTTTTCCAATCGATCCAGACTCTTCTTTGCGGCATCTTTGATGGACATGGCCTCTGAATGCATCTTTAACCATTCGCTGTCCAACATATGTTTCGTACAGACCGAAAATGTGCCAGCAGGAGTGTGGAGCATTTCAACAGCGGGTTGCTGACATGTTTTGCCGTCTTTATTGGGATGACCGCATAATATTTCTCCCATAAGATGTGCTGGAACTTTCTCAACCCGTATGACCGTGTCAACAATATCCTTGGCTTCTCGGGTCGTAATGGGCCTGTCGTTCCTGGGTGCCGGGATCGCCAGCTTGACAGGATGCACCTCCTTCAACTTTGTCACAACATCCTGGGTTAAATATTGCTTCGGAGGAGTTAAAATACATTCCCAACAAGTGTCGTTTCCCTTGGGTTTGGTGCGAATCTTGATCCCTCGGCCTTCTTGCCTGACAATCTTCAACCGGTTTCGACTTTTTTGTTTGATCCGACTGTGAAATCGAAGGCCCCAGTTTCCCGTATAGCCAATGTCGATCAAGAGGTCTTCAAGCATAAGCCGTGTGCTGTTTACGGTGGTTGGACCAATCCGATTGGGTAGTTTTTCTGTTGTAATTTTGAGAGGCACTAGCGTACTCCATTCATGAAGGCACCACTCCCGGCAATGCCGGGAGTGGTGCATTTTGACTATTCCTGGGTTCGGCTACTTCTTCGATTTGGACGGAATTTTCCAGCCCGGCTCCCAATCGAAGACATCTTGCTCTCGTTCGCGAAGGTTGGCAACAGTCCTGCCAGCAAGGAAGTGTTCGAGGGCAGAGAGCGTCAGTTTGTAGACCTTCAGCCCATCCCGGCACTTTTGGATATAGATCCGTTGATACAGCCGTTTGGCCGGATCGTCCCTGCCGGTAAAAACCAGCCCGTTGAGGCGGTCGGCAAACGGTTGGATTTGCTCGACTCCATACCAAAGAGCGGCCTTGGCGACCGCAGCCTGGATGTCGCGGCGATTGCAATGTCGCAGTGACTTAGCAGCCCACTCGATGATGTTGCCGTACATCGCTGTGAACTCAATGATTTCCAGGTGGGTGAAGGAGTCTTTTGTGTTGGTCAAACCCCTCATCATGCCGCGAGCAATCGAACCGGTCTTATTCCCGGCCTTGTTTTCAAGGACCTGATTGATCTTGTCGGTGACATCCCGCTTGGCATTCTGGTCAACAGCATAACGAGCCTCGACACAGCAGCGAAAGGTGACCCACAAGACGCACGGGATGCCCGTTCGAACAACAGCCGTCAACCGATGTTGGCCATTATACAGGAAGTCATTCTCATCGATCTCCACAGACTCCCCAGTGTCGATCCACTTACCGGATTTCAGATCTCGGCAATAGGCCTGGACGACATTTTCCCGGAGACGACGGTTATCGGGATTATACTCATCCAGTAACAGTTGGGCCATAGCGGGCGTGATGAGAACGAACTCACTGTATTGATCCTGGCTCTTGACATGGATATGCCAAGCTTTGCCACTGGCTTTAGCTTTGTCCAGGTAATATTTCTGATTTTCCTGGGCCTTTTTCCGGTTCCGTTTTCTTCGTTGGGAACTCTGTCCGCTAATGCTGGGTTTAGGAGCAGCGAATTTCGGTTTTCCAGTTTCTCCCTTGGCTATCGACGATTGGGGCCGTCGCGAGCCCGGCACATTGACTCCCATCTGCCGTAACCTGTCCAATAGGACAATTCCGTTGACCTCGGACGTTTGGGTTTTTGGTTTTGATTTCTTCCTCTGGGCCATTACTTGACTCCTGTGCGTGTGTGTGAAGAAACGATAGAAAATCCCCGATCCACCCAGAGTATACGTCAGAAATCTCCGATGTCAAAAAAAAATTCAGAAGTCATGTCATAAGTTGTTGTTTACAAAGAGTTTAAGGAGAAAAATTTTTTCTCACTGTCTCTGAGCGAAGAGAGTCGCAAGAAGTACAAGAACCATAGGTGGTACTACAAAAAGGCCGTGCCGGGCAACAAGCACGGCACGGCCTAACAAAGGGAGACTGAAGACCTGGGTTAATCAAAAATTTGGAGTTGAAGTTTCTCAGAAAGAAACTTGCTTTCTCCAAAATCCATTTCGAACCAGACGTTGTAGAGACCGCAATCTAATTCAAGAGCCGCCGTGTCGAGAAAGTAGTAGGCTTCGCCGTTTGTCCTCATCGGAACCGATTCGTTCTCCACTACCAGCCTCAAATCACGTTCTGCGGGTATGCAATCCCCACAAGCCATTTCGATGGTTATTTTTAAAGGCGTGGCAATAGCCAGAGCCTTATAGTATCGCTCCAAATCAGGGGCGGTGGGAACGTTAGGCCGAACATCTATGGTCAAATATTGTTTGGCCCCCACTCGTATCCTGTTTGGTCTAAAACCAAAAGAGAAGTCATATAAAATTGGTTCGGGACCAGCGTACCACAAATCGGGCAACACGCACCATCGATTTTCTATGTGTGATTCCGGGTGATCCTCTTCAATTTCTAATTCCCAAACGTCGCGATAATCTCCAATCGTATAGACGGTATCATCTAAGGTGACGGTTACAGAGTATTCTCCTTCATCTTCGTGGGTCACTTGAGATCCCGGAATGGTTTCAATAAGTCGCCGTCCATCGGGATTTGACTCACTCACCAAATCGGGATCGAGGAAATAAATTTCGACTTGCTTGACCTCATGTACATCCTCTCGGTGATTCGAATTGTAAACATAAAGTCGAAGCTTTACCGTATCTCCTATAACCGGATTTTGTGTTCGTTCTCTAAAGGCCATGACTTACTCTCAATTCTTAGTTTTTGCTTTTCGTTTCGCTGCTTCGATTGCTTCATTTTCCCGTTCTTTCTGCATAATGAATCGTTCTACGAGCCACTTGCGTTCGTTAATGGGCAAAGTCAAAGAGCTTTTTCTATCCATGTGAAAGTGATACATAAAAAAGAAGACCTCTTCCATTAGGTTCTTCCATAAATCCATACTCGCTTTCTCTATTGTGTAGTTCTGTTCCCCTTCCTTGCCCGTGGGAAGAAAAAATTCGCTTCCAACGGCAGTTCGATATCAAAATCTTGCAAGGTATAAGGACTCTGAATCGTAACGGTTGTATTAACTCCGAAAGGTGGATTGCTCGTTACATCACGCATGTAAGCTACATCGCTGATCGGAAGTTTGCTCATAAGGGTCTGAATTTCCAGTCTGTTTGTCAGTCCTTCGATTTCTTGGATCAACAGGGACGTTCGATAGAGCAATGTGTCATCGGCCTGCCCACTCAAATCAAAGTTTTTAGCCCTATGGTCACGGTAGTTTTGAACTTCTTGTTCATCGCTGCCTCGGGCCAACCGATATGAGAACTGATAACCGGTCGATGGCAAGACATCGGAAAGACTATCAAGTCCAAACTCAGGCGGACAGTAATCGACATACAGGCTGTTTAGATCTATTGTGGTGGCGAAAGTTTGATCTGTTTCGGGATCTCGCACCTCTACATCATAATCGGGTGTATAGGAAATGCCACGTAAATAAATTAGCATGTAGGTTCTATCCTGCGTCAAGAATCGCTCGGTATCATATTTTTCTTGCAGACACCGATTGAAAATCATGTTGATTGCTTGACCCTTTCTGACAAATCTCGGTGTTGCCAGAATTTGTTCTTCTTCACCGGTCATTGGACGAATATGCAACGTGCCATTTTGTGGTCCATCGTCTCCATCATAGAAAACCCCTCGCGAAGGAAGTTCGATGGGTTCATAGATAGCTTGGTCTTCGATACCCTTGATAAGTTCTTCAAGACGTTCGCTACCAGTAACACGCAAATTTGAGCTTTGTTGATGTAAACTTGATTGTCTCTTGACGGCCATTCTCCTGGTTTCACCAGGATTGACGGGCGGGACATTTCCCGCTTCTTTTTTGGCACGAACTTTTGCAAGGGCTTCTGCAAACTGGGGCGGTGCTTTTCCTGTCATTTGAATGTTACCCTCGTTTATCTCTCCTTCGGCTGCAACATTGGCTCTCATTCTAGCCATTTCTTCTAAGGCGGCACGATTTGCCGCTGGGCCGTCTGTTGAGGACTCGGGAGAACTCTCCGATGCTGCATTGAGTTCGGCTGGATCTATTGGCTTTCTTTCTGGTTTAAAGGTATCTTCCGGCATATTGCCTCCTTTTGAAAATTCGAATCACGTTAATCTTATATGAGTACAGTGGACCTAAATCTAAACAACGTCGAGGAAGTTATCTTTCGGGATAAAAAGTTGCAAAATCTCCTGCCCGAATTTAAGGATTTATTCAACCAATGGAAGTTCGCCATGACCACCCCCGGATTTGGGGCCTTGGCAAAACGGACCCGGATGGATTTCCTAAACAAGTTGACACCGGAGCATCTGAATATCCTTCAAAGGTATTTCGGATCTCAAGTATTGGTAGACAAAATGAATTACCATACAATCCTGAATTACCACTTCAATTTAGAGGAAGTTGACACTGAACTAAATAGAGTGGAGGGATTTCAGAACTTCAGTGTATTTAGGGATGAAACTCACCTCTATATATCCTTTTGGCGATGATTTTGGGGGAAAAATGATGACATTATCACTCGGCACTCTGCTGCTTTTTGGTTGTGCGGTGATCGGCTTTACGAACATTGTAGTTGATCCTGCCACGATTTTTGAGCCTATACGAAAGAAAGTAAAAGCTTGGGCCGAAAATGGATCAAAACTGGCCCAATTTTTCGACCATATGTGGGCCTGCTATCAATGCACTGGGTTTTGGGTAGGTATAATTTGTGGTTTCATTTTAATTAGTTGGAATCCACTGATCGTCTTTGCTTGCGGAGTCGCTGGCAGTTATATAGCGACCTGGGGTGCCACACATTTAACCTATCTTGAAGCCCAGTCAGTTATTTTGGAGAAATAAATGACTCAGTATCACAAACTGCATTGTGAAATTTGCAATTGGACAAAAGTAACTGATGAAACCGGATTAAATCTCTATGAAGTCAAAAGATCGCCCGTACCCGCAGGTGTACCTTACTTAAATGAAAAGGGGAAGATAGTTACACCCAAGTCAATACCACAACCCAGGAAATTTCGTTGCCCCAAGTGTGGTCGGATTCTGGGTGTGAAAGAGGCAGAAAATCCTCAAGAAAAGGTAGACCGATACCGACAAGAATTGGCTGCCGAAGAAGAACGAAAACAATGGGAGACTTTGGAAGAGGAGGCAAGAAAACGATATGACCAAGCAAGGCTTGAGTACGAAAAAGAGCAAAATCAACTTGATGGATATTAAAAAAGCTCTTCGTGATCCTAGATTTAGAAGTAGTTTGCCCGAAAGTTGCGATAAGGGGCTTTTAGAATACCTGTCGAATCCAGGCTGTCCCTGCAATATTCCTTTCTATCGAAAAATTCTTAACGAATGTCAGGAACAATTACAGAAATACTTCCCAGATCGGCAGATTACCAATGAAATAGAAGAAATCCAAAGGCTAGCCGAAAACCATTGGAGCGTTATAAATTGCAACATCAAAGAACTTGAAGCAAAATTGCATGCTCTGGCTCCCGGTCGCAAGCAAATAGCTATAGCCAGATTTGAGGATCAGGTTACCGTCATTGTAAACGAGTTGGACTACCTATAAGTGTTCTGCTTCGAAGCAATTCGTTACAACTCTGTATCATTTGTTCTGGATATTGGGCATATTTTTCTATTTCAATCGGCCACAGATCACCACCAAATCTTTTGGTGCCTAAAATCTTGCCATTTTCGTATAATTCTTTGGCTGTTTTGTAGTTGGATTGAGAATAATAAATGTCCCCTAACAAACACCAAAACTCAGCCATCAATGGTTGGTCGGCAATACAAAACAATATGTTTTGGGCCGACTCCTCGGCTTTCTTGAGAATGTACAACTGAACCCGTGCCAAATGATATCGTAGCATTACGGCAGATTTAGATTTTGAATCGAGAGAAAGATAGTGCTTTGCTCTAATCTCAAAAGATTCAAATTGTCCTTCTCTTAATAACTCCCAGGCATGGTAGTAATGAGGTTCGATTCGACTGGTGTTTTGTTCCCATCGCTCAATGAATTTCATCGCATTTGGATACTGCGGATCACCTCCCGACCAAATAATACCATCTTTTGATTTCGTTGCATTATTGTCTGTAAGAGTTTCATAAATGGGATTCGAGAAGTGTAAATTTCGCCAAAGCCGTATTTCGCGAGAAATAGCCTTTCCACGATAGACATCGAAATAACACGAACCGATTGCCTCACGGATCGAGTCATAACCCGATACAAGTTTCTCCCAAGGATGGATGTAGAAATTCCAATCGTCTCCCAACAAACGATTCCTTATAGAGGAATAATCTTCGACCTTCCAAGGCCCATAAATTTTGGCACCAAAAGCCTCACAAATCTCTATTGATTCATCCTTGCAACCAAGATCTGCAACCCTGATTTCCGCATCCAAAGGCGAGAGAGAAGCCAAGGCCTCTCGTATGGTGCTTTCATTGTTCTTGACCAACAGTTGAATCGTTAGCACGGAACTTTTCCTCGATAAGATGTTCAAACGCAGCAGCTTCGTGGTCCTTTCCTAGCTTTTCATACTGAATTTTAGTTGCTTTATAGCCTTTTTCTGACCAAGGGCTCTCTAATATACTCAGCAATGCGTCAATTAACGGCGATGTTGTCATAACTTACAAGAGTGAATGAAAGAATTGAACGGCAAGAAATTGTCTAATAAACAGTATATATTTAACTCTTGGTGACCATGGCAACAGAATATCTCAATAACAAAGTTTTCGAGAACATTATTTCCAAGTTCCAGAAGACCAAAAAGCAAAAAGCTCGTTTCGAGCTAATAATAGAAGACTTGTCCGATACCATTCAACGAAAACGTCGTCGGAAAACCGTTACCGAGGCAAATCGTGCCAAATTGAAAGCAAACAAACAACTCTATCAGCAAGTAATCTCGGATCACACAGTTACGAAAGATGACTTGGCCCTAGCCTTCCTTACTCTTTCCGAAAATCTCGTTCGATTTGCCAAATTCAATCTAATTGAACCCTCGGACGCAATCCAAGAAGGAGTTATGATCTGTTTCGACAAAATAGATCGTTTCGATCCCAGAAAAGGGAAGGCTTTTAACTATATGACAACCTGTATTTTAAACCATTTCAGGCAATTGTATAGGACAGCCAGGAATTATAATGAACTAAAGAAGCGGTATTTGCGTCATTTACAGATAGCAGAGAAAATCATTATTAAGAATGGTAAGGAAATGACTAATTGGAACCATGGTTATGGATTTTAAATGAGTTGATTGAGACTTTTAAGTGTGGTACAATTAGAATACACTAACCTGGAAGGTCAATGGGTAGTTACAATCTTACAGATTTATTAGAACAACAAGAATTGATACAGAAGTTGGTAGACAGAGGCCACGGAGAGCTAGTAGAGGCCCTCCTAGAGAACGAGAGCAAAGTCTATACGAAAAAAGGCAGACTCAATAAAAGTGGAGCTTGCCGTGTTCTTAAGTGGAAACCCAAACAATTAGAAGATGCTCTTGGTGAATGCCGTGAAATCCTAAGAAGCGAGTTTGACGACTAACTCTCCAAATAGGCTCTGTCGTATCGAAGTTGCAAATCGACGGTACAGTATTCACTGTTACCCATGTCGAGTTCCCCCCACTCTATGCTCTGGGGCCATGCATTCTCGTATACCCACGTCTCCAAAATGGTCCCACAACCATCGTACATTTCTAGTCGTGCTTCTGGTTTCTTCCAGGTACTCGGAGGAGGAGCAATCCAATCCCCTGGCCGGGGGTCGTATTGCAATTTCAACCACTCGTAAATAGGATTTTGTTTTGTTTTTAAATCATAAAGAGTAAGTGGTACGGGCTTCCATTCTGGTTTTCCAGCAAAGTAAATGGTCTCATTAAGGTGTTGGGCTTCAATTTCCTTGAACGAAATGCTCGGCCTAGCAGATTTGCTCGGCGGTAATGCATCTATTCCATCCACGGAAATACTCGGAATTTTAAGTTGCCAACGAAATCTCCGCTTAATACAAAACGAAACATCGCCTATTGGGCCTAGACCCATGTCAACCATGAATACCTCGATTTATATGATTACATTAGTTCTGGTGTCAGGAAAGTTTCCAGCCGATGCAGCAGATTGTGATTCGCACGGTGTACAACATGCAGCAGGAACAAATTCTGGACATAGTGAACGATAGGACACTTGTGAATAACGTAGTGTTAGTTCAATAGTGCATTCTTCCGAATTAGCATAGTCGAGATCTCCCCATTGTATTCCGGTCGGCCAGACATCATTCAATATCCATTCTTCGACCGGTTCCCCACATCCATCGTAAAGCATGAGGATGGCCCGACCCGCGTAATCTCTACGAGAACTACCCATTCTCAAACGAATAGGATCAGTATATTCATAGACTGTTGCAAGCCAAGTATACAGTGGCAGATTATCTATAACGTTCGCTAGATCATAGTAGGTGACAGTGATCGTTTCCCAAGTGCCTTTTCCTGGAATCCAGGTCTTGCCGTGTAAGAAATTGATTTCCGTTTCTTCTATCGAAATGTTAGGACGTGCAGCGAGCTTCACGTAGTCCTTAGGAACCGTGAGCCCTCCGCAAATATCGCTGATCTCTAAGGTATAGCGGAACTTTCTCTTAAAAACAGCATTGTCAAATCCGAGTTTACCCAAACCCATATTTATCATGATGAGGCACCTCTTGAAAGAAATGAAAGGCCTGCTTTGCCGCAAATGCGGCAAAGCAGGCAATAAGTCTCTAAACGCTGCAACCCTCGCAGCAGTTGCGGATTGTGCCACCGCATCGTGGGCTGTATTCGACTTTTCCGTAACGAAGCGTTAGTTCAACCGTGCATTCTTCAGAGTTTGAATAATCTAGATCTTGCCAGTTGATCGCTTGTGGCCACATATCGCCTAGCAGCCATTCCTCCAAGATAGTACCACAACCATCATACAGGTTCAAAATTCCTAGTCCTTCATACCCACTTCTAATGGTGGATTGTTTAAGTCCAACGCTGTCTGTGAAGTCATAAAGGGTGGCGATCCAACCCCATAAGTCTTGATTTGCTGCCCCCGCAACATCGTAGTAGGTAACCGTAATCGTTTCCCAAGTGCCCTTTCCTGGAATCCAGGTCTTGCCATTCAGGTAGTTAATTTCAGTTTCTTCGATGCTTAGGTTGGGCCTTGCGGCGAGCTTAACAAAGTTCTTCGGAATACTTAGACCACAAGGGCCGTAAATTTCGAACGTCCATCTGAACTTTCTCTTATGGATAATACTTGGGCCGCCTAGTTCTCCCAATCCCATATCTATCATGGTTATCTCCTATTGTGTACTAAAAGTTTTCAGCGGTTTCGGTGAAACTTCCAGTCCGGTGAATACTAAACTCAATGAATATAAATTCAACCGCTCTTGTAGGTTGCACCCCAATTCTTGCTCTAAATTCGTTTCTGTCAATCACGTCAGGAGTGTTAAGCTCCTCATCCGCTTGAATGATATAGTCAGTCAGGCCACGCCCGACCTTTACTTCATCTAGGACACGGGAAGCAAGTTGCACAAAGAGCGTTCGGAAGATTTCATCGTGAGGATCGAAGAGCAGGGCTCTTGAATCAGCACGGATTCTCTTTTCAATCACGAACATCATTCGACGCACGTTGACCCGATCCAATGCGGTTGGTCTACGTTGTAAAGTTTTTTGACCCCAAACCAGGAAGTCCTGGAAGTCAACAAACTGAACAATTGGATTGACAGCATTTCGATTTCCATACATAGTATCTCTCTCCTCCAAAGTCGGTCGAGAGAATACATCCGTGATGTTGGGAACGATACCACGATTCACACCTGCTGGAGCGAACCATGGTTCTGCAAATTGATCGTTCCTTGCGTAAACAGCCATGACAGAGCCGGATGGCGGAACCCAAACATCAACATTGTTGTGGGTATCCCGGAGTTTCAGCCAAGGCCAGTAAAGTGCGGCAAAATCGCTATCGAAGCGTGTGCTATTCAATGGGTGTACGCCATTTTGCCACTGAACAATTTCTTCGACAGTCAGACCAAACGGCGGATCGATGATCGCCATGCAATCTTGTCGATAGTTTTCACAGAGGTCAATCAAAGCCAAAGCCACTGCTGTAGATGTATGTCCTGGAACAGCGATAATATCGATTTCGATCTGTTCCGGTTCGGACAAAGCATACATGCCGGTGTAACCAAGGGCACTTCCGATAATCAAGGCGTCCTGATCGTCTGGATCTGCTGGAATGCCATCAGTTCCCCCACTCAGGCTGTAAGTGCCATCGAGTGGTGGTGCTGGATTGTCCGTGTTGTCCTCTGCACGAATATAATCAGAAACAAGGGACAGATATGTTTCAACGTAAAATCTACTCGCTTCATCTTTGGTCAATTGGCCCCAAGATTCCACTTGCACACTGTCATTGTAAACTTCCATTACGAATGAGCCTTCGCGAATGTCGTTTGTGATAACAACTTGGGTGTTATTTCCATCGACTCCCGCTGTATCAGCGGTCAGTGTGAAGGTTATGGCCCCGGTTGTGTTTTCGTCACCGATAACCAAACCGAGTGTCTGAATATTTGAAGCACCCGATACACCCTCAGGTGTGTAGCCTTCGGCTGTTTCGTAATCACCCAAAGCGGAAGCAACGTCAGTTGGATCGCTGTGGGGGGCATCAAATCCAAAGATGGTGAATGTGCTGCTTTCCGACTTCACAAGCAGTCGGGCAAAACGTCCATTGTGCAGAGTTCTAAGCGAGAGGTTGTTTCCAACGGCGACCGCTTCCCAACCACCGGGCACATCGCCCGCAGCGATTTGAGAATTGATTTCTGTTACAATGTCAGCCGTAGTGTTTCCAGAGATGCCCTCTAGGTCAGCAAAGTCGATTACCTGGACGACGTTGTCAATATTGACATTGTCTGTTCCATCGATAACAACCTGAAGGTCTAGATCGGTCAATCCGGTAAAGTCCCACATTCCTGCTGTTTGATATCCATCGTCAGGATATCGGTCTTTGCTGCCGGTATATTGAGCCTGAGTCATGCCTTGACCAAGACCAACAACGTTATCAAGAATGCTACTTCCAGCCGGGGCAACCAAAGCTCCACCGACGAGCGAATCTTGAACCGACATAAATTCTAGGGACGCATCAGGACCATACGAAAAAGTCGTTCGCACCCCTAAACGATTGTCGCCAGTGTAGAAAAATTCAATACCATCGATGTCAGTCTCAAGCTGGAGGTTTAGATCCTCTGCCAATTGAGCAGCAGAATAACCACTGGCTACAACGACTGGGTCATCGTGATCTGCATCTGCGAGAACAACAAGGACTTTGGAGGCCAGGACACCATTTAGTCTCCACCTGAAAAATCTTGCTGTCGCAAAGCTGTAATTACCGGCAGTATCAGTCGTGATTATGATTTGGCCACCGGCTGATGGAACATCAACTTCGGCGGTTTGGGCACGTTCATGACTTACTGCGTCTTCGTCACCTACGCGAACAACAAACAATTCGTTGGCGACCAACAAATACTGTTCGGCGGCATAAATGAGGTACGGGTCACCCGTTTCAGGATGCGGATACCCAAAGACGGTGTTAAGCATTCGCTTAGAACTAATCATCGTAGGAACATTGATAGGGCCTTTAGATGCAAAGCCCACCAATCCTGCTCGATGAAAGGACTGTTCCGGTGGAATGAAACTTAAGTCTTTCTCAGTTATACGAACAGATGGTGATATTGTGTTGCTCGGCGGAAATCCTCTTAGAATCGCCATTTTTTTAATCTCCCTTGTTCTTCTTGTTTGGAATGTACCTTGTCGAAATTAGACCCTTTTGCTCTAAACGATCAATGTACTCTGTAACCTTTTCATCTTCTAGTAAACAGACATTGTTCTTAGCCCCGACTCCGGGAAGGTTCAAAGTCGTGAAGGCTCTAGGAGCTTTTCGCGACCTTACTATTAACTGGACTGGACTACGACTCTTATTTCGGACTTCAATCATTGTTCTAATTCCTCAACAGCTTGTTCCAGTCTCCCCAATGTTTCTGTTATCTCCTCAGGTTCTACTTCGTTGAAAAAATCAACCCGAGTTTTTAACACTGCTTTCTTTCTTACTATTGGCTGTGGTATATATGTTTGAGCCGTCATATTAAACTGATATTTGATAATTCTCAGTTTTTGGTCTCCCGGTTCGAAATTTATGTTATTAGCAATGGAGTCTAAAGTTACAATAACTTCCCATTGAACACCTCTTACGTTTATGTATGCGACAGGACTGAATTTTGGGATGATTTGTTCCTCTATCTGGTCCATCACGGACTGATATAGCGTCCAAACAAGCAAGCTATAACTGACATTCATCGGCAGTCCTCTTGCTACCCCAAAGACTGTATCTCTTTCGTACTTCTCACTCACTGTAAACCCTGGTTTTCGGTCGGGTCGCATGTCGTTCATGTAATCCACGGCCTGATGATAGATGTATCGGGTTTGATCGAACTGATGTTCAGTGGAGTGAATCGCCATGATGGGCAATCGAATCCGATCTACCACCAAGCTATTGTCCTTTCGCATATTATCGGCCAGGATGTATTGAACAGCACGCTCCTGAGAAGCCCACAAAATCGGCACGGGATGCAACTTGCCAGTTTGGTCGTCGCTGACAACAACGTTTTTAAAGAGATCGACCATGGCTTCGTTCGTTCCACGAATCGCTTTGGGATAACGATAAACAACATCTCGGTTTGGCTTTTGGGGATCTTCGTAAATTTGTCCCGTCTGCATAGGATCGCAAAGCCCACTTCGCCCTAGACCATACTTTTTATTTGCAGCCTCACTTAACCAGCCCATATCGGGTCGGCTAGCGACTTGTTGGAGGGATGGAGTCCCCTCAGGAAAATCACACTGTTTTGGCGGGTCGTCTCTGTTGCGTTCTTCTTGAATCGGGCTAATGTCATTGCACTCATTCAGACCCTTGATTTGATGGGTCCCAGGATTTACTGGTTTCCGACTCATAATATTTCCTCAACCTAAAGTAGATATTCAAAATTTGTCGTTTCTCACTGAAATAAATATGGATATGAAACCCTACAAAATAAAGAAGAAGGCAGACTCCATATCTGTCAAGTACATTCCATTTTCTCCGAAGTTACCTAAGCCCAAGCTACCTAGAAAGCTGTTCACGAAGGTTCATGAGGCCAAAAACGCTGAATGGACGTTTAATTGATCTCAAAGTCTGGTTTTTTCTGGGTTACATTACCCTCGCCAGTTACAACGCTTTCTTGGAACCGCTGACAGTAAAGCTCTAATCGAATTTCGCCCCAAAGCTTATATTCGCCAGTATTTCTTTGGATAATGACCCAATCCTCACGCTTGTGTGGAGTGTGGATGCGTGACCCAATTTTTGGCGGGTGGCCTACCGCATCCAGAACAGCCCGATAGTTCAATTCCATTTTCAATTCAGTCGGAGCATCAATCCCGAAATGATCTTGCTGATTTTCGGAAGGAACTGGTTCGTAGAGAGCCCAAAGCTGCACTGGCACTGGAGACCAAAGTTTTCCTGGATCTTCTCTGTAAAGTCGGTCAATCGTGCTTGCCTGTATAAAGACTTCGTAGTAAAAAACAGGGGAACCACCCATTTCGATGATCTCTTGATCCCAGAGATTGAACAAACAGTGTTCGGGATTCTCAGGATCGAACTGTTGAATACTTCCAACAGCTTTATAAGGTTGTCCATTACTATTCAGTAGCATGTAGGTATATAGTTTTGATGATAAAAAACAAAGATGGCACTTCTTATACTCTTAGCAAACCAAACAAACTTGCAGCGACACAGTTGAGGTGGGATTTGGAAAGAATGATCTTTCACAATTGGCATTGGGAGGAAATCTTTCAAGAAAAGCTTGAGGATATTGCCGAAATCATAGAGAGCGAGAGAGAAAAGGAAGATTTCCAAGCAGAGACCATCGCTATCATCGATGAAATGCCGGAACCAAAACCGGAACCCATCATCGCCATCGACAAAAAAGAATCAGAACCCGAACCAAAAATTCAAGAAGAGTTACCTGAATTGAAGAACGTTATCCTTTTCCATTGTCTGCCCGCCCGCGTGAAGCAAACGTATGATGATCTTTATGGGGAAAACATAGAGAAGGTGGAGTATGGTAAAAAATTTATCTTTCCAGGCATCATTCTCGCAAACGTGGACCTAATGATGCGTTTTTGGACCAGTGATCCACATTCGCAAATTGGCAAACAATCCATCGTTTTTCCATACAGGTATAAAGATGGCCCCAAACTCAAAGAATTTCGCTGGTGGCGGATCACGCAGAAGATCCCCAAAGAAGTGGGATTTATTTTCGAAGGAATACCGTCTAGCTTTCAACCAGATTTCTCAGACTAATCAAAGATTTTTGGTGATGGCTTGGGATTTAAAACTTCCGTGGTGATTTCGGCTTTTATACCTAGCTTGCTAAGTTCTTTCTGATAGTTTGCTACCGCCCTAAAGAAACCGGCCTCGTACAAATCAGCCACCAAACGACCAAACCTTTCCATATCTTCCTTAGTTTGCAGAGCGGCAGATATCCGTTCTATGATCGGCTCGTTCTCTTTGTATTTGATCGGGAGGAGATTGGCGACATACTGCTTCAGCACAAGTCCATGTGGATTTGACAAGTATTGCATCCAACCGGACAAGTCTTCACTCATTTCTTCTTCCTCTTTTTCTTGGTCCAATGTTTAATGGGCCCTTCTTTCGGACTTACAGCCGTTTTGCCGGGAGCCCCCCACCAATTCCAGTCTTCCTTAGGCTTTTGGGAGGGATCGTAGACGACTCCAGTGCCAACCATTTCGCCCACCATCTCTAACCAAGTTTTAAATTCTAGTTTTTCCATACTTTATTTAGCAAAAAAGCCCGCTTTTCGCCTACGGCGAAAAGCGGGCTTCATTCATAGATACCTACATGAGTACCACCAGTTGCTACAACAACACCTTGGCAATCAGTAGGCCATCACAGGACGCAATGTCAAGTCTTTCTTGCTCAACCACTTCCTGTGAGTCAGATGTCGGCCATGCTGATCCATTGAATAAGTCAGAATTGGGACCTCGTCCTAATCGAGAAAAGGTACGAGCCCAAATTCGCGAGTATATCCTACACATGCTGGGAGCCCCGGCCCTCAAGCTAGAGTTGGACGAACAAAACATCAATTTTTGTATCGATCAGGCACTTAAAATATTTGAGGATTATGCTCCTCGCGAATATTTTCAATACTATACGTTCCGTACAGTACCAGGACAGAGTGTCTATGAAATGCCACCTGACGTAGGACTAGTTCGGAATGTGTTTTACAAGGAACAGGGCACCTTTGCTTTTCAAGCATCGGACTTAGATGGAGCGATCCCAATCGAGTATTTCTATCCCGGTGGAAGTTACGCCAGCATTCAGGGGGGTTTGATAGACCCCATACAGCCCATTTGGGGCAGGATGGGAGAATGGGTCCTTTATAAACAATACGAACAAATGTATAGTCGAGTATCCTCTAATTTAGGCGGATGGGAATGGCTTGGTGGATTCAAGCACATCAAGATTTATCCAATTCCGTATACAACGCACCAAGTTATTGTTCACTACTTGCAAAAATTAAAAGACTGGAACGAAGTCACCCAGGCTATGCAGGAAGGGGCTTTGACCTATGCCAAGGAAATTCTTGCAAGGATACGCGGTAAATACGCTAACCCGCCCGGTCCCGGTGGCGGCATCCAACTAGATTGGCAGGCTCTACAACAAGAAGCGAAAGACGAAAGAGAGAGATGGTTTTCTGATCTTATTGAGAAGTTTGGAGACCTTCCTTACATATCTCTCGATTAGACGACTTTCCTCAAATTATTTTGGACTAAAAAAATAACCTCCTTACTAATCTTCAGCCAATTACGCAGAAGGAAAACAACAGCAAACACGCTAAATATAGCAAGAGGAAATTCAAGAAATGGCTGAAGACCAAGGGCATCCTGCTGGAATGAACTTCAAAGAATTTATCAATATAGACGAAAACACAAGCATTACTGAACTTTTCAGTGAAGCCACAACTGCTACGCGGTATAGTGTGGAAGTCAACTATCGCAGCAAAGTCAAAGAAGTTTTAGAAGCTTATGCGAAGATCGTTCTTGGATACGTGAGTGCCGCTCTCAAGCAAAACGATTATCATGTCAAGCAAGTTTTCGATGAATCTCCCATGAGGATCATTGTTTCCACTAGAAATTTTGACGACGGAGAGTGGACTGGGATCGTTCTCTTCAATCCTCACAAAGAATGTTTCATAGTAGCAAAGGGATTCTACAACAAAAACAGAAAGACCGTGTCCATCCAAGGCAGCAAGAAATGTGATGGCGACTCCGCTGCGGAGATCACGAAAGAAATCCGCAATGTCATGCACAATCTCAAGGGCAAGAAGGATCGCTATCGCGAAAAACTTCGACCGGTTCCGCTCAAAAGAGGCCCGAAAAGATGAATTTTAGGAAATGGTTAGCCAATGAAGAGAGTGGCTTTCATACGGGCGGCATGATGGCTACAACTAAGCAGGGTTACGATCAAAATCTCCAGGAACCCGAAGGATTGGCATATCGCAAACCTGTCATTCCAAAGAGGCAAACTTGGCTAGCCAAGAAAATAGCTGCTTTGTTTGGAAAGAAGGAGGAAGCGGGAGCCCCCAATCGGGCTGCACCATCTTAATGAGGGAATACATCCCTGCTGAAAAACCTAATACCACACTTATCAAAATGAATAGCGGGGTTGTGCCTAGCCAGCGGTCTAGAAAAATTCCTCCTATACCCGGCAACGAGAACATACCGCAGATAGAGGTGATTCTAGAAACCCAGGACATGGCCTCGGCCAAATTTGAGGCGTCGGTTTTCTTCAAAGTACGGCTCCTTCGTATTTCCAATCGTGTCGGATTCGCCACCCAGTTTTAGATGGATAGAAGATGATCTGTCGGATTTCGTTCATATTGGGACTATCGGTTATGCAGTCGTTTAGATTGATATTTTGACCATCCCAATCATAAACCCTGGCTCCGTGCGGAAGCGGCCAAAGGAAAGTCGCTATATCCTCTATGTATTTGAACAATTCTCCCGGATTCTCTTTTGTTCCCACCAGATTGACTTGATTTTTTTCCACCCATTCGGTCGCTGCTTTGCATTTCGATTGATCTTTATCTGGAGAGGTTACATCTCGAATTGTCAGATGCTTGACATCGTATTGCTTACATGAGGCCTTAAGAGCAACTACTTCATCGATGCAGTCAATACCTCCTTTTACCGAGGTGACGTTAATACGGACATCAAAATCAAGATCTCGCAGGAATTGGACCGTATCCCAAATCACGAACAACGGCTCTTTAGAACCATGCCGCATAATTTGGGCATTACGAAAACTATCGTAATGTGTGATAGAAAGACAAATCAAATTAAGACCTAATTTTCTCCACTCACGAAGATCGTCCTCCATTTTTTGAAGTCTAATCCCATTTGTTTGAAGTTCCACAAAGGAGAATGGGATATCATCCATGATAGGATTCGCCCATAAAAACCGTCCACAGCGTCGGGTAAATCTTCCAATCTGCCACAACTGATAAGGCCAGAGTATCCCGTTCAATCGGTCCAGATATTGGAATACCGTATCCGGGTAAAGTGTCGGTTCCCCTTTGCCCGTAAAGAGAATGGTCTGGGCATTACCCTCTTTCGCCAACAATACGAACTTCTTAAACCTACTCCAGTTCGGGGTGGCGGGCATCTTCTCGATTCCCGTCATCTTGGAAATGCAATAAGGACAGGAAGCATTGCATTTCGCCCCACCGGTCATAACGGAACAGGAGAAGATTTCCATCAGAATGGCGGCTCCTTACTTTCGTGAATATGCCCACAATCTTGGCATTTCCATCGAAATACAGCATTCGGATCTCGCACAAGAAAGGTATTCAAATAGTTGCCAAGATATTTGATAAGGACAATCAATTGTTCGGTTTCAAGAGTAGAATCCGACTGTAATTCACAAGGTCTATCGCAATATTCGCCCAGACATTCGATTTTTTGCTTCCTGGGAAAAAGATCACCATTAGCGATTTCATCTTCACATTCGTCACTCCCAGGACATTGAGAGCGGCACCAGTTACAGACAAAGAATCCCTTGAGGTCAACCTTCGGAGGCCCATTCCATGAGTTTTCTTGAGATGAGGGGCAATGCTTTTCGGAGACCATCTTCATCCTCAAAAGGTCTTAGTGATAGAATTTGTTTGAGTCTTTTGGGGCCGATACCTTTAATTTTAGCTAGCTCGTCTTCTTTTGCTTCGTTCAATCTTGCTATCGGTTTTGGTATGCTTGGTGGCTCTGGTTTGTTTGGTTGTTCGGGCTCTGGTTCGACTAATTCGCCTACGTCTAGATTTCTTTTTTTCCAATCTTTCCAACTTGGCAGCATTTTTCTCCTTTTGCTTTTGTCTTTTCTCGCAGGCTTTTTGGGCGGTTTCTTTCTTAGTATGTTCGCTGATAATCTCCCAGCATTTATTATTATTTAGTTCCTCAGCGTACCATTTATCAGCCCATTTTTGCTTCTTCGGGGCTTGCTCCCCATACCTTATATGAGAAAAAACTACCCGATATTTCCCGCATTTCGTGCCCCAAATCTTGCGATCTGCCACTATCGTTTGGTCCTTTCGACAGCGTTTGTTCCAGACCAGGGGTTTAATCATGAAATAGTGCCTCCATTAACTTGATCCCTTAGTTTGAGCAGAAGTTGAATGTCGTCCCATGTGTCCTTTTTCGCTTTGGGATTGCGAAGCAAGTATGAAGGATGATACCACACCAAAAACCAATAGCGGCTCCCAGTCTCATAAACTTTTCCTCGCAATGGTCCCAACGCTTGTATTTCTCCCAGAAAATTCTCTGCCGCATATTTTCCAAGACAGACAACAAACCTCGGATTTATTATTTCAAGCTGAAGATCAAAGATCGGCCTGCAATTCTTGATTTCTTCGGGTTTGGGATTTCGATTGTCAGGTGGCCAACATTTCAAGACGTTCATCTTTCTCAGGGTCCAAACCTCCACTTTCCAAAATGTTGTCGAGCAATTTGCCTGCCCGACCCACAAAGGCTAATCCCTCTCTATTCTCGTCACGACCTGGAGCTTCTCCCACCAACACAATATCTGCATCGGGATTTCCTGACTTCGCTAACTGATTGTCTTCCTCGTAATTTATATTGTCAAAGACAATTTGTGTTCTGTTAGCAACTAATTCTGGACATTTTTGACATTCACAAACTTTTGCTTTTAACAATTTAAGCATTTCTAGTTTTGTCATTTTGATTATTCCTGCTTAAACGGTTTACCGTCATCTTCTTTCCAAAATCGTCCATTCAAAAAGACAAATTCAGTTCCTAATTGAACAAATGCCTCATCACCACGCTCATTGAAATATCGTGTGATAACATTAGGAGAATTAACTGGTCCATTGAGGGAAGGAGTAATTTTTACCTCTTGTGAAACATATAACTTATCTTTGTTGCCATCTGCATCAATTATGGGTATAATTCTCACTTCGTTTTGCATGAATCGTTCTCCATCTTTTTATTTATAGCATCTACTAACTTTGTCATAGGACGCAAGGTATCAACAGGCAATACATAATTTAAGTGACCGTTGCCTTTGCGTCCTGGTTCTACGTTGCATTTTTCGACATCTTGCTTTAAGGCAAATCCTGTCATAACAACAATTGCGGACTTCTTCTCTCGATTTTCTTGTTCAATATATGCACATACGAAAATGTCTTTATCAAGAGGAATCTTCTTTCCCCATTCATTTGTGTGATATATCAACACATCCTCACGGTATCGCATCGCACATTTCATATCAGCTTTATATCCGAAAATTAAATTGTCTTGCCGATCTCCACCACGCTTATATTCCGTATCAACAGGCAATCCAGTTAATTTACCAAAAGCCATTTGTGCTAAAATGCCAGTTCGGGCAGGTTTGTATTTATCATCTTTTGTTGCTCCTAAACCTGCTCCATAAGCCCCTGGTTTCGAGTTTCCCCAAAAATTACCTCCTTGTGAGGCTCGCTCGCATTCTTCATATTCTTGCCCCTCGACTTCTACTACAATACATTCTTTTTCTCTTCCATTAAATTGCCGTTTCGCAATTTGTGGCTGAAAAATCTTCGTTGGATGATACATTAAAAATCCTTTCATTAAGAACATCCTTGATTATACATCCACTAGGATAAATTAGCAATTCCATTTTTGTTCTTGTCAGCCGTTCGCCTGTCTTCTTATCTTTCAAGGCTGTAATGCTATAATTCACTCCATCAATTTCTTCGATAAATGCCCAATTATATAAATCCCTAATTTCTGGACAATCATCATAAGATAAGACCCATTGATGTTTCGTATTTTTTAATGAAGTAGCCAAACGATGATGGTCTTCCTCGGTGAAGCCATGTTGATATAAGTCATTGCCTTTCACAAAATACGGTGGATCGAGATAAATTACAGCATCGTTTTCGGTGTCATCAATAACATCAGCAAAATCCAGGCAAGTGCATCTGTTCTTTCTAATTGAAAGCCCAACCATTTTTGTATGAAGTTGGTCAATTTTCTTGCAAATATAATCAGGCGACCAACGACAATCAATTGGATACTTAACTTCATCAGTCATACCACGTCCAGCAATATTTTCTTTTTTTCGCCCACCGAGCGGGCCACCTGACATTGTGCCAAGACCTGAATATGAAATTTGATGGATTGCTAATTTCATAAAACCATATTGAGCGATTTCTTCGGCAGTTTTGGGTTTTGTTGGATTTTCCGCAGTAAGTTCTGTTTTGAAATCATCAAACTTTTTCACTGATGGCGTGAATTTATTAACCAATTTTTTCAAAAAGTCAGGATGTTGAATAACGGAAGTCCAAAGGCAGGAAATGCCTAAGTCATTATCATTGATCCATAGTTTCTTAATCAATGTATTATCTTGAAGAACTTTCAATCCGATACTGCCACCACCAAAGAAAGGTTCTCGATATTCAAGATTATGTCCGTTTGCAATTGTGTCTAACCGAGCGGCAATTTGATTTCTTAATTTACTTTTTCCGCCTGGATACCTAAAAAAGCTCATTGTCATGGTTCTCCTAGTTCTTATTATATTTGTTTTATACTTCTGTTGCAACGGCAACTTCTAATTCCTTAACTGAAAGAAATTGTCCTTTCTCGTTGCGTTGTATTTTTTGCTTTTTCTTACTTTCTGATATTTTCTTACGAGTTTCTTCATTCATTGGCTTTCCCAGACGGCAATTCCTACGTCCGTTGTATTTTTCATTGATCGCTTTAAATTCTTTTGAGTCCAAAATTTGTTTCGGAATAAATGGATTGACCGAGATTATTTCAACTCGACATATTTTACAGATGTTGTTTTTCTCGCCAGTCGTGTCAAAATGCAATTTGATTTCTTTAAGATGAGGACGTAACAAAATTGCTTTGTCTTCACCGCTCGCTTGTAATACGTCTTTGCAAAGAGTTTCAATGGTCGAAGCCATTTTCAATAAATGTTCTTTGGCACGACGATATTCTGGCACTAAAGAAACCAGATTCGCTTCTAGCACTTCAATTTCTAGTTGTTTATCCTTGATGAATTGTTTAACATCGGGGTCGTCTGCTATATCACTGAATTTCAAAATCAATTTTTGTTTTTCAGATTTTAGATCAGCGATTTTAGATTTTACCGACTGACTGGCTTCATCAAATATTTCTTGATATGTAAGCTCGAAATAATCAGCATTGGCATCAGTTGCCGTATATTTCCAAGCACGTTTTTGGAAATTCTTGGTCTTTTCTTCGTCGGTTTCGCCAGGAAGGTTTGTCAAAATAAATCGGTACATCTTCTGGGCGACTTCGCCGCAAAACTCATTGGCATTGGATGACTTCACTTTCTCACAAAGAGCGGTATAACTTTGTCCAAGCCATTTAAGCCAATTGTCGATTATTTCATGGATAACATCGGCTTTGACAGCACCACATTTATTACAGCGATAATTTTTTGACGGCTTCCATTTTGTGCTATTGGAGACATAAAGAATATCTTGACAATTATCACAGAACAAAAAACACTTCGCCCAAAAATCACCTAAATTAGCTCGTCGTAATCGTTTATAATCAGTTTGATTGTCTTTGAGGTATTTGTTTATTCTATCCCATTGCTCCACCGAAATAATGCGAATGGACGTTCGTTCTTCTTCGGTTAGAGGGACGACAACTATCTCGGTATTCAACCGAGCAGTTTTGGCTTTCGAGACTTGATTATCAATTGGATAACCCTTGTAGATTGAATTTGTTAATATGCACTTGATCGTCTTGGCACCCCACTGCGAACTCATACTTTTGATGTTTTTCGCATTCAAAATACAAGCAATTTCGTGCGAGGTTTTATAGTTTGGAGCATCAGCCAGATCAAAGATTTCTTTTATAATTTTGGCACGTTCGACATTGATGATTTCTGTTTTTCGGTCGCCTTTTTCCATTGACGGGGCAGACGTAAGCAACACCCAATTATGACCATCTTGAACCCATTGATCGTGATATGCTTCTCGCTTGCCATCTGGTAATTCTTTCCATCGCATCAATGCGTAATTGGCACGACTTCTGGTATTTTTAGGTGGATCAGTCCAGTGTCGTCCCTCACATTTTTTGTAGCCATCGTAAATGACCTTATATTTGAAGGTTCCTTCACGATTGAACACAATCCAGTCGTATCCATAAGCACACATTTTGCCAGGGCTAGATTTTTTCTCAATGGTTTTGCGACGGGCAATTTGAGTTCTATATCCTTTCTTTTCTATTTCGGCAGAAGAAGCCAGTTGATTTTGCACTGTTCTCATTGTTGACGCAAGATCGTTCATATCAACAATTTGTTCATCATTGGCAGTGATGATTTTTATATCCAACTGCTTCAAAGAGGTGATGAAAAACCCAATTTCGGCAGGATTTTTGAAGCCAATTCTATCGTGATCTCGATAAATGACATATTCTGGTTTGGTGGTTTTTAATTTAGAAATTAAATTTTGTGCTTCATCGAGCATGTCCCAGCGTGGTACGCCATTTAATGTTATTTCATCAATCATTTTCCAACCCATTTTGCTAATAAACGGATCAATTATCATGTCTTGATTAGACAGTTCCATCGGGTCAGAAACATTGGATTTTCTTCTTATTTTAACACAAGTAGTCATCTCCGAATTTTCCTTTTTGATACCTTATATAGAGTATCATTTACAGAAATTTTCAGAGAAAATCCGAAAATAATTTGACCTATAAAAGAACAGTCGGAGAAGGCAGAAAGTGTCTAAAAATACCTGATGCGGGAGTGGTTTAGACCAGAAGGGTCAAGATAGCCGAATAAAACGGCTAATTAGAGAAGCAAGGATTGCCCCGACCTAGAACAGTCTGAATGCGAAACTCAACAAGTTCCTTACACTTCTTGCACTTGGCTATCTTCTGCCCCAGTTGTTTTAGTAGATCTTTTTTCGTCGTCATACTTGTAATTTACCTTAAATCCATTTTCTTGGACGAAAAGGAGGGTGTTAAGCATGGAAGCTGGCATTCCCATGTCGCTCCAAAAACCAGATATGTAGTTTACGCTCATCTTTCCCAATTGGAAATACTCATTGTTGATGTCGGTGATTTCCAATTCGCCTCTGTCACTGATATTCAAACGATTCGCGATTTCATAGACATGCCGTGTGTAAAGATACAGCCCAGTTACCGCCCAATTCCCCTTAGGCTTTCTAGGCTTTTCTTCAATGTAATGTCTCTGGCCTGCCACCGTGTATACGCCAAATCGTTCGGGATCGGGAACTTCTTTTACAAAAATCGAGGCAAGCGGCGGATCATAGCCACGACGGTGATTGATTTCAAATATATCGAATTGCTTTTTGAAAAGGTCTTCGTAGAAATTGTCGCCCAAAATGACGGCAAAGGGATCGTCTTGAGTAAAATCTTCTGCCAATTTTAAGGCAGATGCGATGCCTAATTCAACATGTGCAACATCTTGAACCTTGTAGGTAAATCTCGCCCCGAAGTTCCATCCATCCCCCAGATTTTCGATTATAGATCCGCTGTGTTCCCTACTGGAAATGACAAGAATATCTGTAATACCACTCCGAATCAACGTATTGATCGGATAGAAAATCATCGGGACGGCTCCATCATTTCCCGAATACAAAGGACACAGATGTTTGTTGGTTGCTAGGGTCGAAGGTCGCATCCTCGTTCCATAGCCACCTGCTAAAATAACCCCTCTCATGTTTGCCCCCTAATTCAATCTAACGTCAGTTGGAACGTGATTAAGTCCCAATTGTTGCCATTTTTGTCGGCTCAAAGCCATATAGCCTTTCTTCCATACGTCAGGTACATACATGCGATCAGGATCGGTGCCAAAGATTATGTCGAACTGGGGAACCTCTTGGGGAAAAACCAACCAACCAAAATTGGCAATTTCATTTTCCAATTGTTCTCTGTCCCATTTGGCATAACCTGTTAAAATTCGAAAAGAGTCCTTGGAGATGACAATCTGATTCAATTTGTCGCTTGTCATGCTCCAATAGAGTCCCGGAAGAACTTCATCTTCGGAAAACTCGGGGCTTTTATGAATCGCATGCATGGGCCCAAATACAGGTCCACCAAAGTAGATCGAATCTTCCCGTTGACACTTGCAATTGGTATCGAGATCAGACCAGACTTCTTTCAGGGATTGTCCAATTGGCCTATTTAAGATAGCCCCCGTTACCAAGTCCTCGTCTTCTCTGAGAATCAGAACTAGGCTACGACGGAACTCGTCGGGCCGCCCAGGAGAGGCAATAAGTAACTGACCAACTCGGCTCATAGGTCTTCCTTTCTGACCTATTGTAGCTTAGACTTTGCTTTCTGTAAAGTTAGCCCTCTTTGATAATCTGTACTCCCGACATTGGATCTTCGTTCAAAAGTTTCTCTGTCCCATCTTTGGGGGATGTTGGAACCTCGTTAAGGGGCTGCGGTTCTGTCGGTGGGACTACGTGTTCTACAGTGCCCTCTGCGGTTACTTGATCCGGTTGATTCAAAATCAGTTTTTCTTCCATTTCCTCTTCCTTTGCTTCATTAAGCGGTTCTAGTTCGGCCTCAGGTTGGGTTTCAGGTCTCGATTCGGATTCTTCCGGTGGACGAACGGTCTTAACCAAAATGGCCTCGCGATTCCTTACGCACTGCATAAAATAATCGTCCCCGTCCCATTCTCCGCTTCCTGGCACCGTTGTGCCATCTGAATTGTATACTACAGGGCCAACAACCGTGACCGATTCTCCGGTCAAAACGGAGATACCCGGCTTGGGAAGTTCTAAAGTGGCTTTATTTCGATTGCGGAATCGATATAAGCCCTTTCCTTGAAGATGATGGTCCATAAGTGCTTTCCTTTCGGCCATCTTCTCATATTTTGTCTTTTTGCGTCTAGACGTAACGTGTCTTGTTGTCATGCTGACCTCATTTCTAGTTGTTAGTTGTGAATACGAAGCCTCCACAATGGCATTAAAAGAGTGACATTAAGAAAATATCACACTCTATTTATTAACCGAGGGTAAAAAATAACCCACTTTCGCCGTAGGCGAAAGTGGGTTTTTTCGATCCGTTCGGAAAGGAGGTTTAACACCTTACGGTGCTTTATTTTTTCCTGCCCATAATCTGAGCATCAAGATCGGTTGTTGCTTTTCTTGGATTCATCCAAAACTTTGGATATTGGGCACTGAAGTAAGCGGGCGGATAATTGGCACTCCAACCAGTACGAGCCCGTTGTTCTTCAGTCGCTTCCTCTCCCTTCGGGGAATCTGTTTCTTCACCTTGAGGAACATCTGCGGGTTCAGCGGCAGGTTCTTCACCGATTCTGGTTTGCGGTGCGAATCCGGGTTCACCCGGTTTTGGACCGATACCATCCCAGAATCTTTCATTTGGGTCAGCATTAACCATACGATTTACGCTGGTCCACCAGCCTTTTTCCTCATCTGTTAAAGTGGATTCCTTTTTCATCCCTTTGCCACAATTTTTGCCGGAACACTTCTTCTTGAACTTGGGCTCAAGATCTTCGTCTTCGTCGCCATTGCCGAGTTTCTTCTTCAGCTTAATCTTGATGTCCTCTTCACCCTCGTCTTCTTCTTCCTCGGGCTCTTCTTCCTCGGGCTCTTCAACATCAACATCGGGCTTCTCTTCAACATCAATGTCTTCTTCATCTTCTTCTTCGGGCTCGGGTTCGGGCTCTACGTCAGCAAGCATTTTTTTCTTGCCTTTCTTCTTTTTGGCCTCTTCCAGGGCTTCATCCTCTTCCAGTTCAGGATGGGAACCCATAACACCCAGCGAATTGGGAGTGCGAAGACCGAGGGGTGTAGGCCCTGCGGCTAGAAAGGATTCGTTGTAAAGTTTGTAATCTTTATAGGATAGCATTGATCTACCTCACTTAAGTTGTCGCGATAACTAATTTATATAGGAGGTTGCCATGAAAAAATGGACAATTTTACTACTAGCGTTATTGCTCCTGGTCCTCTGGATCAAAAAGACCCGAAATACCGGACCTCGGTATATATCCGAGGGAGAGATCGTCCAACCGGGCGAAATCAGCCCGATTCCTCCGGGAGTAGTTATCCCGGTTGTAAAGGAAATCAATGAGCGAAATTGGCAAATTCAGAGTGTTATATTCAGGGAAATCAAGCTTCGTTTCAAAGAAGGTGTGTTTAGTATTGGACTGCATGGCGATATGTTTTACGAGAAATCCAGGAATTTTCAAGCTGAACTTAGATCGGTTTTTGGAAAGGAACTGGAACTGGGTTCCAATGACACTTACTTTTGGTTTTGGTCCCGAAGAATGGAGCCTCCCGCGATCTTCTATTGCCGACATGATGAGATGCACAAATCTAGACTACGGACTCCTTTTAATCCCGTCTGGATTATTGAATCTCTTGGTTTAGGAGAGATTTCAACACAGGACGCTCAGGTAGAAATGATGGGCAAATATTGTAAGATTGTCCAAATGAGGAGAAGCACACTGGGAAAAATGGTCAAGAAAACGACCTTAATCGATTGCCAGAAAAAGGCCATCATTGGTCATTACATTCACGACAACAATCAACTAATTGTGAGTAGTGAAGTTGAAGAGTTTTCCCATCTAGATGGATTTATGATTCCGAAGAAAGTTTGTGTTATTTGGCATGAAGAAAAAGTCGTTCTTCACTGGGATTTTCTGGAACCGGCATACATCAAGACAGGAAGTCCGCGTCTTAACATCGATTGGAAAATGCCTCGCGGAAAATTGATGATCGACATGGCTACTTATTGAGCTTTCGTCTGGCGATCTGGGCTCTTCGCTTTCGTTCGATAGTTATCCGACTATCCTGTCTCTCGCTATTGGCCGATTTAAGAGCCTTCAACTGTTGCCGTCTCGATGGCACTCGATTGATTCCCCCTTTCGCAGGCCGTGGTCCAATTGTGGGTCTACGACCATGTCTGCGACCACTTCCACATCCACATCCTGGCATTTGCACCTCACAAGATTTTGGTTTCTTTGTGTTTAACTAATTTTCGCTGCGTGTTCCGGTTCTTTTTTAGACTACGACGCTTCACAAGACCTGAACGACCGCCCTTTTTTCCGCCGCCTCTACATCCACAACCCATTATTTTTCTAAGCCTCCCTTTTTCAGCCGTCGAAGTAGGTCTTTCTTTGCTTGGTGAATCGCTCTTTTGACCGTTCCTATAGGAAGATCTTCTTCTTGAGCAATCTCACTAATTTTCATTCCATCGAAATATTGCTTCATCAAGAATCTAGTTCGTCTTTCACTATATCCTCCCTCTGCAAGCATTGCCTGCAAAGCTCGATACATGAGTTCTTTGTGTTCATGTTCTGAAGCCAAAGTGGTTGGATCATCTTTCGAAGAGATGCTCGGAAGACCAAATCCGACTTTACCCATTTTCTTAGGGCTCATTTTTAAGACGGTTTCCCCCGGATCAGAAACGGTAGATATTTTTTGTCTACGGTAATAGTTGGCCATCGTATTGCGAATGACCGACCAGATCCAATTTTGAAAATTCTTGGGAGGGGCCTTTTCCATTGCTTGGATTATTCTTTGAATAACCTCTTGTGTAATATCTTCAGCATCTTGTTGGTTCTTGCTTTTTCGTAGAATAGCTGAAAAGATTTTTCTCTCCCACCTTGCTAGAAGATTCGCAAGTGCAGACCGGTCCCCTTCTTTTGCGGCAGCTACAAGAACTTGGTCCTCTGTATCTTCCGAAAATAGCGGGTCATCATTTAACCAGTCTCGAAAATCCATCATTGTTCCTGTTCTGGGGATTTGGGGGGAGAGAAAGGCTTGCTAATTCTTTCTCGTTGCTCCGGTGATGTTAAAGGGGAAAGTCCTCGTATCATTTGTTCTCTTTCGGCCTTTCTTCTTTTAGCTTCTTCTTCCGGTAGTCCGTACAGTAGATGTTTCAATGGAATCATTTCTGATACCTTGGCATATCCATGTGTCACAGGAATCTTAATTGTTTTAAGGGCATTCCTTCCTTTATCGAGCCAATTGTTGACCATACCTGTTGTCGCTGGAATAAATGGCAACATCGTATCTGTGAGGCTGTCAATCAAATCTTTTAACTCAAATATGGCAATAGCATTTCCCGATTTCCAAGGAGCTTTCTGTAATTGACGCAAGTAATCTCGTATATCATGGATAACGTTGTGTACAGCAACCGTTTGCTGTCTCGTTCTCTTGTCAAGTTCTTTTCTTCGCTCCACGATAGCGTCAAACATTCTGCTGTGTCCTCTTCCCAAGGAACTTCCTTCGCCGCGTCCCAGCTTCGCAATCTTTTTTACCCCAGCCAAAGCCTTCTCCAAATGTTCCTGGCTCCTTTGTGCCATTTGTGTTGTGTGCTTTTCTTGGCCTGCTGCCGAGGGCCTTTGCATCGGAACGATCTTTTGTCCTCGCACTTGGGGAACAGGAGGAAGAGCCCACAAGGGGATTCTAATCATGAGTTGATTCAGCCTGTCTTCTCTCCCCTTCCACAATTTATGTTCTTTGCTCCCCGGCCTATGTTTGTATCTTTGATTGGTTGCGTTATTCCAATCTTTTTTCATTTGTTGAAGCAGTGTGTCTACGGCTGCCATTTGTTCATCAAGCAATCGGTCAATCTCCGCTTTGTTTTTAAAGACGTTCTCATTAAGGGTTTTTTGAATATCATTCGGCAATTTGGCTATAACATTCGGTGCCGAACGCATAAAATCCTCTGATCTCTCTTTCCGTGCCTCATGCTCCAGTTTGTTCCATTCCGCCGCACAATGTCGTTGAGCCCCTCCTTCTTTTAGTCCCACCGATCTCATTCCAGCACTAATGTGTGGTTCGTATTCGCCCCGTTCATTTTTATTGAAACCATAGTAACAAAGCAATATCATTGCTTGTCGATAACCCTCATCCCCGGTCTGCTTCAACTGCTCTAATGCTCGAAATAGTAGTTCTTCTCTCTCCGATTGCATTAACTCTCTGTCGGGAATTTTGAATGGTGAGCGGCCAAAAGTCTCTGCCCCACCACCGGGTCGTTGGCCACCTTTGCCCGTTACGACGGTTGGGGCGGTTTCTCTGCCCATTACTGGATCTCCCACTCGACCCCGTCTAGCACCTCCAATACCAAGACCCGGCTCCCATTCTTCTCCTTCCTCGCCAGCACCGATTTCAGTCGGAACCATGAGGTGACCCCTCTTTTTTTCTCTCGCCTGTATTTGGGCAATCTGCTCTGGACTCATTCCCCGATATTTTTCGGCCTCTTTTTCAGCTTTCTCTTCGGGAGTCATTTCTACCGACTGAAAAAAAGGTTTTGCCCTTAGTTTTTCCTGAGTCCGAAGGATGTCGCTTCCACGCTTTGCTAGGAGAGGCATATATGCTGCTACACCTCGCTGAAAAATATCACTGATCGGCTTGTATTGTCCTTTTGATTTCTCGGTAATCTGTGTGAGTAATTTTTCAAACATCGGACCAATAATTTCAAGAGCCCTTTCAGGGTTGCCTGTTTTTCGTTCGGCGGCTGTCCTCGCTACTTCAAACAATTCCCCGATTACGTCCCTGGCTCGTTCTATGTCGTTCGCAAGTGCCACCGCATTTGGATATCGTTGTCGAGCCTCCTCGGGCATACCTCGTTCTAGTTGTTCGGGACTCATGGCATCTAGAATACTAACCGCCTTTCCACGTTGTTGGCTAAGTGTTGCCATCTTCTCCTCTACAGCCGCACGTTCTTGACGTGACAATTGCTTAGATGCCTCCTCTTTTAGCTGGGCATGCCAACGCATAGTATGGGCAGCATCGATATACTTCTGCTCATCTCCTCCTTGTTCCAGAAAGAGACAAACGGCTTCAACGACAACCCGCTTAATATCTTGAACGTTTTCTTCTAAGCAGAGCCATTCCCTAAACAACATTTGTATTACCTCACTGGAGTATATAGGATTTTCGTCTCCATTTAGTGAGGTAGTCGCCCGCTCCCGCATTGCGGGAGCGGGCGAGCTTGTTTATTGATTCTTAAGCCATTTATAGTATTCTCGGATTCCTGCTTTAATATCAAATTTTGGATTCCATTTGAGCTTACTAACAGCTTTTATGACACTGCATTCGGTGTGATTTTGGTAACTTTGTTCATAAGGATTTGGGATATATTCGGGAGAAATCTCGGTTTCCATAACCTCGTTCCAGGCTTCGACGATATCGTTGAATGAGACGGCTTTACCAAAACCGACGTTGAAAATACCGCTACCTGAATACTGGCTTGCCAACAGATTGATTTTAACTACGTCTTCGATGTAGCACCAATCTCGTTTTTGCTCTCCATCTGAGAACAATTTGGGGGATTCTCCATTCTTCATCTTTTGGTAGATCTGATATACCATACTGGCTCTTTTTCCTTTATGGCTCTCTCCTGGTCCGTAGACGTTGCAATATCTGAGTCCAATAATGTTTGCTCTAACCTCGTCGGAAAAATTCTTGGCGAAGCTATCGAACAGGGCTTTCGAAATACCATAAGTGTTGAGAGGCCTTATATAGGTCATGTCGTCTTCTCGATACGGGACACAAGCATCTCCGTAAACTGCTGTGGAAGAAGCATAGACAAATTGTCTGCATCCGCCCTCATAGGCCTTTCTAAATAGCTCTTTTGGGGCTTCAACATTTGCTCGACTCATTTCGCGAGAATCGTTATCTAAAGTATCGTTATTAGCTGCTTGATGGAAAACGATATCTAAACTTTTCACTTCTTTCCAGTCAATTCCGGTTAGATGGCAATTAAGCAATTTAACTTTGCCGGGCAACTTATTTTCTGTTTGGCATCCCGTAGCAGTTACCGAATGCCCCAATTCTACTAGAATTTTTACTAAATTTGAACCAATAAAGCCTGTTCCCCCCGTGACTAACACTCGCATAATTTCTCCCCTTTTTTAGCATTTCCCTCTGGCGTAATCTAGTCTGATTTGTTAAAATTGTCAATATGAATGATGTAGAAAAAACCCTTCTAGAAGAGAAACAAAGGTTCCTTTTGAAAATAATAGAGTGGGCCCAAAAGCATGGTAAGAAAGTCGAACTACTGACTATGAGTGAAATTTTAAAGGCCGCTAGGTGTAAACTCTAGGTTTATGTAGCAAAGGTTTGCCTTTGCGAACTAATTTTTCTCGCCTTTGCTGGCTCTTAGTACGTTCTTGTTTCTGAAGCCACTCTCGGAAATTCATACCCTATTTAGACATTAGGCGACTAGATATGGTTGTATGAAACCCATGAATTTTCGAGAGTTTGTTTATCAAGAAAAACCTCGACAGAATTATGCTGATATCGAGGTTGCGAATCTCTATTTTCACAATCAACTTAAAGTCAGGGAGATTTCCGAACTAACCGGCAGATCAATTGGTGAAATTTACAGGGTAATTCGCATACAAGGTGAACCAAATCGAAAACGGCGAGATCAAGGAAACGTAATCGCCCTGGCCGATTCGGGCCTTGGACTCAGAACAATTTCCGATCTTACGGGCTACACAACTAGGCATATTCGAAATATCTTGAAAAATGGTAAGTCCGACTGACATAACCTTCGTTTATTCTGGTGGCGAGACAAATCGAGAGATAGAGTCTTCCTTAGGTGGTAGTGCGTCAATCTATCCTATCGTAGAAGGATTAAACAACCTTTTCCCAAACATAGAAGAATCGAGCATCCAGAATACCGATTTTACCGACTATCGTTGTCTCTATATGTTCAATGATAGCTTAATAGATCCCTTCTCCAATGTCACAATTGCCATGTCAGAGAATCTTGAAGTCTTTATTGGATTAGATGAATTTCTTGATGACGAGCAATCTGTTTTGATTACAGGAACAGCTACCGGAGGATCAGTAACTCTCAAATACGAAGAGACAAACCTTGTTTGGAATTATGATGCAGATGTAGACACATGGGCGAACAATTTAAAAATAGCCTTAAACAATTTGTCGGTTCTTTCTGAGGTTGTCGTGACTGGAATCAGCATTGTTGGGGGAACTCTTTTTACGGCAACATTTGCAGGAGCCGATGGAAATCGAAACCACCAACTGCTTGAATTGGTTTCCAATGACTTGACTGGAATCACTGATATTACTATTGAAAAAGAAATTGAAGGTGGGCCCATCAACAAAACCACCACAACAATAGCAACTCCAACTGTTTCTCCTGCTAATGTTGCCTTTGGGCAACCAATTCTTGAGGTCTGGGAAATTGGAAATATGCATCCCGGTGACCGACTGCCAATTTGGGTAAAGAGAAATATTCTTCAAGGAACTACTCCTTTAATTAGCGACGGCGTGTCGTTAACAATTGAGGGAGACTAATGGAGTGTCCGCTAACCGGTAAACCTTGCGAAAAACCTAAACCTTATTCGATTACCGAAATAGAAAATGGGCAAGTGTACACTTTTAAACTTTGTGAAGATTGCATTCTTGCCTATATCGAAAAACAGAAAAGCAATCCAGTTCAAAAGACGGTAAATGTGATACAGAAACTCGTAAAAACTCTTGGCACATTATTGGGGATGTTAACCAAGACTAAACCCGAACCCGAACCCGAACCTGAATCCAAACCCGAAAAGATTCTATCATCAATGGATATTCGTTGTCCTGTTTGTGGTTCAGCATTTACGGACTTGGCATCTAAAATGAAATTTGGTTGTCCCCAATGCTTCGAAACATTCTCAGGGCCAACTATTCATCTTGTTAAAACGCTTCAAGATGGTTTAAAACATGTAGGGAAGGTTCCCAAAACACATGGAGTAAGTCATAAATCGAAAAAGAAAATCAACCCTGCCAGATATCTTGCCATCAAACAAGGCCAGATGGAAGATGCGGTTGTTGCAGAAGATTATGAGAAGGCCGCTTTAATTCGCGATCAGATGCAGATTTTTGAAAATCTCATTCATTCGTTCAAAGAAGCATCAGAGCAAAAAGATCAACAGCGAATTGTTGTCACTTATCGTGAGATTCGCAAATTTGTGGATAACGATCAGGACTACGGCTAACCTTCTATTGCGTCCATGAGTTTTCTTGGATCTATAATACCATATCCTTCAAAAAACTTTCTTCCCGCGAGCTTTCTATTGCGAATCGGAGTTGTATGGGTTCTGAGTACCTTGCGATAATCATCAACTGTTTTCAATGTTAGTTGATCGGTCTTTCTGCTGTAAGCCAACAACAATGCTGCCACTCCACAGGCAAACGGAGCCGCCATACTGGTTCCCGAGAGAAAGGCATACCAATTGTCGGGGACCGTGCTGAAAATCCTTCCGCCCGGTGCCATAAAATCTAATTGTTTACCAGTATTTGAAAAATCAGATCTATCTAGGTCTTCATCAATAGAGCCAATCGAAATTGTTTCGGGATAAGCCGCTGGGTAGAAAACTTCGTCTGTTCTGCCCGCATTGCCAGCCGCGACGAAGCACGGGATTCCTCTCTTGGCCGCAAACTGTATGGCCTTACGAACCTGTTGAATGGGTCGTGGGGCTCCCAAAGACAAACACATCATGTCGGCACCTTGAGTGACTGCCCAACGAATCCCTCTGGCTACATTTTCTAAGTTTCCATCGCCCTTCTCATTGAGAACCTTTACCGGCAATACCTTAGATTTGGGAGCCACACCGACCGTGCCGATCTTATTATCCAGGGCACAGATGATACCCGTGACGTGTGTGTTTGATACAAAGTGACCATTTGCAATATAAGTATTTGTTTTTTGGGTTGTGAAATCGTAAAAATTTCCTTCAAAAACTTCCTGATGGATATTTTTTATTCTTCTTATGGATCTTCTTTGACTGGTTTGATTTGCCAATATCCTTTGTTTTTTGTGCGGTGAAGCAATCCACTTAGCAATTTCCGCTGGCAATTTGCTGAAAACCACATTAAATATTGGAAATTTAAGGTTATTTTTTCCTCTGAATTTGTTTTTGTACCTAACAATACCAGCAGATATTCCAATTCCATTTAAGATTGCAGATAGATGTTCTGCAAAATCTTTTGAAACAGTAGTAACTCGATTACCCGTGTTAGTTCTTGAAATACACCCATCACCATCAATAACACCACCAAGAAATGCTTGAATGATAGCAAGCGGTGATTTTCCTATAAATTCAGGCAAAGTCTGGAAATAAGTTTTTCCTTTTGATTTAATTCCTACCGCTTGCAATAGCAAAACAAGTCTTTTTGAATTTATCAACAATCTCGGACAGCGATTCTTTGGACAATCTATTCTACAATTGAATCCCAATTCTTTAAGAAATCTTTTTGCTTGTTCTAAGATCGCTTCATTTTTATTTGTTATGTCAACTCGATAGTTGCGATCATGAATGATATGGCCATCGGTCAACACTAAGCCACAAATATATGCCAATTTTTCATTTGCAAATTCGGTAGACATAACCCATTGTTTTTGCCGACACTTTTTGCAATTTGATTTCGGGATTTTACATTTTGGGATATGCCCACAATTTTTGCATCTCCAAACTTCATACGTGATTCTGTAGGGCTCGCTTGAAAGGCTAACTGAACTATTGGATAAAATCAGCCTGTCTTCTTTGTCTAATTCATCTGCTCTTTTCTTGAAAATTTTTGACCTGCGTCCTTTTGTCATTCTCGAAACGATTACCGGGTGCCACGGTGTTAACTTCAATTCAAGTCCACCTTCCATCTCAATACAGATTAAATTGGTTTTTACTGGCATTTTGTGAACGTGCGTTACAGTATCAACCACAGTTTTTTCTGTTTTTAGATCGAAAGAAATGGTTTTGATTCCTAGAGAAGAAACATCACGTAATTTTGATGTATACCCATCTGAAAATTTTTGGTTTTGTTCCTGTACGGGCAACCGATTATAGAGTTCTTCTATGGTTTCTGTACCGCAAAAATTAGTTTGGATGATCGATGATGGATGGACACATCCATGTTGATTGTCGTCCCAAGGTTTTCGTCGAGGATTGATGAAATTGACTCCGGGAAGAAGGTTTGCTTTGAGATCAGGATGATCTAAATCACAGCCTGTATCCAGAACAGCGACTTTTACACCCTCACCCTTAGTGATTTTCCATGCATCGGGCAAATCAAAAGTGCTTATACCCCAGCCCAAGTGCTGTCGGATTTCCTGTATGGATACAATCTCCTCCCTTTTGAAAGGAAATAGACTGCACTCTCCTTTCTTCTTTTTCTTAGCAGCCATAGTACCTCCTTGCTACTTTTCGGTTTTAAGCTTATCCCTCCATTCGCCGTTTCGATACTTGCCTACAATCCAATCAATAGAAGTCGAAATCAGGTTATAAATGATGTATTCTTTGATTTTCGCCGCAAACGGTTTTAGCCAGATAGGAACGGCTTCTTTGACAACATACTCATATAAAGCGTCAATATATTTCAATACAGTCGCCTTCTTGTCGGCCCCATCCTCTAGAACGTCATCAACCATGTTGATGAACTCATCCAAACTGTCAAGCAGAAACTTGGTCACGCTACCAAGATCAATTTTAGCTCCCCACTTCCAGAACTTCCAGAAGTCCCACCAACTTTTCTTTTTTTCTTCTTTAGAGGCATCCCATTCATCAGCAAGTGCCAATATCCGTCTGTCCATTTCCGCGATATTGTGTACTACACCTGCTGGGTCCCCTTCTACTTTTTCCAAATTAAGTTTTCGAATCATTTTTAACCCCCTATAATGTCAATCGCCTCTTGTAGTGTGCATAACTCCTCTTCAAGAAAAACGCGATTAAATGTGGTTTCGTACACTTTCACATCGGTTACGGGAAAACCACCGAAAAGGTAGCCATCGTTTAGAAAGCGAGCTTTAATAGTGACTTTTTCAAGGAAACCCTCTTCGGCACTTTTTAGTATGTAAACCGTTTCCATGATGTCGTATTTAAACATCACACCTCCCGCACAATCCTTGTGATTTCCTACTCTATATAGGGTAGGGCAAGGGTAGTTTACATGACAAAAGTCAGACAATCAACCGTGATAAGAAAAAAGAGTGTTTTATTTGTGTTGGGTGGCGGGATTGGAAACATAATTCAAGCCACACCAGCAATTAGGATCGCTTCCGTTGATTGGAATGTGGATGTTTTGCTACACTGTAACAGTACAAGCGATCTCAAGATTTTCGATATTCCCGAGATCCATAAACTTTATGTAAACACCGCACCCAGATTAAATTACGAATACCAACTCAATGGCCCATTTACTCCTGGGAAGAAGCACAAAGCCAATAAGGTGTGTAAATCTCGAATCCACTATGCCCAACACATCCCGGAGGCAAACGTTTACTTGGACTTGGTTGCCCAAATGGGAATGAAAATAGATGAAATACCACACACCAAGATCAACATAGGCATCAAAGGACCCTATCCCAAAAACCATGAAACGGTGACCATCTATCCGGGATCTAAATACGAATGGTCAATGAAGCGATGGGATAAATACGATGAGTTGGCTAAACATTTTGATAACGTGGTTGTAGTTGGCACACATAATGACATACATTCCAATGGTAAGCTCCCTTGGTTTACTAAACAATGGCATTGGCCCAAAAATACAGAATTTTTCAGCGGGACTTTGCAGGAAGCGGCCTTCATTATTTCAAAATGCAAAATGTTTGTTGGGAATGATGGGGGCTTGGCCCATGTTGCAGCCGCGACTAGTGTGCCAACATTCATCTTGTTTGGTCCCTCGTCCACAGTCAAGAACAAGCCACCGGTGCCCAATGCCAAAGTAATTGCAATGGATATTCCCTGTAGGCCCTGCCAATTCAGGACAGAATTTCCTGGCAGTAAGAAGCAGATATTCGGGGCAAACAAGAATGATTGCGAGCATCACATGAAGTGTTTGAGAGATCTGTCTGTGAGAAATGTTTTGAAACAAATCAAAAGTTACTCAAGAGGATAACCGAATCTATCCATAAGCTCTTTGTTCGTTTTGATGACGGCCTCTCGCAGCTTTGGACTATACTTGCATTTTCCCTTCCACTCATGAGATCTCGATGTCACGTTCGCTTCGGGATAAGTCAGAATAACCGACTTGTCAAAATCCTCATTGGCTCTTTCCAGCACCGCGATCAAGTCGCGACGAAGGTATTCCGACTTCCCCACGAAATCTACCTTCTTATCGCCCTCTTCCCATTTACCGTTTATCTTTTTGTAGCCCAGGCGTCCCAGCATAGCATTGCTGACAAAATCAGGGAAGTATTCCAGGTAGTACCTGATAAACTCGCTGAAATCGTAACTGAGACAAACCGCTTCGATTTTTCGACTACCCAATTCCTTTTCTTTGAGCCACCTTTCTATCGCCCCCGTTCTTATCGAATAAGACCATTTGCTTTGCAACCAAGTTAGAGGGTTTCTTACAAAGGTAAAAATCAATCTGTGTTTGGGCCTCGGATTGACTTTCGTCCAATTGTCAACCATCAAATCATCGTAGACTTGCTCGATACCCGAATGTCGTCTTTGTATAACAGTCTTTTCTGCGGGTCCACTCTCTAAGTACGGCATCTTCATGGCCCGAACCACTTGTCTACAAAACGATCCTCCTGTCTTGGGGATGTGGATCATTGCACTGTTAGGAAGAATTAGGGCCATGTCTTAGATATGCATATTAAAGATAATCGTTGCGAAACAGCCAGTTATGGAAGGTGATTCGAATCAAGTCCTGCATGTAAGGAGATAGTGTTTTTTTGTAGGAACCAGGAGTGCCATCCGTGATGTGGTTCGAATGCAACAATGTAACCGGATCACGCTGGTTGCCCTTAGGAATAGGCAACGACTCAATTTTTTTATGGATTGCTGCGGGATTGACCTCAACCTTCAACAATTTCGCTAAGTCCTGGATGTATAGGTTCTTGTTTCGCACAAGATCCTCATACTTGATCTCTAGATGGCTAAAAGGCTTCCATGGACGATATTCCCGCACTATTATCCTGTGCAGATAGTCGATACACTCGCTTTGGTCTATGAGTCCCCTTCGAACCGCCGAGGCGGCAATATCCCGTAGATCTCTTTTGGTGGTAAAGATTCTGTCTGAATCTAGAAGAAATTTTCTTTTGTTATGGCATTTGACAACGTGGATCGGTGCGGTATTTTCGGCATCATAATCAGTAGCAAAGCACGAATAGACTTCATCCCCAGTGACTTCCATAATCAGTCGCACAGCGTTAAAAAGCCACGTACTGCCCGATCTGTGACAACCAGCACAAGTAATTTTCTTTGTTGGCATATCTACTATTATATAGGAAAGAAAAATGATTGTTGTTAAGCTATTTGGTTTGCCTAGAACTTGCACCAATGTAATTGAGGTGGCTCTAAAGACAAACTTCAAAAATCTGGTAATTTGGACGAATTTTCCCTGTTGGAAGCACGGGGAAAACACGCACGTCGGGAGAACTATTAAGAGAGAAAAGCACCGACAACATCCAGCCGTAGACACAGACGATCTTAAGTTTATTGTCTGTACCAAAAACCCATACGACTGGCTCGTTTCCCTTTATAATTTTGAGGTTATAAGCAAACGACAGAAGAAGAGCTTCGATGACTTCCTAAGAACTCCCACATGGCACTATCGGAACGAAAACGAAAATAACGATGCCATCACCAAATTCAATACTTTGACATATCATTGGTTGACCATGTTCGATGATTCCTCGGCCTTGCAGCAAGTCAAATCGGAAGACATGAGAAAGAATCAGGTTGCCCTTCTGACTCGGTTGGAAAAAGCATTCGGTCTCACCAGACAACGTGCTGATCTAGCTCCCGTCATCAAACGAATCGCTCCGGGAGCCAAAATCACCAAGGAGAAGTTCAAGAAAAAAGAGATGGACTTCTCGAAAAAGCAGATGGAGTTCATCAACTCTCGTTTGGATCGCAAAACCATGAAGATCGCCAAATATACTTTTAAACGGTAGAACACATATACATTTTTCTACAATGCCCCGTGTGATTCTCTCTTCGGAACTCGCCGTTATTCAGATAGGTTCTCTCATGAAGCCAGAAGCACCAAGAGCCCGGTCTTTCGGGAGTAATGTCTACAACCGTCATACCCGTTGATTTAAGTTGCTTTTCAAGCCATGCGTAGCTGAACCTTGATCCCTGCGAATCGGGCAGATGATGGTCGTGATTGGTTTTTTTGCCTCTCGAAACAACTTGATCGATTCGATCAGAGTCATCGGAATCGCGAACGATTGTGGAAATAAAGATTGTGCCTCCATCACGCAAACAACCCGGCATTCCTTTGACGAGTTTTTCTGGATTCGGGAGATGATAAAGCAGCCCCAAGCAAAGGACATAGTCAAAACAACCCGGCATCGGCAGCCGATCTTTGCTGAAGTCCATTCGATGCCAATCTCTTTTAGGAAATCTCTTTTTCCCTTCTTCTATGTTGGCCGCCCGACCTTCTACAGAAACCACGGTGGCCCCCAGTTTTTCGAAATCGCCCCCTGGCAGGCCTATTCCCGCCCCCAACTCTATCATCATTTTGCCTTGAAAGTCATTCCGAGGCACAAAGTCAAAGATTCTGGCATTCCTGTCCGAGATAGCTGAAGTGTAGTGTCTCTTGTCAAATACAAATTCCATAGTGACCTCAGTTTTTCCAAGCTACGACTAGCGATTTGTTGACTTCGGGATATTCGTACTTTTTGAAGACGCTAGCGTAAAGTTTGTCGCGTTCTTTCCAGGTGAATTGCTTTTTATGCCATTTGGTGTCTGGGTGGTTCAGTGGTATGCTGGTAACAATGACTCCTTTGTCCTTCACCAATTCGTTAAACAGCCTCAAAATCTTTTCTTGTCCACTAGGCAGATGTTCAAGAGTTTCAAATGATACAATTGCATCAAGAGGCTCGTTGATGTGGCTCTTCAAGTCATTGATGTCACCAAGTTTCCATTGGATGTTGGGATGGTCGTTGAATCGTTTGCAAAGACGCAACGCTTCTTCTGAGTTGTCCATCGAAGTTACCTTGCAGCCATGAAGTGCAAGCATCTTACTCCCATATCCAGAACCACAGGCCACATCCAAGACCGAGTTTTTGGATTTGATAAGCGACAAGGCATATTTGTATCGAATCAAGTGGTTGCGTCTGACAGAATCTATTTGATCGATATTCTCTAAGGCCGCTTCAACATCTCTTATGACTATTCTTTCTCCCATTTCCCTTCCAATGCAAAGTCCAATTTTCCCTCATTCATCAATTTGATAATTCCCTCAGGATGTACTCCGGGGAATCTATCCCAACCACCACCGCCCATAGGATGGGTACTTTTCACCAGCGAAGGTTGTTGTCTCCATTTTAAAAAGATGTTATCGACATAGGAGTCATTGTTGTTTCCAGATTGATATTTGTAGTAGTAGAGCTTCTGTCGGATTTTTTGTGTGGGTCGTACCCAAGAGTAGTGATAAAACATCTTCTCGGAACCCCTCCAGCAGGGAAAGACTTGTTTTACGGTTTTGCCTTGATCTGTACTCACATGCAAATGATTTGTTCCAGTATATTTGAATCCATCTTTCCACCGAACAATTCTTTCTTGAGGATAAGTGCCCCATTTGCCTGTGCCAATGACATTCATATAATTCCAGAATAACCAGAACTGTACAATAAGGACATCATATTGCTGCATAAGCTCGGTGATTCGCCACAACTTATCCGGTTTGTAAACTTCATCACCATCAAGAAGAAACATCCAATTTCCGTGTCGAAGATATTGGGCATAGGAATTTCTCATTTCCACCTTGTCTTTCCAAACCCTTCCAGGTGGTTCTATAACTCGCCCACCATATCTCTCGACCAGCTTTTTAGCAATATCCAGTGTATTGTCTGTTGGATAGCCTTTTTCGTCACACATTCCAGATTTGTAGGCATACTCATTACCCCCAATCACAAAGAACCATTCGTCTACGATGCTGGAAACGCTATCCACAGAGGCCTCAAGAAACTCTTCTTCATTGCAGGCAATCACACATCCACAAACTTTTCCGTTTGCATGTTTTTTGATAGATGGGCTAGGAGGACAAGATCTTGCAGCTTTGACCATAGGGTCTATTCTGCCACTGTGAATCCACCTCTTCTTAAAAAGTTCTCGGTTGTTTTCATAGAAAGGGTGCTTCCCGGCCTTGGAGTGACCAAGCATGTGATAAATTTGGGATTGTGGTTCATAGAAAATTTTGTAGCCGTTTGTTCTCGCACGAAGGCAAAGATCGGCATCTTCCCAATAACCAATGCGATAAGCAACATCAAAACCCTCCAGATCCAAGAAGACATTTCGACGCATGGCAAAACAACATGCTGTGACCATCTCTCTTTCTTCAGGGATATAAAGGTCGGAAGGAGCGTTATCTACGAAAAACTGATCGTGGTCACGACCTTTGTAGGTATTCCTACCAATGTGAAGGAATGAGTTTGTTTTCCATGACCACTCAGAACCCGCTGAATCAATCTTTCGATTTCTAACCTGAAGATTGCCAACAATACCAATTTTTTTATCGGATTTAAGTCTATCGATCAATGGCTTGATCCATCCGGGAGTTACGGTGCAATCGGCATTTAGAAAAATCAAATACTTGCCTGTTGAAAAATGAACTCCAGTATTGCAAGCTGCCCCAAACCCCTGATTGTGTGCCCTTTTAACGATCTTCCCAATTTGGGTTAGTGGTTCGTTAAGTTCCTGTCTCTTGAACGTCCATCCATCAATGACTTTGATTGAGGAGTGGTCGGGAGATGCGTCATCGACATAAATGATTTCCTTAGTCAAGCCATCGTCATTAAGATCCCATGTCCTGATTTGATCTATTATGACTTCCTGGCTTCGAAACATTGGGACAATAATGGAAACATCGACATGATTTTTCGACAAAAACCATTCAGGAACCTCTGCTAATTTAACATCTTTTAAATAATCGAAAGGCTTATCGTAAAACTCTGTGTTGGGTCTCTCTCGTTTTGCGTTTTTAACTATGCGAGTGGGCCTATTTTTTGTGAGACCACCCTTTCTATGATTGAACGTCCTTCGTAGTTTCTTTTGTTTTTTGGCGAATTTGGACTGTTTTTCAGTTTGAATAGCTTTTTCAAGATCTTGGGTGGTTATCGGGTTTTTTCTTCCCTTAGCGTCTTGGAACTTTTGCTGCCTAGCTCGAATCAATCGTTCCTGCATAGAAAGCCGACGATAGTTCGCTGAATTGGGTCCTTCCTTTCTTTCAATGGCCTTTTTCTGTATTTTTTTAACCATCCTACCAACATTGCTTCTTACTTGGTTTTAACCTGCTTGCTGTCCAATTCCTGCTCCTGCTGGTTGCTGGGGTACTTTTCCAGTAACCACCTGTTGGGCTGCCTGTTTCATTTGGGCCCCCGTGACCGGACCTTGGCCCTCGTCCCAAACTGCTTGCAAAATCTCGCGAATAATCGCTAGCTGTTGGTCTTTTGTCAAATTCAATTGTGCAAATTTGCCAAGAAATCGTTGCAAAAGCGGTTTAAGTTGGCCTTTGATCTCGTCAAGCGTGTTGCCTTGAGATGGAGCTACGGCGGGTTGTTGTCCCGGTCCTGCTGGCGGCTGTCCCATTGCTTGCATTTCTTGAGGGGCAACGCCCGGTTGTGGCATTTCCTCAGTAGCGGCTTCACGATAGTTAAAGTAATCTCTAAACTTAATCATTTCTCTCCTATGAAGGCATGGGCCTTAGATTTGCATTTACGTCGTTTCCGAAAGTGTCTTCCGTGGGCTTTTGTCCTGTGGGAATTTGCTCTTTTCGTTTGCTCGGCTCCTCAGACTCAGCATCGGTTTTCTCTACCTTCTCAACAAGTTCATTAACTTTCTGAGCCCAACCCGTTACTTTCTCCTTGGGAACATCCAATAAAGCAGACATCGCATCAGCATTTCCGCAGACTGTGTTAAAGTCATCCCAGAAATTACCACAACCTTCTTTACGCAGATGCATGCCCGACCTGACGGCTTCCATGGCTTGGCCTTCTTCTCCGCTTCCAAGAAGTGGACCTTCTTCGTCACCTTCCAGGTCGGGATGCTGCTCTACTAGCTTCCACATCTCTCTGAAGCTTAACATTTTGCTCCTAATTAGGTTACGATTGACAAAATTGCTCCTAAGCCAAAAGCTCCGGGAGGATTATTGTCATTCCAATCACCGGCTACATATGTATTTCTTACATACAAAGCCTGTTCACCGTAAAGGGTAAATTCAGTTCCATTGACTCCCTCTGCTGCCCCCGCAAATCCCGACCTAGTATTAACAAAATTAGCCTTTTCGGTCCTACCTCGGTCTGGACTACTCTGATACGTTGTGGGATGCAGAACAAATTGGTCTTTTATGTTTGTATTGGGACCGAATTTTTCTGTACGAGTTAGTTCTAAGTTAACTCTAAACGTAATTTCTGGGTGTGGATTAGCCATATTGGTCTCCTATATGTTCCTTTAATCCTATTTAGTTAGATGCCTTGGTTTTCGTTTTCGCGACGGCTTTTTCCCCTTTTTCCCGAAAAGCTCTTCGGGATCAAACGGCTCATTTCTTTGAGGAATATTGCCCGCCATATATTTGCTACGCAGACGCTTAAAACCGTCGTCTACCGCCGTATTGGCAAGCATTGCCGTGTGAACGGGGCCTGATTCGTCTTCTAAAAACTTTCGAAACTCAAGTATCATACCTTATGTAGTTTTTGAATAGGGAAAAACCTCGGCTTTGCCGAGGTTTTTCCTTCTAGTAATTCATCCAAAGGTATGTCATCTTGTGATTGGATATCCTTTTCCTAACGCATCTCCAACCATCGTAGTATCTTTTGTAGAGTTTCGAAAGTCGTCCACTAATAAGAACTTTACCTCTAAATTGATTCAGAACATTAGCCAAATCAATATGGCTTTCTACAGACATCACAAAGTCATCATCTTCACAATCTTCGTCCATAAGAGGTGGATCACAATAGCATAAGAAGTTTTCATCATCAAAACTTCGGATTACCTCCTCGGCTGGGCGATGGAAAATATGAACATCACTTACCCGTTCCGCAATTCTGGGTAATTCTGCGATGATTCCCTTCCATGTGGTTTCCGTTGTTTCGGAAGGTTTTGCGTAGGTTTGCTTGAGACCACCCCAACTCATTCTACGCAGAACAAATTCAGCGATTGCATGATCCATGTAGTCCTTAGGATCTGCAACTCGACTAAGTGCCCGATTGAACGTATTTTCCGTATATTTGGTTCGTTTGAGCCTACCTATAAAGTCCTTGGGCTCATCCCTTAGGGCCCTAAAAATTTGTAGGATTCCGAGATCAGTATCGTTGATTGACTCTTCAAATGATCGCTCTTTATTCAGAAGAACACTCGCAGCCCCGGCATAGGGCTCCAAATAGCTCATTTCTTCATAGTTTTTGGGGAAATAGCTGAGTATCCAACTCGCCAGATAATATTTGCCGCCAGGAATATTGAAGGGTGGTCGAAACATTTTATCATTCATCAGGTGTCCTCTTGTGGATTACTTTTCCGCATTCATGGCAATTCAGATCATAATTGCCGTAACCGTTGCTCGCAGCCCAGAAAGACCCTAGTTTCATTTTTTTGCCACATTCAGCACATAACGCTACCATTCTGGGTTCTTCTTGTTTGTCGTCCCTAAACCAATAACTGTCTTCACTCATTTTTGTTTCCTCCAACTAAATAAGTAAAAAGGAGTGTAAATGTCTGCTCGACAATTCCAAAGAAGACGCTGTATTTCGCCGGATACAATCTCGAAACCTACTTTTTTAGCCATGTTGGGTGATCCTCCTGGCAAGAGTTTTAATACACAGCAAGAGGTCAGTGACAGCAAAATCAGAGCTTATTTTGAAAACTTGAATGATGACCAATGGCAGATCCTCACCTTCAATGCTGAAACGAGAGATGTCTGTGTAGAGGTAATCTCTCCCGCAGGTTCCAGAACAATGACGGTCACACTGCCGTATCTCAGCAATTCAAAGCCTTAGTTGAGCCACTCTAAGAATTTCTTTGCTGATTGGTATCCTTTTGCCTGCTTTTCGATTTTCTCAGAGCCGGTCACAACAAAGTAAGCGGGGATGTGTTTGACGTTGTATTTCTCTGCAAGGTCCTGGTTTTCATCTGTGTTCACAAACCATACAACAAAATCTTCTAGGACTTTCTGTACCTCTGGTTTTGATAGGGTTTCCTGTTTCATTTTTCTACATGCTGAACACCAATCAGCAGAGAAAAATAGAAATATGTTTTGTCCGGTCTGTTCGGCCTGTTTTAAAGCCTCCTCGTAACTCTTGGGTGGTCCAATTGGTTTTTCTGGTTCTGATTTTGGTTCTCTGAAGATATTTCCATCGATTTCCCAATTATTCCATTCTTGTTGTTGCTCTGGTTGACCTTGATTAGATTGATATGTCGTTTTATACCAATACAGTCCAACAAGAATGACAGCGGCTACAAGCACGGCGGTTATTAGAATTTTTGTGGTTTCAGTCATTTTTCCTCCGGGGCTACTAAAGTATTTAGCGTATGACTATATACTTTAACAATGCTGTTGTGTGGGTTTCGCATTCAACAAATGAGCATCGGAGTAACAAAAATGAGAACATTCAACGAGTTTTGTACTGACTGGGCCACATACCGAAGATTTGACGAAATGGCCCAAATTATCGAAGAGAACAACCTAGACCTGATGGCCATTCTAGATGGCACAATAGAAGATCTTATTCGACTAGACCCAGAAAAGGGACAATTCTTAGTCGAACAAGGCTTTTGGCATAGTGTTGGCAAAGGACTTAGGACAGTAGGTCAACATATCAAAGGCGGATGGGAAGGTTTCAAAGCTGGTCTTAAAGGAGATCCGCAAATGACCAGAGCATTACAGGCCTTTCTTCATGCGGCTCAACAAATGAATTTCGATGCAAATCAAGTTGAAGATGCAATCATGGGCAACCTACAACAGCAACGGCAACAGGCTGCTCAACGACAACAGGCTGGCCAACCACAAGGCGGGGCACCACAAGGCGGGGCACCACAAGGCGGGGCACCACAAGGCGGGGCACCACAAGCCGCAGGCGAAGACCTAACAAGGGGAGTATTAACTCCTGAAGAACAAGCCGAAAGGCAGCAAAAATTGCAAGCTCAACAAACCGCTGCGTGGCATGCTCAACAGAGGCCCGCAAAACCAATGACGCAGGCTCCTCAGTCAGGAGCCGGTCCTGTAAGACCAAGACCGAAAACAAGGGAAGAGGAGGAGGTTGAAAGGCTTACTCAAGGAGTTTAAACCACCTTTACAACGTAATCAAGAAACGATTGTCGCATTTGCCATTTAGGATACTTCTTTTTCTCTGACGCACGTTTTAGACGTTCAGAAATTATGTCTTGTTCAAAGAACTCTTCTGGATCTCTAGCATCCAACAAAGGCTTTACGTTTTCGATACCAGCATTGCGAAACCATTTTTTATAGGTTGCTTGGGGAAACCAGACTTTTCTTATGGGCTCTAGTTCATAGCCCATTGACTTTAACTCTTCTTCTGTAAACACGGCATGAACAAAAGCCTTGTTGATCTGTTGATACAGGTGTCCCCCATGCCGACCCACCCATGGATGGCACCGAACATAAATGTGGCCTCCGACAATTGTATGTTTGATTGCTTTTTTCAAAATTGATGAAGGTTCTTCTTCCACAGAATGGTCAAGAACATCGTATAGAACAACAATATCAAATTCCTCATGTTCAATCTTGGAATAATCCGTTGTCAACAACCAATTTTTTTGTTTTTTCTCCCAAGAAAGCTTACCGACTGAACGAATATCATAGCCTACGGCCTGCGTGGCCTTTTTTGCTGCCTCAACAGCCATGTGTCCTTCCCCGCAGCCAAAATCAAGAACCTTTTTGTTCTTCAAGGGACTGTTTATCATGAAACTGAGAATTTCGTTTGCTCGCAGTTTTTTATCGTTTTCATTCTCAGTATCACAAATCAATGGATCAGGAACCGCTTTGGGCCACTCGTCGCTTTGTAGTAGTTCTTTTAGTTCTTCGAAGTTATGCATTTTTCACCTCACAGTAATTTGACCACATGGCTGTTCCAATCAATTTCATTCACCGGCTGCACCAGAGACACGTTTTCAATCTGTTCTGCTCTTAAGAGGTTCTCAAGATACAACGGAAAGAACACGTTATTTACGTTCCAACACTTAAAGTTTCCTACGAAGTGAAGGATCTTGGCTTGTCTCATTCTAGCAGCCATGTCTTTTTCTGGAATTTTCATTATAGGAGTATTGAACTCCAAAGGTAAAAAATCAATTTTAACGTTGTTCTCCAGAAGAAAGACAACCAGTGTGTTTTCTACAGCCCCGCCATTTGCATAATATTTCTTGTTTTCCCGGCAACATCTACGAATCAATTTGAGTGTGTTTTTGTTAATCAAGTCGGTATTGAAGCACCATATGCCGCCGTTAAATGTGGGTTGATTTTTATGATGCTTTTGCCAAAAGCCTCTTCCATAAAACCTGTCCGACATTTTGCGGAACTGCCACCCTTCAATGGCACTGAATGAATCGGTTTCCAGTAGTTCGGGGAAAGGTCCTTTAATGAGAAGATCGGAATCTAGGTAGATAATTTTCCTCCACTTTTTCATATCCTGTCCAAACAAATGCATCTTAGCCGAAAAAATCCGTTCTCGTCGTAAAGGAACGTCAAGCATTGGCCACACAGGCTTGACCAATATCCCTCGATCCCGAAACCAATTCGCGTCTTCTGCATCTGGAGTCAGCAGCATGTAATCGCCGTTCCATCCGCAATTCCAGTAAATGTTGGAAAAGAGTTGGACGGCATGAACAAAATGGTTTCTTTTACATAATACCGCAATCAAATCTTTCATAGATTTTGGCGGCAGGAAACCTCTACATTCCGCAGGAATGCTTGACCTGTGAACGTTGAACGAGCGAAGCGAGTGAAAATGCGAACTAGGTCAAGCCCTTGTGGTAGTGGAGGAATGCCGCCCTCCTTAAAATAATTTTGAAATAGTGAAACATTTTCGTCCATCATACTATATATAATAGTATGACGAAAACATTGCGAACCTATAAATTGAAAATAATCTCCAAACACCCAAGGTTCGCTGAGGTTACTGAGTCCTACAAGAAAGCAGCAAATTGGCTTTCGGAGATTGTTTTTAAGAGAAAACAAGTTGTTAGTCCTAACAATCTTTCCAGAGAGTTTTATGGAAAGATTAGAGAGGATTTTAATTTGCCTTCGCAATTGACTTGTTCTTTGTTCCGTCATGTTGCTGGAACTTACCGAAGTATGAAATCCAACAAGAAATGGAACTTGGCTATTTATAAAAAACCAAGCATCCCACTTTGTTGGAAGCGAGACTTCAATATCAGGAAGAAAGGTGTTAGTATTTGGGGAGAACTCATTACTTTCCTCACAAAAAGACTTCCAAAAGGCAAATGGTCTGACTCTAAACTTAAAAGAATTAAAGGTCATTGGTATCTTTGTTTGACTATTGAATTGGACATTCCTGATGCCAAGCCCACTGGTGGTATCATTGGTGTGGATAGAGGACAAAAGAACATTTTGTGTGCAATTGACCCCAAAACAAATAAAACTTTGTATGTCAAAGGAAAAGAATTGAAGCACAAAAGGTTATGTATTCGTCAAACAAGAGCAAAAGTGGCCAGCGTTGGTACTCGTTCCGCTAAAAGACTTCTTCAAAGGTTGAGCGGAAGAGAAAAAGCCGTAACGCAAAATATTCTGCATATTGCATCTAAACAATTGGTTATTTTTGCTCAAAGTGTTAATGCTAACACTATCACTTTTGAGAACTTGACTGGATTTAAAAACAATCAAACTAAAAACAACAAGAAACAACACCACAAGCAACGAGCAAGAAATAATCGTTGGTCTTATGCTTTGTTGGAGTTTTTTACAACTTACAAAGCTGCTGCTTATGGCATTGGTGTTTCTCATGTTCCTGCTAAAAATACTAGTCGTGGTTGTCCTAAATGTGGTCATGTTTCTAAATCCAACCGAAACGGATTAGTGTTTCGGTGCGAGGTCTGTGGTTTTACAGACAACGCAGATCGTATTGGTGCTACTAATGTAGCACTTCGGTCGCTCCTTCAACGGCAAGCTGCTGAAGGACGAGCCATGTGTCAATTGGCTTATAGTAGCGATAATTAAATATCAGCTACAAGCCCCTGCCTTTGTGGCAGGGGTAATTGACCGCCAAATATCCAAAGACAAATTCAGTTTGTCTTCTAGTTTCTCAATTTCAGGAGCGTAATATCTTTGAAGTTCGATCTCTAAACCGGGCGGAACTGAGAATCTTGGAGCATCATTGAATTTCTGTTTCAAACAGGTTGGCCAATGGCTCTTGTCAACGCCAAGATATTCGTAAAGCCCTTGCACAGGATTAAGTTGGTTGAGGAATTTCTCCGATATGAGAATTTTAATGTTTGAAAACCACTTTTCGTAGAGTTCAATGAAATCGACATAATGTCCACGTTCAAGATAGATGAAAGGGCACATGACTCCATCATATTCCACGTCACGGATAGTCGTATAATTATTGGGAGGTCCGCCCAGGATGGCTTCCTCGATTCCTCGGCTCTCTTTCTGGCTCCGTACACTTAAGAAATAGTTAGAAATCGCTCTCTGTACGGGATTTCTCAAAATGAACAGAATTGTGGCTTCTGGGTAGAATGAATGTATCCTTGCTGGAATTTCTAGATGCTTGCCCAGAAGGTCTATGTCTGCGTAACAGACACTTTTTTCGCCCAATATCTTTTCTGATCGATTGCAAAAGTAGCAAGATTCATAGAAATCCCTGCCTTGCAAAAATCTATCCCGATAGGCAAAAAACTTGGGTTCTGGTTGGGGTCCTCCTATAGGACGAGCAACATAAATCTCGGGATGACTATCCAAAATGTGAGCGAGATATGTCGTTCCTGAACGCTGCATGCCGACTATGAAGAAATGTTTTGCCATTAGTTGGGTCCTTTGGACATGTTTAGTTTCTTTTCTAATGGGCGAAGGTTTGATAAGGCCCAACATTCTAAGAACTGGGAATCTGCCATAGAAGTGTATTTGAATGAATAATGAGGAATTATGTGGTCAATATGCCAAGTACGCCGCTTATCATTAGAACGACCGCCGTAGTTATCCCAATCCATCCAGGGTTCCCAAAGAGATTCTAAGTGTGCCTTCAATTCTTCTATAGAATAAGGAAGATAGTTTCTAATGGACTTTTTTCGCTTGTATGAACCATTGTGTTTCAGCATCCCTCTTATCGAACAGCTTACCGCATGTCTTAATTTTCGCACCGGATCTTTTCTTTTCCATCTGGAATAGGCCGCTGCATTTTTCCAAAGCCCCGGTTGCTCTGAACGAAACCAACCCTGTTTACAACCGCAAGATTTTTGACCGCTTTTTAAACAACTAGTGGAAATAGATTTTTTGTTTCCACATTCACACTCACAGAGCCAATAAGCGTTTCCATTGCGTGTCTCGGCATATCTCAATACCGTCAGCATTTGGAACTTTTGGCCTGTTAGATCTTTTATGTTGGCCTCAAATGCTCTTTGTTTTTGATGACATCCGCAGGATTTAGTTCCATTGCTTTTTAAACCACTGTGTCGAATGACAACCTCTTTGCCGCACTTGCACCTACAAAGCCACGCGGATTGTCTTTGCTTGCCAGTAGGAATGAGGCCTGCATATTTTAATACCTCTAGTTTGCCAAATGTTTGCCCTGTCAAATCTTCTAGTTTTCTAGGCATGACCTATAATAGTAAAACCTCCATCACCATTCAAGCCACAATGCCACTTTCTTTGAGAATTGCGGCCAATTTGATAAGATGTTTACACATTCCTGGGAGGTGTTGAGGATTAGCTTCCCAGAGATCAGCCCCTTCGTATTTCTTTCTGTTTCTACCGTATAGTGACTTATCTAGAAAGTTATAATGCCTAAAGCGAAAATTGAAATCGTTACATGCACACTTAAGAAGTACGTTAGTGTTTTTTATCGAAAACCGATCTAGAATGTAGGCCTTTCCATCACTAGCCATCAGAGAAACAGTATTGGGCTGTGCCTCTTCATGATAATTAACTTGCTTAAAAACAACAATGGGTGCATACGCTTTATGGTTGCTTTCCGCAAGGCCTTTAACAAACAATGTCTTCATGCCTAGAAAAGGAATCCATTGAAGTGAAGAGATAGTGATTGGATCTATAGCATGTTGTCGTTTCGTTGTGTTAGGAAACGCAGCCACAGTATTTTGGTAAAGCTCTTGTAAAGAGGATTCTAGCCATAATTTAGCCATAATGTATCTAGAATTATTAAGCAGATGCCTATATAAAACAAGAGCGGCGAAGAAAACTTCGTCGCTCTCGGGCAATTCGATTTAACTCGAATTAAGGCAACTAGAAAGTCAGTCTAAAGACTGTTGATTTTAAGCCGCTCGCCCCTGCGGGGCGAGCGGCTTTTTGTATTTAATTAGGCATTGCCTGTCTTAACGACAGCCCACATAACATGGTCGGTTCCCGTACCGGCGATTGCGAATGATTCGAAATTTCCATCGGAATCATCGGTTTTTGCGGAAACACTGGCCAAATTGGTAGCTTCTGGAGTCAAAATGACGGCATAGTTCGTTTCACTGCCATCGAGGGCGGTGGGGAACGTAACCGTTGCAGCACCAGCGGCTAGCACAACCGTACCAGCAGCGACAACGTGGGGAGTCAAGAGAGGCACAAATTGGTCACGGCCATTACCCGGACCTTTATTCCCATCAGCGGCTCCAGGGCCGACACCTGTGACAGAAGTAGCTCCCATTGTATCTCCTTTTAATTGATTTTAAGGGTCTTCAGGAATATCTAGATCTATCATTTCCTTTTTAGGAGTATTTTGGAAAAAAATTCCTCCGAAGCTATATATGGGTATGACGCATATAATTAGTCCCAAAGTGAATAACAGACAGAAAGATTTCATTATCGGCACGATTTTGGGTGGATCATCAATTGTAAAGCCATCAAAAGGCAAAAATTGCTATCTATCAATGCGAAGCAAGAACATTGAATGGTTGCGATTCAAAGCCACAGAATTGGTCCATTTGGCTTCTAATGCTCCCATTACCAAAGAGAAAACAAATCGATGGCATTCGATTTGCTATCCAATTTTCAATGAATTTAGGGAGATGTTTTATGATAACAGAGGCCGTCGAAGGTTACATTTGGACAACTTGAGTTTACTGAGGGACATGGCTTTGGCCGTTTGGTTTGGCGATTGTGGCACTTTTTCGCGAGGTCATGCAATCATAAATACCCATATCTGGAAGAAAAAAGGCACAGAAACTATCCATGAGTATTTCACTTGTCTAAGCTTTGATTCTTCGATCATTAAGCAACGCAACAACTATAGGATCAAGTTAGACCAACACTCCTCAGAGAGCCTTTGGAGGCTCATTGGTCCTCATATGCCTACGTTTATGCCGTTTGCTAGCCACCAAAGATAACGCACCAATATCGCACCCCATTGTTATCTTCGGCTATTCCTGCACCCGCGTGCGAATAATGTGGATTTACAATATTTTTGTGGTGGTCAGCGGATCTCATCCAAGCATCCATGGTTTTCTTGCCGTCGTTATAGCCAAAGGCAATGTTTTCACCGACGTATTTCCAATTACCACGTACTCTATGCCCTACAGTTGCACCGTTAGCGTCCTTGTGGGTAAGTGTTCTTATTCTTGCCATCCATTCCGCTTGTTCTTGGGCGGCTCGGGTGAGTTCTTGACTTGTCCTTAAAGCTCCAAGTCGTTGATTGTAGCGAATGACGTTGTGTTCTCTTATCAAACCATCTCTTTCGACATCTCGATAGGAGTATCGTTCATCATACCAATCATAAATGCCATCATCATAATAATGGTGGGGCCGCTCATAGTCATAGTGATGTCTGGGCGGTTGGTATGGATACGGTTGATACTGCGGATTCTGGCATCCGACAAAAACAATCGCAATCAAAAGTGCTAGTGTAAGATATCTCATTTTGCCTCCTCTTTTTCTATTTAGGTAGATCGGTGAAAAAACACTCTCTTAATGCATGGCAACTTTACTACGTCCCCCGGTGAAATATCATGGTGGCAAATACTATTTATGCCGCTGGATTATCGAGCAAATGCCCAAGCATACGATCTATGTCGAGCCGTTCGGAGGAGCAGGTTCGGTCCTATTGAATAAGAGTCCAGCCAAAACAGAAGTTTACAATGACTCTGAATACAGCATTTACAACCTGTTTCGGACACTAAAAGAAGAAGGAAATGCTCTTCTCGCCCGATTACGAGAAGTAAAATATGAGAAAGAGCAATATCTTGAGTTCAGGACTATTTATCGCTCGAACGACTTCTACTTGCTCGATCCTCTGGAACAGGCCGCAATCACCTATTCTGTGCGAAGAATGTCGCGTGGCGGTCTCTGCGGGACTTTTTGCTGGTCTTCTCGGCTCTATGGCGACGGAGTGCCAGGAGAAGTTCATAGTTGGAACACCATGCTGCCCAATTTACCGACCATTTCCGAGAGATTGAAGTTCGTGGACATTTGGAACTTTGATTGGTCTGAAATCATAGCTTGGTACGACAGTCCCAATACCGCCTTCTACATCGATCCGCCATATTTGAAGTCTACACGGGTATTCAAAACAGCATACTTGGTCGAAATGACCAAAGAAGATCACGAAAATCTTGCTAATACCTTAAATATGGTAAAGGCCAAAGTCATGCTTAGTGGATATCCCTCTGAATTTTATTCTCAATACTATGGTGACTGGCGATGTGTCGAAAAGGAAGTGCCAAATCATTCTTCGCATGAAAAGAAAAAAAAGATCAAGCGAGAATGTCTGTGGCTGAACTTTTGAAATGAGAATCCTGTATTTATTGAGTCATCTTCAACGAAGCGGCGGCCACGGCATAGTCGATTTCATTATACAGAATTACGACAACATTCATTTCTTCAACGACTGCACTCCAACATCTTTGAAGGGAAAAGGTCCGTGTAAGGGAATAAAGAAGGGCCAGCGAGTCCATGCAATTGTGTCGTTTGAAAACATACCTCCTTCCGCAATCAACAATCCTCCGATTCTTCGAAACTTCGATTATGACCTATTGTTGAAGATTGTTCTGCTAAGAGATCCTTTTAATTGGTGGGCTTCTAGTCAAGCCGATCCTCAGTGTCGAAAAAAAAGAAAGCCGTTATTGTGGAAGCAATTTGCAAAAGAATATTTGAATCCTGGTGATTGGATTCCTATCAATTTCAATAGATGGTTCACAGAGGAACAATATCGAAAAGAAGTGGCAGAACGACTCCATCTAAAGAATTATAATCTCCCGCCAGAACAGCGACTATGTAAGGCGGGTCCTGGCAGTAGCTTTCAAAAGCACACAAGGCCCCAAGATTTGGATTTGCTAAATCGTTGGCCAAAATACTTGCAATTGCCTGCTTTCAGAAACTTCTCTGGAGATTCCGAAGTTCAAAAATACGCAAACAGCATCTTCGGAATGAAGGTCAATCTGCCAGAAATGGATTCGAAAAAGATTCTTGTTGGTCCTTTCGTGGGAGAGTTCGGATGGGAATTGATATGGCAGGCTCAAGTTCGAAACCACATTCAAACAACAGAATATGAAAAGATCGTGGTATCGACAAGACCCGACCGCTTTTTCTTTTATAAAGATTTCGCCACACAATTTGAGCCAATCCTTACACCTGATGGTAAGGCCGATAAAATGCAATGCAATGGTCCAAAAACGACAAAACTTGTTCAAGAAGTATTGAAGAAATACATGAATCATTATGTTCTTTTTCCTAAAGATAGAAAAAATATGAAATGCAAATATCTTCGTTGGGGTCAATACAACGAGGATTTAAGTTTTGACCTATTGATCCATTGTCGTAATCGAATCCACCGTAAATCCGACAATTGGTCACTCGATAATTGGGAAAAAGTGATGGAGGCTTTTCCAAACCTATCAATAGCTTCAATTGGAACAAAAAAAGCGGCTCTCAAGCCCAAAAGATCTATCGATTTGAGAGACATGCCGCTAGAAAAGCTGGTAGATATCATGGCATCGAGCAAATTGCTCGTTGGACCTAGTTCGGGACCGATGCATCTTGGCTCATTGTGTGGTATAGAACATATTACATGGTCACCAAATTTTCACGTTAAGCCACGATATCTAACTTATTGGAATCCTTTTGGAACTTCCGTACACTATTTTAGTACAAAAAATCCTTCCACATCGACTGTCATAGGCAAGATCAACGAGGTTTTGAAAGGCCCAACTTTCGAACGACAGAAAAGAATTAAGTTTCTTTAGACATCTCGAAATCCCAATTCGTAATCAATAAATTCTATATCGAGATTGCTCATTTTCTCACTCTTCCACTCCAATGCTTCTGTGTTTTCCAGAATCCGCTTTCTTGCGATTCCAGATTTAAAGAAGTTTTCAAAGGGAGTTTTGACAGATCGTTCACAAACAACATTTGCCCCAACGTTGTTAAACCACTCCAGATAAGTCGTATCAGTCAGGACTTTTTGGACATTATCTAAGTCAACACCTTGGGCCGTAAGTTCCTGAGGAGTAAAGATCAGATGGGCATAGGCCAAATTGAGTTGTCTATAACAATGCCCTCCATGTCTGCTAATCCAAGGATGACAACGCACTTTGACAATTGTGTTGGCTTTACACACAGATTTTACTTGTTCAAGCAACTTAAGAGGATCATCGGCATGATCCAATACGTCGAAGAGAAGAATACAATCATAAGGGCCGAGATCCTCTACTTGTTCAAAATTACTTGTTAAAGTCAGATTGTCTTGAGTATGGAAGGTGATCTTGGGATCATAACCAACAGATAGGGCAGCCTGTTTTGCGGCAACTTGGGCCATATGCCCTTCTCCACATCCGCAATCTAGGAACGTCATATTCTTAAGATCAATGTCTAGGTAGCTTTCAATGATTTCCGTTGCTCTCGTAGTCTTCTCTACTTCCGAAGCTGCATCGCAAATCATTTCAGGAGCTATGGCGTGTGGCCATTCGTCGTTGAGATCATTCAAAATCGCTAATTCTTCATTTGCCGTCAATTGCTTGCGACCTTCAATAAGTTGAAGGGATTCTGAGGTTCCGTCTAGTAAAGTAATCTCCAAGAGATACAGTGGATCATATGGATCGGCATAAGTCGAAAGAGATTGTCGATCCGCGAAATATAAGTCGAATGATTGATCCTCTTGGGAGGGTTTGACCACAATGTCCCAACAATCATGTCTTGCTGGATACTCCCAATAATTACCTTTAGGTTTTGCATCCTCCTTATCTTTTAGAACGATGCGATGTGGGAAATCCGCAACCCCTTCAAGTTTAACGTGAAGATCGGTAGCTTCTTTCGCTCCGTGATCTCTAAATCGACTAGTATACTTGGTCTCACTAGGACCCATCAAATATGCCTTCATGTGGTCTCCAATTTCTGTTTTATATTAGTAATGCTGCTGCATTTATAAAGTATGCATGGTTTTTTAGACTTTTTAAAACGGAAACTAGCCTGCGGTTGTGGAGACCCCTATGAAGCGGGACCCAGCAAGATTCATGGCCATGGCGTCATTATTACTAGACCCGTCAAAAAGGGTGCGTGTCTTGGAATTACCCATAAACTTTTGGACAATGGGATGTGGGAGATGCTCAAGCCATTGGGCGACTACAACCATTCATCCACAAAAGAAAATGCCATTGTGCTAAAGGGTCCAACAGTGAGAAAGATTTATGTCTTGAGAGATATGTCGCCGGGAGAAGAAATGTTGGTTGATTTTCGAAAACAAGCAGATTTGGAGCAGCCGCAAGAAGGGTGGCTAGAATAGACTAACAAACAACTAAGGCTCCGAGATTCCACTCGCTTTCATAGTTCCAATGAAATGAATGCTCTTCTAAGACTTCCAAAACGATAGCTCGCATCACAGGACTATTTCCCGTGATGATTCTCAAAGGCGGCTCGTTTAACAAGACGAAATTCTCTACCAATCGACTTGCCCGTTCATGCCTTGTGCCATGTAAATCAAGGGTTTAAAACAGTTGCCTTAAAACCTGCGGAAATCTAGGAGAACCTAAGCAAAAACTTTCCTTAATTTGAGAAAATGTTGGATAACCCCAATGCCAGACCTGAATATGCTCGTTCAACTGATGCGAAACGAAGATTGCTTCAAGAACCTTCACAACACGAAAACTGCCAAGCAAACGATCCGCAAGGTAATCACTGATTGGTGGAACTTCCGAAAGGCACTGAAGGCGTACAATAAGGACTCAAGCGGTTTCAAGAGGAAACCTAAACCGCCCAAGTACAAAGAGAAGATGGCACAAGTCATTTTCTACAATGAGACGATCAAAGGCGGTCAGTCTAAGAAGAAGCAACTTGAAACCATCACACCTACAAACAAGTGTTTTTCAATTCGTAGCGATCGCAAGTTTAAACAAGTGATTATTACTCCGAAGACATTTGGATTTGTGATCGAGGTTCAATATGAACATCCACTGAAAAAAGGACGGAGTAAAGCGAAAGACACAAGCAAAGCCAGTTTCCTTGACCATGACCCAATACCTGCTTATGATGAAAACGCTGAGTCGCCACAATTTAGTGGTAGCCGAGTGGAACGAGGGCTTTACAAAACATTCAGACCCATTCACGCAGACGTGAATGGCAGTTTGAACATAGGGAGAAAAGTAATCGGAGATAAGGTTTATGCCTTCTCCGATAGGAGCATTGCCGCAATGCCAGTACGAGTCAATCCATTGAAGGTTTCTGCGTAGAACGGCAGAAACAGGTTGATTTCGTCAAACCTAGATTTCCTTAGATTTCTGGGAACGGTTTCCATGTTCGTATTGTATACTCCACAAGATCAAACTTCTCATGTTTTTCAAGCGTTCTTCTCTTCCATTTCCACCAATTGATTTTTGGGAAATGAGTATCTCCCTTATGTTTTCCGAAAACCTGACTTACAATAATCCGGTCTACAAGACCCGATTTCATTGCTGTTTCATATACCATCCCACCACCAATAATGAAAATTTCATTCGAAGAATGCAGACAAGCGATATGGATGGCTTCCTGAAGATCTGCGGCGAGATATATGGGAGATTTTCTCGTCAGGTGCCCGCCTGGAATTTCTACCAATCCATTAGAGATAACAACGTTGATCCGTCCCGTCAAGGGCTTCTTGGGCAAACTATCCCAAGTTTTTCTTCCCATGATTACGGGATGTCCCATTGTTCTTTCCCGAAATAGAGAAAGATCCTCGGGAATATACCAGGGTATTTTTCCCCGATTTCCGATTATTCTTTTACCATCAAAAGCTACAAGAATTGTAATCATCATATAAACTATGGATTATTTTTATGTTTCTTTTTTCCCTTGTGCTTCTTTCTCATGCTTTCTTTAGTTTTGCAATTTCTCCAGGGGAACGGCTTGTTAGGAATTGGTTTATCCAAAAATTTGCAAAGCGGAGGCCATCCAACACCATCACAGAGATGGTATATTAACACTCGTTCGTGTCTAGTTTCATCACCGAAATATTCCAGGGCTTCGGAATAATGGCGATAATGCGATTCTCTATACTTTTTCTCAGTGATATGTCTTTTGTTTCTGTTGTGCCATTTAGCACTTCTGACCCAAGAATCTACATCTCTCATTGTAAGAATAAATTGACTGTTTGGGTATTGTATATCTAATTCTCGGTAATATTTATGAAGTAAACTATCCGTAAATGCTTGATATGGTAATCCTTCAACTAATCCCTGACCTAATCGAAGATTTTTCAGTATTATTGGATTTTGCTTTCGAGGCCCATCGATAGTTTTAAATCCCAAAATTTTGAGTGCTTTTGATAAACTCGTTGTTCCTGTTTTGAAAAGACCTATCCCGAAAATCATGCCATATTTAGATTTGTCAAACCGCAATTGGGGCCCGAATTGCAGAATGACATCGGTAGTTTTTAATTACAATGTCATCATATTCAAAGTCATCAATGTTTTTAATCTCTTGATTCAAAAATAAGGTCGGCAAATCGAACCATGTTCTCCCTAATTGCTCATTGACTTGATTTAGATGATTTTGGTAAATATGTACATCAATTCCATGCCATACAAATTCTCCAGCCGGGAATCCGGTAACATGAGCCATCATACATGTCAACAAAGAATACGATGAAATATTGAATGGTACTCCGAGAAAAAGATCACATGATCTTTGAAACATTGAGCAATTTAATTTGCCGTCCATTACGTTAAAAATAAACGCAAAGTGGCATGGAGGCAAGGCCATATTTGGCAATTCTCCAACATTCCAAGCAGAAACCAATAATCTTCGGGAATTAGGATTTGCTTGAAGCTGGGTGATTACATTTGTGATTTGATCGATTTCCTGCCAATTTCTCCACTGTACGCCGTATACAGGCCCGAGATCTCCTCTCTCGTCAGCCCATTCATCCCAAATTGTCACATGATTTCGCTGGAGGTATTCAATATTTCCGGTTCCCTTCAAAAACCAGAGCAATTCATAAATCACAGATTTCAAGTGAACTTTCTTGGTTGTCAATATAGGGAACCGATCCGACAGATCAAACCGGAGCGTTCTGTCAAATACTGCAAGTGTCCCCGTCCCTGTCCTATCTTTTTTCTCTACCCCATTTTCTAACACGTCACGCAAAAGATCCAAGTATTTAGGATCGACATCGTTCTTCATAGCAACACCTCCAGGAAATACTATAGACAATCGTCCCAAAAAAATCTAGGCAAACCTCATATAAAGCATGGATAAGATCCACGTCTATTCGCCGTGCTACAACGAAGAGAAAATGTTGCCGTACTACCTGCGGCATTACGAAACAATAGCAGACAAGATCTTCATCTATGACAATGAATCCACCGACCAGTCAGCCGCAATCATAGAGAAACATCCGAAGGCTGTTTTAAAACATCTACCGTATCAAAAAAATCTTCCTTTAAACCGGATTCTCGACAAAGTGAGAAACCATAAATGGAAAAAAAGCCGAGAGCAAACTGAGTGGGTAATTGTCTGTGACCTGGATGAGTTTTTGGTTCGTCCCAAATTACATTGCTTCCTAGATAAGTGTGCAGAGCAAGGGACAACGATTCTTCGTGCCAAAGGATTTAACATGTATTCCGAGGAATTTCCGCAAACTACAGGACAAATTTACCATGTTGTCAATCAGGGAGTTGCTAGTGTTTGGTATGACAAGAAGGCTATTTTCAATCCCAACAAGGTTACAACTATGCAATTTGGTCTAGGGTGCCACCATGCCCGCCCAAAAGGGGATGTAAAAATAGGAAGAGATCGATTGTTGAATCTCCTGCATTTTAGATATTTAGGTGTCGAATACACAAAGGAACGAGTGCAAATCGGTGGTTCCCGAAGAAAACTTGATCGAGCCCAAGGAATGTCTCGACACTTCATTTTGTCAAAAGCTCTCAAGATGGTGAAACCACCAAACAAAACAAAAAGACCTCCTTGCTTAGAAATGCGATTGATGTAACTCTTCTATTGATGAAAGAAAGGAGGGTAAGATGAAGACACTTATCATTTTAATTGCACTGTTGTTCGTTCCCGCCGTATGTTGGGGTAAAGAAGTTCAAGAACCACCTGTTACAATTCCAAATGCTACCAAGCCCGTAGCAGATCCCGTAGCACAGGCCATTGGATTGGAACCCGATAAGGCCGTTCCACACGACGATTCGAAAACCAAGAAAAAGAACGCCGAAAAGAAACTGTTCGCCATCTCATCTGTTACTTATCCCGGCAACAATTGGATGGGACATGGTTGGCATCAGGGATACGGAGGATATGGAGATGGTTGGGGTGATTACCATCACGCTAGCACAGCAGGAGAAGGGTATTTGTCCGGTTATGGTCGCCTATATCGAGGCTACGGACAATATCTTGTAAGCAGAGGGATGTATCTCAATCTCTATCAAGATGCTCGTCATAGAGCCATCGTTAATCATCGCGATGCAGTGCATACTTGGTGGCAACTCAAAGACGAATATAAGGAACGATTTAGGAGAGATAATCCAACATACCTAGAACGACAAGAAAGACGTTTTGATACAGCCATCAGAGCCCATGAGATCCAAGAGAAAGAAAAGAAACTAATCGCGGCGGGCATTTTGCCGCCAAGAGAACCTAGTTCTTTCACATACCAAGGCATAACGTACCCCAGCTATAAAGCATTCAAAAGTTCGCCCGGCTGGATCAATATGAAAATGGAATCCATGCAAAACATAGCGGACAGAAAAAGACAAGCCCAAGAACAAGAAGAGCGATATCGCCAAGCCCTTCAGAAGTTTGAAGAATCTCGAAATACTGTCAAAGGCTCGACCTACTAAACTTGGGATCAACCACCTAAGGCACCGCTCCCGCGAAGCGGGAGCGGTGCCTTTTTCATTTATATCGAAGTTTTACGATATAGAAATCGGCATCTTGACCAATTGACGTAAATTCAACTTTCGTGAATGTCCATTTCTTCATTGGAACCCAGACAGTGATCCACATTGGTCTTTCAATCCGTTGAAGCACCACACTATCCTCAGGATCGTACTCTCGTTTTATTGTAAGCATTGGATTGCATTTTTTTAAAAAGAACAATGTGGTTTCTTTTTTGTCTTCATCAACAATTGCATTCGAACAATGTTGCCCATCAAATTCGTATTTACGTCCGTATGACATTCTATTTCTCCACTTTCTCTAGTTTATCTCTTGGTCCCACCCAATGCACTATGTAACTTTCTGGGTGGTCAATTCGTATGGCTTTCAATCTTTCTTTCGGGTCAGAAATTAAATATTGTTCACGTTCATGAAACTTGCCACGCATCTTAAAGTTCGGGGGAGTGTTGTATTTGATATCCAACAGAATCAAGTCCGTTTTCCCCAGAGTGTTCACGGCATAACAGAGCATGTCTTGATCGCAAGTTTTGGTTTTTTCTCGCAGGATTGGGTTGGAAGTCACAAAGAACGTGGTGGCGGCCCACAAATCTATGATTTCATTTCCCTTATTCCAACCCACCACTCCCGAATTGAGAGGCACGATTCCTGCACTTGGGCAACATAGCCGACCGAGCAGTTCCAAACTGGCGGCCATATCGGGGCTCGTAAACGGAAAGACAAAGAAGGCTTCCTGTCGGTCCAGGACGTTGAACATCTCGTCCAATCCTCTTAACGGAACAGCGTCGGCATCAATCCAAATGGTTTGATCGAAAGGACTTTGCAGACACTTGAATGGCTTTTGGTAGGCCTCGATTGGGATCTTCCGTGTTGATTTCCCCTGACAGAGAAAGGGGTGCATAGGTATCGGATCGAGCCAAGTCACATCATATGATTCCAAGAGTGCCGCATATTCTTCGCACAGGCCATCATCGAAAACGGCAAGTTCTATTCCTTGTTCTTGACAGGACAAGGCGAAAAGCTCTAGGGTGGGGATGTATAGATCGGCAGCCCCAGTAATGATTCCCTTAGACATCTTTTTTTAAAGCCCAACAATCATAGTGTTTTTTTGTGACACGGAAACCACATTTCTCATAGAATTTTTTAGCACGATACACAAAGGCAGTCTCCACAACAACTTTGGATTTGTTCAACCTTTTTGCCTTTTTTATTGCTTCTTGAATCAACTTAGTGCCAACACCTTTTTTCCGACTCCCTGCTTTCACTATCAGGGCGGAAATATAGATGCTGTTTCGTATAGGTGTCAGTACAATTGTTCCAACAATGATTTCGTTATCGATTGCAATTTTAATTTCATGGTTTTTGATAGCTGCATCGATAGCTGCGAGTCTCGCATATTCAAGACAGATATCTTTGCCAATTTTGTTTAAGGAGCAAAATAAGCCCAAAAGAGCCTTTCGATCCTGATGTCTAGCAGATACGGTTTTCATTTATTTCCCTTAAAGGGATTCGCCCCTAAATTCAAGATCATCTGGAAGCTTTTCATACGAGGGGCAGGCAACTCAGTCCACCGAAACCAATGCCAACATTCGCATTTGTTGGGTTCCATTACTTTTGCTTCGCCTGAAATCCAGTCGGCCACCATGAAGATCGTGACGTAGTGTTTGTTTTCATCAAAGTATCTGGCATTCGCTATCGTCCAAAATTCGGGATGAGTTACATTTAACTCTGGGCCCGCTTCTTCGTGCATCTCGCGAATGGCTGCATTGGCAAATGTTTCCATAAACTCTAGGTGCCCACCTGGAAAAGCCCAGGTGCCATAGCAATGGTTGCATTTCCTCTTGTGCATTAGAACTTTGTCTTCACGTCGAATCGCTAGACAGATCCCTACTTTCGGTCTTTCCATTGGCCAAGCCTTTCTTTAACACCTCAAAGCTATAGTTGTGTTTAAGATAGTGAGCAATATCTGTATCAGTATAGCCCAAAGCTAGACCTAATGCAATGTCGAATTTAACCGTGGTTTCATCAAACTTTCTACCTCTATCTTCGTAAGGATACAAATCCCAAGCCGCCGAGACCGCATCGAAATCTTCTTCGTAACGGTAGACGGCATACTTAGCCATGTTGGGTGGTCGTTTGGCTAATTTAGGGATGCGTTTCATTTTGATGTAACCTGTTTCCACGTAACGGTTTGCGGCAAGCCAAGCAAGCTCCTCTTTAACAACAGCAATAGGTTTTTTGCCATCTGTGACGCACCACGGGGCAAGCCCCGTGGCTTCGTGCCTATCTAACCGATGCAAGTTCGGTTAGGGCTAAGCATTGTTTTTTCTTGGCTCTACGACAAGCACTGTCATTATCTGACTGTAACCTCTTATCATCCCCAAGCGTAAATTCCCGTGCGTCCCACGGTATATTTTTCATCGCTATATTCTTAATGTTGATAGCGGCATTTAAGTCTCTGTCCATCTTCATTCCACATTGTTCACAACAGAATGTTCGGTCTTGAAGCATTTGGTCTGTGTCCTTCCATCCACAACAATGGCAAGTCTTACTGCTTGGCTCAAATGTCCCTATTTCAAGAAACACTTTGCCACTCCACTCTGACTTATACTTCAACTTTTGCTTAAAACTATACCAACCAACATCGGCTATACTTTTGGCAAGATTGTGGTTTTTCATCATGCCTTCAATGTTCAGTGTTTCCAAAGCAAATCCATCATATTTGGCTATCATACGACTTGTGATTTGATGTTGGAAATTACTTCTTGATGAAGTCTCGCAACCTTGATCCGTTGTTTGTTTCTGTTCTGCCCGCCTTTCTTTCTCCGAGAAAGTATACGTTGGGCTTTATTCAACCTTCTTTCATGCTTTCTTAATACTCGTTCGTTTCCGATTGTTGTCCCATCGGACAATGTAGCAAATGTTTTCAGACCTACATCTATGCCAACAACATTGTCTGTGTTTGTATTTGGTCGTTTGATTTTTAGTTCGCACAAAACTGAACAATACCACTGGTCGCCATCTTGTTTAACAGTGATACTTTTGACTTTACCTTTATATGGTCTGTGTTTAACCCATTGAACTTCGCCAATCTTTGGAATGAATACAAACCTTTTGTTGAGACGAAACTTCTGTGGAACAGTTAAACCATCTTGATATTTCTTTTTCTTGTGTTTGGGAAACTCACGGATGCCTGCAATGAAGTCTTTTAATGCTCTATCAAAAAACCTGCCCACTTGTTGAAGTGATTGGCTAAACGTGAGTCCGAGAAAGTCATGTTCTTTTTTGAGTTTAGGGATGGAAGTAATGAGTTCGTGAGCAAATACGAACTTACCTGTGGTTTCATACTGCCGCTGGTTCATATCAAGAAACCTATTCCAAAGGAAACGGCAGTTTCCACATTGTTGTTTTAATTGTTGTTCCTGTTTTTTCGTTGGATACAACCTATATCTGTATGCTCTTAATATCTTCACTCTTCCTCATCAAACTCTTTTTGCTCTTGAATGTATCCTTTAATTGTATCAGCACTGACAAACCCAATCGTGCTAATGAATTTTCCTTCTGACCACAATGAACCGCAACGTGAGTAGAAATTTTTGAGTGCATAGAAATTCTTAAACAACTCAATGGCTGATATACTCTTGAAAGTTCGCACAATATCTGATGGGGCAACCGTTGGTTTTGCACCTATGAAAAGATGCACATGGTCAGGCATGACTTCCATCTCTATAATTTCATACTCATACTTCTCGGCAATTTGTTGGAAGATTTCTTTCAGTTCTTTTGCTACATCACCTTTCAACACTGAAAATCTAAACTTTGGACACCACACAAGATGATATTGGCAAAGATAGACACAGTGGTTAAGTGCTTTGTATTTCTTCTTGCGTTTCTTGCTCATGGAGTTCGTATTTCTCCTGCACCGCAGTCCTAATTAGGTCTTGGTAGGAGAGGGTCTTTTCTTCTTCCACAGAGAAAATGCGAGCCAGCCGTTCCAACTGTCTCTTCCAATCCTCTGGACCTATTCTATTATAGTAGCATCCCTACTATATCTATACAACAAAATGTAATTTTGATGGAATTTTTGGAGATTTCACCAGACCATCAACAGACAACAATATACTAAATAGAATTGAGCGTAGTCAATAATTCATACTATGGCGGCTTACATCCACGACCCAAGGGCTGGCACTTTCGTTCGTTTCGCTCCGCTCAACTCGCTCTCAGTGCCAGCATTTTTGCGTTGCAAAAATGTCATGGTTTTACGCCGCCGATTATAACGCTGCGAAAAATATCGCAGCACGGGCTGCATCAACCAGCCTATTGTCGTCCGCTAAGGAACTGTCAAAAGTTGCTTAGAATTGGAATGACAAGCCCCTACAATCCGAAGGATTGTTGGGTCATAAAGCGAACGAGCGTTAGCGAGTGAAACTATGACTCAACCTCTTTAGGGTAGGGGTAGTTGACCTGCAAGATCCTTGATTGGCTCTGGTAAGGGCTGTACCTTTTTCCCCTTTTTTTTAGACATAAATACCTCCGAAATGAGTTTTAAGGTGTGAAAATTAAGGTGTGATGCTATAGAAGAGTATGAAATTCCAAAAAATTACATTAACCAAGTGGGCTGAAGTAATCTGCGATGAAGTTCGGCATTTTTCTCCATAAAAGGAATTGTCCATTCAATACCTGTCTTTTTTATTCGACTCATTACAAGTGCCATTTCCGAAAGTCTTGATTGAAAACGTTTTCTTGAAACTGACCTTTGCCATATTCGTTGCATTTGGCCGACAGACGCAATGGTTCGATTCGCTACACTCAGAAGTGCCCTGATTCTGGCCGATTTGATTCTTTTTGCATGATTTCCAAAGGAAACGTGATGAAGCAAAAGCTTTTGAAACTTAGGTGTATTTTGAATTATGGATTTTCGAACCGCAAAGTTACATGTCCTGAAAGACTTAAACCCATATTTTGTTCTTGGGTTGTCTGTGAATGCCATATTCCAATGAATTATGGCCGCACTTTGGCTCGAAAGCCGAGAAGCAAGTTTTGGACTGATCCAATCATCATCATCTATAGGCACAATGTAGGCATCCTCCTCATTCTTCTTGCATTCCTGTTTAAGAGCTTCGAAGCCTTTAACCACCTTGACTCCTACAAATGTCTCTTCGGCAAGCTCCTTGACTCTCGCCCGAAATGTGAAATAGTCTATTTGAAAAATTTGATTCCACAAATCAAAAAATATTTTGTTTGCTTTAAACCATTTCAGAATAGCCTTCCCTTCGGTCTCTCTCCCTCCAGGGCCGAATCTGGGATTTTGGCTCATAAATTCCTTCATCGTCATATCCGCCCAGTCAATATTATGTCTGACAAATACGATGGTTTCCATTAAAGTCCTCAGAGAGTCCCGCCGATATTTATTGTAACTAATTAACATTCTAAAACGGAGAAACCTGAAATGACTATCGCAACAAAAGTAAATCCAAATCATGTCTGCCAAAATGACCTCATGGCCTTTATTTACTTCGCCCGAGTGGAGAAAAATGATCGGGGAGAAACCCTAAAGGTATATGATCTAGACAACCAGAAGGAAATGTGAGTCTCTGGACCACAACTCATCGAAAATTCGTTTTCTGCGGATCGGTATGAAAAAGAAGAAAGGGTCGCAAAAATGAAGGCCGCTGAAATCCTGGTCAACGCTTATCACCGACCTCTGACCGTCTGCTTCGTCAAGAACGATGGCACAGAAAGAACCTTGAGGGGCCGACTCGTCAAACCAGAACCACTCCTGGGACGCAGCACTGTTGAAGATCTCGACGTAACCAATGGAAATCGTCTGCGTCTGGTCGATCATCGAACCATCAAATGGATAGTCGTGGATGGTACTAAGTATACGGTAAAATAAGAGCCTTTGCGGCAAAAGGCTCTTTGCCGCTTTGCGGCAAAAGGCTCTTTGTCCATCTACATATAGGCATGAAGCGATTTGTTTTGCTCAACAAGTTGATTAAAGCCAATCAGTATCGGAGTTATCTTGAGATCGGTACGGCCAAACATGAAACTTTCCGAAGAATTGCGTGCGATATAAAAGTGGGAGTTGATATATCCAACAAATACAGTCCTACTTATCACATGTCATCGGACGTTTTTTTCCAGAAACCGTATCAATTTAAACCCAAGAATTTCGATCTTATTTTCATTGATGGATTACATTTACAAGATCAAGTAATGCGGGACATCCTAAACTCACTTGCTGTACTCACGCCAAACGGTACTATTGTCTGCCACGACATGAATCCTGCCACCCAAAAAACTCAATTGCCCAAACATCCCAAACGACGAGGAAGCTGGCATGGAGATTGTTGGAAAGCCTGGGTGAGCTTGCGAAGATCCCGAAAGGACTTGCAAATGTTCGTTGTGGATGCAGATTCAGGTTGTGGGGTTATCAGAAGAGGCTGTCAAACCATTTTGAGCGACAATGAAGAGTTAACATGGGAGAATTTTCGAAAGTATCGCAAAGAATGGCTCAATCTAATCACTATTGAAGAGTTTCTTTTACGGCTCAGATATTCGGCTTCTTTTCTATAGGAATGTAGGGAGGAGCATTTTCATCTTTTGCCGATAGAATATACCCTCCTGGTGGCTTTCGAATTTCGGCCTCGGGCCATTCTATTCCAAATGATTGGTAATGCCAATCCTTCTCTACGCCGGGTTGATAAGTTTGGTCTTTTAGATAAACCATCACCGTGGGCTCCTCGGCAGCAAAGAAGCCATGTCCACAACCTTTAGGAATAAAAACTTTCATGGCAAGGTGCCCAGATAACCATATGCCCTCCCATTCCAAATAAGTCGGGGAATCGGGACGTAAGTCTACGATAACATCAAATAGACTGCCTGTCACACATGAGACAAATTTGTTGTAGGGAGCCCAATGAATGCCCCTGATTACTCCTCGGGTTGATGTGGAACATACTATGTGATTCCATTTTGCTTGGATTTTCGAATCCACCCAATCTTCACTATAGATCTCTTGTAGAAACCCTCGATAATCTTCATATTTCTGTGTCTTAACCGTATAACAATCTCGTATTTTTGTTGGTGTAATCTTCATTGTTATCTAGAATGACTTGGATTTCGCCATTCTTCTATACATCGAGGGCATGTATACCCATGTCTCTCATTAAATTCTTCACAAGCGGACGATCCCCCGTGATGGAAACAAAAGTGTGCGTAAGGCAATTCGGCCTCTTTGACAGCAATGTGTGTGCCTAAACGATGCCACCAACCTTTTCCGACGTATTCATAGGTATTCCCCTGATGGCCTCCGCAATGTTCGTTCCTTCCACAGTGACATATAGTTCGCCATCTGTAATGGTAGTTCCCCAGTGGACATCGGATCAAAAGCCAAGGAAAGTATTTAACACATAGACGATGGAACCAAGTTGACCTTGCACTAGCCATGTCTTAACAGAGTAAGCCCGCTGGCTTTGCCAGCGGGCTTTTTTTAGTTTTTGCCTCTATCTACTACGTTCATTTGAACACGATCCGCTTGCCAAAACTTCCTGCCAAATTCAACAATGACATCAGGATCAAATGGCTTACAAGAAAATAGATTAAACAAGACTAATCCAGTTGCCAAAGCATGGATAACAATGTTGCTTGTTTTAATCCATTGAAATACACTTATTCCTTTAAGATGAGGTTCTGTGGCCTCCATATCCACCCAAAAGATTGGCTCGCCATGAGCCTCCATATCTGAAAGTTTGATGACTTCATCGAGAAAAACCCTCAGATTTTCCGTGGTTGCCTTGGCAACGTCACAACCATGAAAGTCAATTACGGCCTCTAATCCGTAATTCCCAGTCGAAAAATGTTTGTTGTATGTCATTCATGGGACCTCCAATAGATTAACTATTTAGAAGAGTAATTTCAAATTTTAGTAAGATCAAAAGAGGTCCATTTGAATGGATTTTTAAGTCGGGCTAGGTCCTTTGGATCGGCTATGCCGGGACGAACCATTTTCAAAGGTTTTTGGCTGTATTCAATGTCGTAATATGTTACAAAATCGGCAGCGGTAGGCGTCACGGCCAGAGGAGGATAATTGCCCAAAGTATCCCCAATGTCGGTGTATAAACCAAGTCTTGCACCGGTTCTAGTATCGTTTTCAGTTAGCCACAATCGAAAATTAAGGAATTTCATATCATTTTTTGGAGATCGTTCAAAGCTCCATGACCTCCACCTCCCGGAGCCGAAGGCCCAGTAATTAAATATCGTTTCTGTAAATCTGGATCAGTTGTACCTATCGCTGCATCTATATCAACAGGCTGAATGCCTACATTTCTTAAACGATCAGAAATGTCTTGCAAAACACTTGGGTTCACCGGCCACTGATTGTTTTGGGCTAGTCTTTCAAGATCGAAGATAACCTTTTGAACTATATCGTTTTTGTCTGTTCCCTGAGGAGGTATAGCAGTATCATCGGGACCATAAATTGGTCCTGATGATACCTCGTTCCTTCTTTTTAACCATTCTGAAAAAGTAACAAACCATTCGTTTTTTTTGCGTGGGAGGCCTTTTCTTTTTGTTTTAGCGAAATGCCGAAGTTGTTTTGCCGACATACTGTTATACATTTGTTTTGCTGCACCATATAAACTTCCTGGATCGATTTCTCCACGTTTGGCTGCTAAAGCCATTGCTGCTGCCTTTTGTTGTTGTTTTGATTCTGCTGGCATGATGTTCCTATTTTCGTTGAAAAAGAGAAATGGTTGTCTTTGTGCCGTCCTTTGAACTAAAAATTATCTGGTTGATTTTTATGGAGTTATTGTCAAAAGGATCAAGGCCATCATATTTCTTACCCCTTCCTTTCTTGACGTAAGCAATAGTTACATGAGGTTTGTAGATTGGATGACTGCTGGTATACTTTAAGCTATCTCTTAGTTTCGCATTCAATTTGTGCAAATCAGGACTACGAACATCAATTTTAATTACATCATATTCATCATCTGAAAACAAAGATATTTTTCCCAATTTTATGTTTATGGGCTGAATACTCTTTAAGAGTTTTTTGACGGCATCCGGCTCGGAATCGTGGATTCCGTAAAGAACCGTGGCATGAATTTCATCTTCTCTTCCGAGTTCATGTAATTCATTATCTGGAATGTGAACCTTTCCCCATTTGATGATTTTATTTGCAAGAGCATGGGGTAAATTAACTTGTGTCGAGGAAAAGTCGTAGTTTGTGTTCTTCTTTTCTTGTAAAAATTGCTGCCAAGTTTTCATACATTTATATAGGCACCTTTTCGCCCTTTGGGCGAAAAGGTGCTTTTTTAACTAAATAAGATATGGAATTTTGCAAATGGCTAGAAAATACAGAGTCCATTCACCCGACATTGGAACGGATTACGCAAGATATGTGCAAAGGAGGAATTTGCACTCCTTGCGAACTCAATAGCGGTTTGTGCGATCAATGGGCAAATGAGGTTTTCGAAAGATTAACCGAAATGGGTATTGATGCCGAGATATGGTCCACCGTCTGGGAAAGATCTTATGCGGACCACATGTTTGTTAAAATCGGAAGTAAGTTTTATGACGCAGAAAATATAGATGGAGTAGATGACTATATGGAGCTTCCCTTTTTTCAGCGTTCTTTTGCTAAACGTGGCGTCCGAGAACCAGTCCACCGAATTATTTGATTGCTGCTATTTTTCTTCCTTCTTTTTTTTCTCTTCATCCTCTTTTTCTTTCAAAAAAGAAGAGAAAGAGCGACCCCTACCTCTACCCTTGCCTCTGCCCTTACCTCGACCTCCTCGATCTAGATCATCTTCTCCGCATGGGCCTATTCCTCTTCCAGTACGAGGGCCTTCTCCTTCGGGACCAGTTTTGTCAAATCCAGGCATGTTATTCTCCTTTTAGTTTATTCACAAATAGTTACCTTAAGTACATATCCCAACCTATTATATTTAATTGTATTTGTTTTTTCTTCTTGAAAAAGCCAAATTCTTGAAAAAGCCAAACACCATCACTACTGTAGAAGTAGGATGAAATGGTAGAATTTGTGGAACACGGGAGATTCAGATGACATATTTAGACGAGTTCTGTGAATGGTTGAAGAACCATCCAAACCATGAACCATTGCCACAAGCAATCGGAGAAGCCCTTGGTCATGGCTGTGGAACCGATGATCCCGATTGGCAAAGGCTTGTAGAGCTTTGGAAGAAACGACACGAAACCCAGTGCAATTGTGACAAATAGAGGAATGAAAAGAAACAATTTCTTTCCTCGCCTAAATTAAGCTGTTCCCTTGATGAAATCGTGAAATCTTTTAATGGTGCCCTTCAATGTGGGTGTTACATTATAAGCTCGGTGTGTGTTAGTTACATACCATGTTTTACCATTTATTGTTGATTTCCAAACTGCTGGTGTGAGATTTCCTTCAGAATGATGCCATACTGCTTTGGATCGCATTACTTGTTCTCGTTCTTCGGGAGTTAATTGTTTGCGGTTTTTCTTGAGTGTTTTGAAATTAGGTTCCTTTCGACCATCATGTTTTTCTTCTATTATCCATTCGTAGAAACTTCTCATGATTTTATATATGCTTTATTTGAGAAAGAAATTTTTACCTGAAGTTTTCGTTCATTTCATCGGCTTCGGCTTGACTCTTTAGTAGTTTATAAACCACATGTCCTGAGTTCATTGCCCATGCAAGTGCTTCTTTAGTTCTTCCTGATTCCCATAATTCTGCCACTTGTGTGGCTTGACCTTCGATGACTTCTGCTAGTATGGGATCGTCGAAAGCAATTTCATTCAATGTTGAGGTGAAGAAATTATCATCGACTCCGTGTTCTAATGATACACCAAGGGAAATGACCGTTTCCCTTTTTAGCTTCGGCAATCTGATTTTGATTATCGGCTTTTTGTTTCTTCTGTTTTTTTTCATGGTATTTCTAATGATCTAAAATTAAGTTTCTATCCACTCAAACCATCTATCTATCTCCCATCCAAGCCTGGGATTGAAGTTGAAAGCGGCTCTGTTTACGAGCCGCTTTCGTATGTGATAAAAACCTTTCTTTTTGCCTAGAGTACAGTGTTTAACAACTTCTAAATCCGACTGACCATGAAAATGGTGGCCCGCCGTATTGCCGATGGCTATTTTGTTTTTCTTGTTCATTTTTATGCGAGATATACTATATTAGTTATAGTCAATAACATATGGAGCAAATAATGTATCTACAAGACATAGATGGTATTTTACCAGCCCAGAAAGTAAAAATCAAGTATGATTGTAACGGCGGTTACGAGCGGTGCGGCAAGGAGTGGATGCTGAAGCTCGAAAACGCACAAAAGAACTTCGCCAATAACGACGGCAAGCATATTTGCCGATCCTGCCAAATCAGTAAAAAGAATCCCATGCGGGACAAAAAAGTACAGGAGAAGATCAAGGAAACCACCATGAAGAGGTATGGGGTATCTTGTGCCCTGAACACTCAGGAAAATATTGAAAAGCGAAAAAAGCTTTTTGAAAATGAAGAAAGAAAGACCGAGTGGAATCGAAAACGTCGAGAGACTTGCAGGAAGAAATATGGAGCCGACCATGCCGCCCAGTCGGATCAAGTTAAAAAGAAACAACGGCAGACCATGATGGAAAACTATGGTGTCGAGTTTCCATATCAGTCCGAAGAAATCATGGCAAAGATGAAAAAACACAATATGGAAAAGTATGGTGTTGAAAATGTTGCCCAGCTTCCAGAAGTTCAAATTAAGATGGCAAAGACGACTCTTGAAAAGTATGGAGTAGAGCGTTACAACGAATTGCCTGAAATGCGTGAATATTTGCGAGAGAATTGCCGTGAATGGCTGGCCGAGAGTTGGGCGAATCCTTGGGCCAAGGGGATTACGCGACCGGAGGAGTGGAATCAGAAGCAGAGGGAAACTGTTGCGGAGCTTGTGGCAAGAGGAGAATGGCACACGGGCGATAAAAACTCAATAAAAGGGCGGTATAGTTCCAAGAAATGCACAAAAAAAGATCCTTTGTTCAGATCTAGTTACGAACTTATAGTACATATATGGCTTGATGAAAACCGAGATGTTTTGGGCTACGAGTATGAGCCATATATGATTGCATATTACGATACTGAAGGAAAGCATAGATATTACTTTCCTGACTTTTTGGTGAAATTCAAAAGAAGTCGGTTATTTTTGCTGGAGGTTAAAAATGACTATGCATTGAAGTTCGCGATCAATATCAGCAAGGATAAAGCGGCCAAAGAGTATGCATCTCAAAATGACTTGGATTACGAATTGTGGTCTAATCAAAAAATTAAAGAGCTTGGTATCGATCACTCTAATTTTCAGGAGCGGTACATTCTCTTCTAATTCTAATTCAAAGAAAAAGCCCGCTTGCCTTTGGCAAGCGGGCTTTTTTATTTGCTATAAGTCATTATCTGACTTGCACTTACGGTGTAAAATCAGATCACAAAATTGGCAATGCTCAATCTTGCGTAAAACTTCGCTCCCTCCCTAAGCAACTTTTTGCCGTACCTGGTAAGTATACCCTTTCGAGGACAAAAGCTATCAGGATCAAGGACGACCGGAGTCTGTGTCAGCGGAACGTAAGGACAATAAAAATATCCAGAGTCCATATAGCTGTCACCCTTGTAACCCATCAAGATTTGACCTGTTGGGAACAGAGGATCTTTGTAAAGTCGCCATCTGTTGTTCACAGTACCGACATATTGGATGCCGAGGCTGCTTGTGAAGGTCTCAGACGGAGCGGGTGCAAAACCGGCAGTTGCGGTCTCGAAGATCGAGGCAACTTCGGGGCTCGTTACGAGCCAGTTGCATCCACCGCGAAGAGTCTTACGGTGAACAATGTTGGTAACTTCAACGACCTTGACATAGAGGCTTTCATACTTTTCCTTGATTGTGTCACCAAGGGCGGTATTAAAGTCCCAAGAAGCAACCGTACCAGCGTTGTTACGAAGGTCGGTCAAAACTTCACGGTCAATTTCCAGGTTGATTTCTTGAGCCAAGACGGCGGTCAGTTCGGCCTCGGCATCAAGGTTATGTTGTGAACGAAGGTCCTGTTGGGCCTCGTAGCTCCAGACAGCCTTGAGCTTTCTTGTCTTAGCAGCGATTTCTTCACTTTCAACAACCAGATTGATTTCTGGGAGATCTTGGTTGCATTCCATGTTGTATTCATACGACATGATGCAGTAGTTCTCACCAGGGGCACCGTTCCAGGTCAAGGTCATCTCGCCTGTGGTTAGGTCGAGAGTACCGGCAGTAACCTTAGGAGCCGGGGCACCAATGTCCGTGAAAGTAAAGTTGCTATTTTCGTCAACGACGAAGGTTTGAACTGCCACTCCACCATCATAGATGGTTCCAGTGATTGTTCCAGCCAAAATTGGAGTGTGTTCCAAGGGGCTGTAAACAGAGAGAACATCAGCACCATCATCTGTAGATGTGGTTTCGTTCTCAACCAACTGGTGGGAGTAGTAAATCGACAGATTGGCATCACCAGAAGCCAACTGTTGGAGGGAGTTAGCATCATCGCCAGGGAATCCAGCGTTGTTGTCGGCTCCTCTCACGTCGCCCTTGTTAGTCGAATAACGGAAACGCAGATAGTAGACCAAACCAGTTGGGCCGAGCAACGGTTGAACCGAGACGACCTTATTGGCGATCAACTGCGGGTAAATTCGTCTAACCAAAGGAATTGAAATTCGCTTAAACTGAGCGATGTCGCCTGTGTCTGTTGAAACTTCGTTCATTAGACGCTGATTTTCTAGAAGAACGGCGGTGCAAGAACGAGTGTAACGATCTTCAATGCCGTTCAGCAAACCAGTCTCGCCCCAACGACTTTCCATGACGGCGGCTTCATTCAGAAATTTTGCATTTGCTGATTGCATTTTTCTCCTTAGTGTTATTTATCTTTTTTAGTTCCCGCGAGGACCTGCATTTGAGCAAGCACGGCAGGATCTAAAGTCTCTACTAACGTTTTATCGGCCTGTGGCTTTTCTTCTGGAAGCTCTTCTTTATGCTCCTGGATGAGTTCACCATCGGCTGTTCGTCCTCTCCCCGTTGCGTTCTTCGCTTTCTGCTCTCTTTCTTGTCTGTTCTCGGTAGACTCAGTGAGCATTTGCTCTTGTTGACGGCAAACCTCATTGAGCTTTCCATTCTCTGTGCCAAGTCGAATATTTCTGGCTTCTAGGATCTTTACTTGGCTTCTCAGATCCTCAATAGCTTGTTGTGCTTCCTCAAGTTTTGCGTTGCAAACACTGTTGTAGTCGTCATCGGAAAGATAAGTAGAAACACTATCGATAACCTTATCCAGAACGACCTTGTGTTCAACTAGACGCGGGTCACTTAGAACATCACGACGGACGCTTTCAGCGATTTCGGGTCCTTTATACTCCAAGAACTGGTGAATCTTGTTGATGAAGTATTCACGCATCTCCTGCAACTTGGTATTGAACTCTTCATACATATCGACATCGAGATTATCATTCTTTGCCTTTTCGGCTTGAAGCATCTCGAAAGCCTCTTGGTAGCCATCATTCATCGCAGATTCAAATTCTTTCTTCTGCGTTTCAAGACGACCACGAAGGTCCTTAATAATTGCGTAAGCTTCTTGGTATCCCTGCTCGCCGGTTTGTTCAGCTTGCTTAAGCTCTTCTGTAAACTCTTGATAGGCTTCATGAAGCTTTTCGGTATACTCCTTCTCCATGTCAGTCTTCGCTGTTTCCAGTTCGCTTTGCACGGCCTCGGTAACCTCCGCGACTTGCTCTTCAGGAAGTAATTTGCTCAACGCTTCAACGATTTTTTCCATTACTTTAACCTCGCTTGAATTTCTTTGGCCTTTTTATGAACAATGCCACCAAGGCAAGCCTTTACCAGTTCTGCATTAACTGTATATAAGCCGCTGGACTCATTTTTAACAACATCGTCGTGTTGTTCGGGTGACACGTTTTCACGTTTGTTACTAACAATCTGTTTTTGAAAGGCTGCGTTTGTGCTTGGATCGGCCACAGCATCAAACGTAATTAGCTTGTACGACTCACCAATTACGAGGACTCCATTCTCATTAACCTTTCCATTTCCAACACCGCGACTACTGATACCAACTCTTACTCCATCGTTGAGCAAAGACTTGATAATTTTTCCCGCTGGTGTGTTAAGGATTATTCCCTCACCCATCAGAGTCTTGCCATCCCACCAGAGTTTTGTGATCTTGTGGCAGGCCTTCTCAAAATGGATAATAGAGTCCGTTGGGTGATCCAGTTCACCGACTAAACCGCCGTTTTTAATAACTTCATCGAGTTTTTGAACGTTCTTGTTTAGTACCGCATACGGATACATCCTCTTGTTTTTGTTGACCGCTTCGGCTTCCTGGAATTTGCCCCTGAATTTAAGGGAACTTCCAACCTCGGTCGATTCGTGAAGTACCATCTCATTCAAGATAGCACCCACTGTTCCTCCTAGAATTAGTCGATCCTCATAGATCGTTCCGGGAGTCACATCATGCTCGATAAGCAATTCCATAGAACCTCCCATTAGATTACTGGTCAACGACTAAGTCTGGTTCCTTGCCGTGATTCATCTTGTACGTTTGAGGAGTCACAGCAGCGGGACAATAAGGATTTTGCAATGCTGGCCACGTATCACTACCGCCCCAGTGGGCTAGTTGATCCGAGTCCGTTTCAATTGCTTTCTCTCCTTTGATCTTGTAATCACCAAAAGGTGTTGGGACATATGGATTGTTCAAAGCTGGAAAGACATCAGGTCCACCCAGATTGCCATATGCTCGATTTCTCATGAGGTCTGCTTCGCCACCCTTGTAACTGGCTCCATCACTGGCAGGAGCAACATCTCCCCAGTCGCCACTAGCATCTGCGGCGGGAGAATACTTCTGACGTGCTTTGTCAGCCATTGCGGGATGGTCACCACTGACTGTGATGTGTGGTGTGTTGCTGACGTTCCAATCCTTCGTTTCCAGATTGGTTTCAACCAATGTCCACAGCCACTCAGCAGCAGATTCCGCAACCTCAAGAGTAGGTTCAACTTCTTGTTGAACGATGGGCAGAAGCTCGTTCAAGTGCATGGCGGCTTCCGCTCTCAGAGGAGCATTCTTTTGCTCTGTCGCTAATGTGTGAACGTGTCGAAGTGCTTCGTAAAGATCAATAAAAACTTGCATTTCGAGGGTTACGTTCTCATCAAGTGATGGATAGAACTGGTCAACGACATTTTTGAAGACCAAGTAAGGATCTTCTGCATTCTCATCGACCCTAGCACCAGCGAGTTTCATCACTTTAGCTACACGATCAACAAACGTGTGATGGGCTGTTCGCAGAATGCCTTCGGCCATGAAATCACACATTTGGTCGTCGTAGTTGCTTGCACCGGCCATTTCCAAAGCCGACTTGATTGATTCGGAAAGTTCGTCTTGAGTTAAGTAAATGACTTGTGGCCACTTGCCAATAATGTTCTCAAGGGTTTCTTGCAGGCTGTTGTCGTCCGACAAAGCATTGTGCCGCTTAAGTTCAGCGACCGCCTGGGCGAATTGAGCGTCTTCCGAAAGCGTCTTTGCATTCATTCTCTTGCAAACACAGTCGGTGTTGAGAGTCTTCCAATCAAAAGAAAGGAGCTTCATTTCGTTTCTCAGTCGTGTAGTAGGTACACGAACACCAACCGGGTTGCCTCGCTCGTCATATCTGACTCGGGACTCGTTAATAACGGGTCCATGTTCTTTGTAGTCAATGTACTCGAAAACATGCTGGCATATCTGGCCCCAAGATTGAAGTACGTTCTCCTTACAGGAGAAAGGCCCACAGGGCTTCTTCTTCTTTTTCTTCTTGGCAATCTTGCCTAGTACCCCGCCTTTCGGGATCTCTATAGCACGTTCTTCTTTCCTTTCAATAAAGGTTCTGCGAGTTCTTGGGAGAGCTAGATATTCACTAAACAACTGGTTTGCCTTCTCTTCTTTGTCTTCCATCAAAGCATCGAGCATTTGAGCAACAATTTCACGTTGCTTTTTGTACTCGGTCTCTTCGTTAAGGACCAGTTCTTCAACATTATCAAATTCAATGTGGTTGTTCTTGACCTGATAATTGGCATGGATGTAATTGCCATCGCATGTCTCATAAAGAACGTCATTGGGTCCAAAACAATGAAGCTGGGCACAATTCAATTGCAGTGCCTTAGCTAAGATTGGAGCGGCTTCAGCCAGTTCGACTTCGGCGGACGATAGCGAATCCTCTTCGATTCTCTCAAAAACATCGTAATTGATGAGTTTTTTCTTCATGGTCGCTTTACTCCTGTTCGACTAGACTTCATTTTACCCATTCTGTCATGCACAGAGGTTGGATATTCAATGTCATTTCACATCGCAAATGCCTAAATAGAGGCGGATGTAACTATATTTATAGTATGCCGCAATCGCCAAAAACCGTGGGATTTAATAATGAAAACATTTACTAGCTACATCAAGCTCCTAGAATCAGATGAGCTTGACACCCCAGAAAATCAAGACGATCTACTTGCAAAGCTTGTCCGACTGGCTTGGAGAAGATACGCACAAGAAACGAAAGACTTCTTTTCCCAATTAGGAAGCAAAGATCCCGATATTAAAGATCTCCTAACAAAAGCCGAACGACCCACAGACGAAATGCCTCCAGATCGAGTGCCCGACGATCTGGGTGATGATATGGATGTCGTCGCACCACCCGCCGCAGATAGTAGTGCGGGATTACAAGAAGATTAGATTTAAAAAGAGCCGCTCCCGCTTTGCGGGAGCGGCTCTTATTTTATCCCTTTCCCTTTGGATTTTTACCTTTCTTAAGGTTTTCCTTGTGGATGTCTCCCTTTTTGAATCTCATCGCTAGAGCTTTTCTCCTGGGAGTACAGGTTTTCTTTGTCATTGGTGTGCAGTATCCCTCATGTTCGGGATCGACAGCCTTTTGAATCCATTTTTTCTTGGCTTCGTCAAGAAGTTCAGGATCGATTTCTTCTAAAAAGTCGTTAAAATTTCTCATTCTTCCTCGCTGTAATCTACATCTTCAGCGTCTTGCTGTTGACTGTAGTTTTGAATTTCAAGATCAAATCGTTTGATGTCTGCCGTTTCTACTTCTGGCAATGGTGAAGCACCACCACCCGCACCGGCTTCTGAACCTGGAGGTGTCCCTTCTACCCCCGGTTCACCTGGAGGTGCTTCTTCTGCTCCTGGTTCGCCGCCACCCAACATCGGGCTAGGTCCACCAGCTTCCGTTCCCATTTCTTGTTCACCGGATGGGGCTCCTGGTACACCGACGCCCATAAGCTGTGGATTCTGTCCGATGATTTGCAGTTTCAGTTCTTGTAGTTTCTGGATGGTATTGCGGGCGATGATCTGTTGAACCTCATCTTCCGGCATGTTCATAAAGCGTGTCAGAAGATCATAGTCGGCCATTATCATCGAACCTTTCAAGCTAGTAATGAAGTTCAATCGGGCTTGCAAAACTTCACTTCTACTCATTTCCCTCCAATCCGAGGGAGGAGTCATCCTAATCTCAAGATCTTGGTAGGATTCCTCAGGATATCCCCTGAGTTCCAGATGCCGTTCACAAACTTCGATAATACCATCCACATAATGAGCCTGGATTCTTTCGATCATACGAGCGAATCGCACGTCTTGGGCCGAAAGAGAAATCCTTGTTTGTTGGGGATCGCTGTTGTTAAAATAATTCTGTGGAAAGTTTAAAGCGGTGAAAAGCTTGTTTCTGAAGTAGAGAGCATCGTCAATTTCACCAAGATTTTGGGCACCTTGGAGGGTGTCGATTCTCGTATTAGAATTGGGTCGAATCGGTAGCCAGTAATCTTCATCGGCTGCTGGAGCATGCCATCTTTCTTCAACGACATTGGCCCCTTGACCACCGCCTCTTGTTCTGGCGACTTTCTTTTTACGGAATTGATCTTTCATCTTTTCGATGAAAGCTTCTGCTTTAAATGGCGGAAGTTTTCCAACATCAATGTAGAAAATTCTTCTTTCTGGGGCTCGGGTATTGTGAACCGGAATCCCATTGGCTATGAAGTTGTGTTCTTTATTGTCTACTGTAATATCGTAGACCTCTTCCCTGCCTGCATGTTCGACACTTTCTAGAGTTTCATATTCACCAAGCGGCTTTTTTGAAATATAGACAGCCCAGGCTTTTGTTGGAGGCATCGTCCTTCCAGGTTCAATTTCGTGTCCTCCATCTCGCTCGCGATATCGTATGTGCCCGCTCGCCAAACCGGCAGAATGCCAAAGTTCCTTGATGTCTTCTATAAGTTGCTTATTGGCCATTTCGAACTCGGCAGTCCATAAACCCGAAGGCAAGATCTTAATGGCCGCATCCGCATCTGCAAGACCTTCTAGAAAAGCTATTCTGATATGTTTCGGAGCCGAGAATACCCATTCGGGGATTCTTTTTGCATAAGTGCCGGGAATATACCCCATCTTTTTAAGGATTCTGGACCCCACAACAGAATGAACACAGAAATTACCGAGTCCCTCTGTTTTGCGTTTTCTGCGTTCTTGATTGAAACCAACTTTGCCAAAGTATCTTTTAAGTAATTTGGCATATCTAGAGTTAACTTCGTGATCGGAACCGGCAGAAAACGCAATGGCATATTCGTTTTTCCTCACACTCCCGTCGCCTATAAGGAATCCGAACAATCTTGCAAAATCGTTGTCTACAAAATCTGGCAATTTGATTTTTTCTGGTTTAATTTCACCCTTATTCTGAACTTTAAGATTTTCAGGGTTTAGACCGAAAACATCGCAAACTTCAGTGGCTTGGTCATAAGGCAACGCTTTTCCTTCGCTATAAAGAAATTGTTTGGTTCTGCCGGGGGTGCTTTGACACAGTCTCATCAATTCGCTTTTATTTTGATATTTTTTCTCGCGAAACAGTTTTCTCTGCCCCCGACTGAGTTTAGCCCATTTTTCTCCGACAATTCTTGGAATCGCTACTGGCTTATTGCTCTCTCTCGTTACATTGATTAGTTGGTCTCGGCCCGGAATCAAATCTTGCACATCAACGTATTGAATGATTCCGTTTCGGCTCACCAATACAGGATGGGTTCCCGTGGCCCGAAGGTCATTGTGTTTAGATTTTATTCGATAGACATCCTTTTCCCCATTGTTGATAACGGCTCTCACGCGAGATCTTACTGTTCTGTCTTGCTCTTTGGTGAAGGTTATGTCGCCAATACGGATATCCTTAATGTACTTCCATCCTTCATCGACTCGGATTCTAGCATCACCAGTCAAACAGAGTCGGTAGACTACCATTGCATCTTCCATCAGCCTTAATTGATGGGCGGGCCCGCGAGCAGGCTCGATCAAAGATTGTCCATATGGATAAAATGCTTTGCGATCATCTCCAATTCGGAAATGAACGATTTGTTTTGGAGCAAAGCGAATGGCGGTGGATTGTTGTAGATCCGCCTCCGTTGCTTTTGTTACTTCGTTTCGTGTAAGGGCTTGATAGTCGGGACCATCTTTACCTTGCTGAAACTCAACCAAGCGACACTTGGTAGTTTCGATTCGGTACATGCTATCCGGTGGTAGTTCCTGTACACCAAGGATTCCGTCCTTTGGATTCTCTGGGTTGGTCAGAAGTTCATAGAAACCATCACCAAAGATACACAATCTTTTCAGGTAATTCCATGATCTTCGGTCAAGATTGAGCATTCTTCTACTGAACAAAAGCCACTCTAGTTCCTTCTTGATTTCCTGGCTTTTGCACTTAAGTTCGAATACATGGCCATTGTCCCCAATCTGGCAGTTATGAACGATCCCGGCACTATCGGTACAAAAATTCTCATGATCTTTGACCGAAAGGTCATAAACATTAACTTCGTCATGTCGTTCGATATTGACTATTCGTTTGAAATCATGTTTACGACTTAATTCCCGATATTCGGCCATCGTAAAGCCAGCCTCTTCAATCCATTTTTTGAATCGATCCCATTTGATGCCCGTGACTCTTTCGACTTCGGTAGTTGTTGCTCCATCTTCAAGCAATCGGGCAGCCATATTGACACGACTTTGTCGTTTGGTAACCTCTCCAGTTCGCCATTCATCTATGAACTGTCTTTCGCCTTTCCATCCGTCTTTGTAGGTGAAAATTCTTGGGAATACGTTTTTGGTTAACTTGTTAACGATGCGATTGGCATCCATTTTGTAAAATGCCTTCATCTCATCGTACATCTCGATGCCTCCCATCTCGATCCAGGTTCCATCCATTCGCAGAACTCGGTGGTCATCGGTAGCTATAAGTTGTGTGCCATCATGAAAGGTCACGCGAATTGTTTTGGCTTTTTTTACGAATCGAGGTTCATAAGCCCAGGCAAGAGTGTAATCGTCTTTGTCAAAATCCCAGGCATATACTAGGAATGGTTTTGGATTCTTTTTCCATTCCCTAGCCAGTTTTGCAATTTTTACATAGCCATCCCAAACGGTTGCCACTTTGGTATTAGCCCCCACACAAGCCTCTTCGGCAATTACGGTCATTGCCATTTCGATTTCAGCCAGATTTCGTAGACGCTCGTATTCTTTGTATCGAGCCAATCGGTTGGTGACGGTAGATAGGTCAATAAAATCATTACTATCGTGAAGTCGGATGCTGCCACGGGGGCCACCACCCCAAGCTTCGCCTCGCAAATCGGGGATCGCCTCAGGCATACCGATACCGGCACCACTTGGTTTACCCTTGGTTATGTTCCTTTGCTTTTCCAGGGGACCTTGTTCAAAGTTGTAGGTCCAAAGTTTATAAAAATCCCACCACGGCATGTATTACCTCTCTTTTCTAGTTGCCGTATTTATCTACCGCCTACACTCTTATTTATTACATGAAGAATGTTGTTTTTATCATGAGCCACTTCGGGTCGGGATCGTTCGATCTTGTTCGAATGATGAACCGTAATCCCCGAATCACTATCGAAAATTCGGGAGCCAGATATTACCATCCCGATGACCTGGAATGGCTTTTTTCGAAGGAGCATAAGCTCAAAAATGCGGCTGCAATCTATGGTGACCATATTCTCCTAAATGCTAATTTTGCGTGTGATGCATTGCTAAAAGCCTATAAATTCATCTATGTGATCCGTTCGGCCAAAATGGCTCTAAATCGGATCGTAACCCAAAGTAAGTTTTCAGAGAAAAACACTCTTTCGTATTACGCATTTCGTCTTACTCGCATCTCCGAAATGGCAAAAGCTACTCCCGGAGCCGTCCTTCTAACGTGGGAGGATTTGACAAGTGCCACGGGTCTGCCGCTTATAGAAGAGTATTTGGGGCTCAAGACACAATTAGAACCCACAATAGACGAATTTGTGCAAGACGAGACCCAAACACAGTGTAATCTACCTTCAGAGCTAATTCAGCAGGGACAAGAAGCATATGAGCGATATTTGTACTATTTGAAGCAATTAGATCTCAGGTCTAATCTGTGAGGATGTCCATATCCGGTTCTTGGTCCTTGTTCTGGATTTCTCGGATTTTTTGTTCTTGCTCTCCAATCATCTTGTCGATATTGGCGATAACGTTGTCTCTCTGTTGTGGGTTAAGTGGTGGAGCCATCATCTGACTGCTTTGTAGATCGAACTCCCACTTTTGACGAGGGGTCATTTGTGATCCCCTCTTACATCTTCGGTTTTCAACCTTGTCAATTTCGTTAATAGCCCGAAACATATGGTAACGAGCATCTCTTAACGCAAAATCTTCAGGTAGAAGCCGGATCGCCTCTTCGATTAGTTTCTTAGTTCTTTCAGTATTGTTTTTCATATTTCCCTTGAAACGTGTTTCCACGATCTTCCTTTAATGATATTGCCCGCATTGCCAACGGTGGTTCCCTTAATTTTGGCAATATTGCTTAAAAGCATCCCTTCTGTCCTTAATCTAATTATATCTCGTACATCTTCTTCTGTTAGCTTTGTCGCGTTGTTTTGACTGCCGCATTGATTGCCATGGTATTTTCTTTTTGCTTGTTGGAAGCACATTTTGTCGGACGATTTGTTATTCGCGATCCATTGGTTTTTACACTTGTTGTTGCAAAACCTTTGTCGCTTTTCTTTTCTCACAAACATTTCATGGCATTGCTCGCACTGATGTTTCGGGGCCGGTAATCCTGGATAATCTTTGTTTAAGTCTATACCAAGTGCTTTAAGCTCTTTTCTTTGCAAAACAACTAGCGTTCCGGGATAATGTTCTTTGAATAGAGAGATTTTTCGTTGGCTTTCTTCGGTAAGCCAGCCTTTGATTTCGACATAGTGATTTTTTTCTATCCAAAAATCAGGCGTGTATGCTGATCCATTTGGCAATACAAATGTTTCGGGCTCATATTCCCATGTTATGCCTTGATCGGTTAAAAAGTAAGCAAAGGCAACTTCCCAGCGGCTTCTCATAGAGACCGTAGTTCCATCAGGGCATTTGACCCAATATCTTTTCTTGCTTCTGGATTTCTTACCAAAATTGGGATGATTTGAACCCCGTTTAGATTCGCTAATTTTACGCCTATGGTCGGACGAGAATTTGTGTCCTTTTTTAAATCCCGGTTTACGAGTTCGGATTTTGTATTTGTTAATGTATTTGTTGATGGTGCTATAAGCACAATCTTTAATTTGGGCAATTTCTTGCATTGTTAATTTTTGTTTGGCATACAATTCAATCAATTCTTGTTTCCCAATCATATCAACAATAATAGAGTAGACTACCAGCCAAAAACAACCAGTTTATCATCCAGCCGAACTCACGGAGTAATTTATCGTGTTTTCTCTTAATATTAAAAGTAACTGGAGCCAAAAGTTCATCTGAATCCGGGGCCAAAATAGGATCTTCAGATTCTATGGCAAGCCAATCCTTTTGACTGCCTTCTATGATCTCCTGCTGAATTTCCTTATACATTTCCGATTTAAAGATTTTAGTCATCTCTTCAGGGACATCGGCCCCAACCGGAATACCCTGCATTTGTTCATCTCGCACACGTAATGCAAAACAGGAAGCCATAATGGCATCGTCATGCTTGCCCTTTGTTGCCTCGGCCTTTTTCTTTTGAGGATTGTAGACAAAAGTTTTTAATTCATGAACGAATCTTTGGCTGTTGATTCTGGCCGTGTTGTTGTGTAGTCGTTGTTGTAGAGCCTCCAAATACAGAGAGCGATTCGTTACTTGAATCTTGATTCCAGGGGTATTGACAACAACTTTTTTGGTTTCATAGTGAAGGTTTTCGTAGGCCAAATCGTTTTGAAGCATGCTTACTATCGCTCCACCGTAAGAATTGTTTTCTACAACGACTAAAGCAGTATTATAGAATTGCCCAAGCTGATGAATAATTTGAGCGTAGATGTATGGTGGCACAAGATTACTGTAAAATTCAGCAACTTGCTCCAAGGTAGATATATCGAATACCTCAAAACATTGGTTGTCGTCGCCTTTGCCCTCCGAAGAATCCACTCCTATTATGTATTCCTGGCCGTCTTGAGGCTCTTTCCAAATCCAAAGGGCTCCATCTGGCCATTTTTGCTTTTTGGCATCTCTGTTTGTCCATTTTTCAAAAGCGGTTCTAATTGGAGGGCTGGCTTTAGTATATCTGTTTAGTTGACCAATGATGTGGGGTGATATAAAAGTCTCTCCAGATCCGAGGAAGTCGCGAAGAATCTCTTGCTGCCACTTTTTCTCGCCAAGGTTTGCTTTTGTAATATCAGCCCATTCTGGATTGGCATAGACCGGATGTTCCCAATAATCAATGTCGATTACATTGAAAAAGTTTTCGTTCGCTTGGGCACCATGATACATTTCCTCATACCAGTTACCTAAGCCATTGACTGTGGAAACAACATTGATTTTTCCCCCCGTAGCGACAACTGGATACATAGCCTTCCAGTGATCGTTCATGCCCGGAATGAAGGCGGCCTCATCAATGATAATTAAACTAGCTGATTTACCACGGGCAGCTTCCGGTGTGTAAAAGCAAATTTTAGAGCCGAGATCATGGAATTGTTTTTCGTGTTTGCTAATGTCAGCCTTTTCACGGTCATACATCCAAGTTGGGAAATTATCCATCGCTTTCTTTGCGATATCCCCGGCTGCCAGAGCTTCGCGGTCTGTTTTTGACAGAACGTAGATTTGTTGATCTTTCCTAAACATCGCTTGCCATAGCCCATAGAGTACCGCAACGGTAGTCAAACCCCCCTGTCGGAACTTGGAGACCATATTGTATTTGTGATTTCGATAGCAATCGATCACTCGCCGCTGATATTTGTAAAGCACGAATGGAATTGTTCCGTGTACCGGATGCAGAATTTTGACGTACCGGTGACAGAAGTAGTAGAAGCTTTGCATTATTTTCATCACTTCTTCGACTTGTTTCTCGGGCGAGAAGTAATTTTGGTCGTCTGTTGTTTCGCCTATTGGTATTTCCAATTCATATTGGTCTAATTCGTAGTAGTTCGAATAGACCTTTTTCCACTCCCGATGTTTGACTAGTTCTTTTACGGAATCAAACTGGACATAGAAGTCCTCGAAATTCTGGGTTGGGTAAATCAGATCAACAGGCCTTTTGGGCAAAGACTGAAATTCATCCATATTTTCTCCTTCTAGTTGCTCATTTATATAGGAATCAAAAAGAGGGAATTATGCCGAAGAACTCTGAAAACCCATCTAAAACCAAAAAATTCTTCATTGGTCCCATCGTTGGTACTACTGGTTTTTTAGCTCTTACCTTGCAAGCCATTTGGTATGCATTGGTTTCTTTTTTCACTGGCCAATGGATCAAGAGACAACAGCGGGGGCAAAAGAAAGAACAGCCACAAGAGCAAAAAAAAGAAGAAAAAGAAGAAATGGATAATGGTTGGGTTGATCCGTTGAAATCAAGAAAGAGAAAATCATGAAAAACAATCAAACAACGACGATCTTGATCGTCCTGACAGCTTTATTGGCAGTCACCTTTGTGGTGCTTCATACGAAGGTTTCAAACCGAGTAGAATCAACACCTCCACCAAACGAGGGAATGCCCTATACAACACCTCCACCGATTGAACCAAATTACACATTAGAGGATGCTGTCAATTCAATCACACAAGATGAATGTAAAGAACATCTCTACAAACTAGCCGACAACGCATGGGAAGGCAGGATGTCGGGGAAGAGAGGAAATGTCCTGGCGGCTGCCTATATTAAGGAACAATTTGAAAAGGCTGGACTTAAAACCGAATATCAGAAATTCGGAATTTCTAGGATGAATCCAGGCCCCAAGAATGAAACTGGTGATGACTTTACCCAAAACATTTATGGCTGGATTGAAGGAAGCGATCCTGAACTTAAAAATGAAATTGTGGTTATCGGAGCCCATATGGATCATATCGGCTATGGACCCAAAATGTCTCGCACCCCTCAACGTAGGGAGATCCACCCCGGTGCAGATGACAATGCATCGGGCACCGTTGCTTTGATAGAAATGGCAAAAGCTTTTGCTATGTTAAAACCAAAACGAACTGTCGTTCTTCAAGCATACAGTGCTGAAGAAATGGGCCTGATTGGAAGCCGATTCTATTGCGACAATCCAACCTTTCCTAAACATGATCCCGATATAAAGAAACACATCTTTATGCTCAACATGGATATGATCGGACACCTGGGTAGCAGGACAGTCTTTGCCGTTTCGTTTCGTGATGGCGAAAGCTCTGTCGATGTTCAACGTTATATCGCAGAACTCAATGAAAAATATGCCTTCGGCAGAAGAATCACCAGTACGCGAGGAAGTGGCTCAGATCACGTTAGTTTCTACAACAAGAGGATTCCCGTTGCCTTTCTGCATACAGGATTAACAAACACATATCACACTCCAAGCGATACCGCCGACACAATTGATTGCTATGGAATGCATAAGGTCGCCCAATACGGCTTTGAATTGGCATGGAAAATCGCAAACAAGGATAAGGCTCCAGCCTTTAATCACGCAAAATTCAAAGAACTAGAATATACTCATGACCATGGACACATGCTCTTCCATGGTTATCATAAGGAGGCCAAATGACATTGAGTGAACTTATCAAAACAGATGATTTGCACTGGTGCGAAGAAGACGGCAAATTTGTCCCTCTAAGCAGAAAGGAAATCAAACGACTTGTTTTAATTTGTGCTGTATGTGGAATCGAAGATGTTTCCTCTGTAACCCAAGTAATTAGATGGGCCGAAAAAACCAGAACTGCCGAGTTGATTTTCAAGGGTATTATGGAAAATCGGATCGGCTTTCGATTACTCGAAGACGATCCCGAACCTAGATTTTTCGCTTTGCCGCTTGAAACCATGGATGAAATTGACGAAATCGAAAAAATCTAGCGAAATTAGTCTTGCAAATACCTAGACAGTCTGCTAAATTAGCCCTATCTGAAAAATCCCTATAAGGAGTTTGTGATGAACAAGTATACTTTGGTTCGAAACCTACCAGTAGCTAGATTCTACTACCAGGGCCATCACACCCACCCAGTTCGCAGGGTTGTTGCAATCACCAACGAAACCAGAACTACGTTTACCGGCTACGAATTGAGAGAGGGTAGTGAGTTAAGGACGGGAGATTTGCCTGTCAAGACGTTCCGCAAAGACCGTGTTGCCGAAATCGGCCAAATTGACAAGCGTAGAGTTCTTAGAAGGAAGACCCCCAAAAGGAACCAGACCCAAACCACGCTGTCTAGGTCGAATCTACAAAGTCTGGTGATTGACGGCATTTGATCCGCCCAATGGGGCGGAAATGGCACCGTAGAGTGAGATCTGTGTAAAGCAACTGGTGCCTGTTGGAAGGCCCCACTCCCGGCGAAGCCGGGAGTGGGGCTGTTTTTATGGATTCATTACTACATAATAAAAGTAGGAGAAAACGCTATGACATATTTCTTGAACCCATTTCATGAAGATTTTTATGGGGTCTGGGTAATAGATGATAGAGCCCATCACCCCACCTTTCCATGCCGCAGAAATGCGGGCCGTGGGCATAACATTGTAGCCGCTTGGCATGAGCCCATTGGAGCGGTTCCCAAGACCTACGATCTTTCAGGTAACGACGCAGATGGGAACCCGGTAAAGGATTTGACTCTTCAATTTGCGATAGGCAATGATTTTTTGGATTGGATGATACTGACCATCGATTTGACCGACGATTCAAATGTCAGTTTCACCGCCGTTCCCGCAGCAATGCAACCATGGCAGATCGTTGACATCTTGAATGCCCACGACACATTCCCCTCTTACTTTGAAGCTTCTATCGGACGCTTTGAAGACGAACAGCAGCCGAGGGACAGAATTTTGATTACACAAAAGCTCGGTGTTGAAAGAATGAAATTCTTCGTTGTCAAAGGTACGGCAGACGAGGTTCTGGGATTCAATGCTAGAGTCGGTATAGCGGAATTGCCGACATATTTTGCTCGACATACTGTTTTCAATCGAGATGCAACAACAGGTTTGGTTGCTTTTGAAGATGGTTGTAACGTATTGATTGAACTCGATCCTGCTGCCGCTGGCGGGGCTTCTGTTGTAGATGATAATCTCATCGATAATGCGGTGGATGCAAAAGGTCATAATTTGGGATACGATTCTAGTGTTGTCCGAGATGACTGGGAATTGGTCCAAGGCCAAAGTTCGACTTTCCTATTTTCCAAGGTTAGTGGGGCTGCTTCGGCTTCTACAACTACGACAATTGAATACCCTGCGGGTGCGAAAGTGGGCGATTTGGCTAAAAAAATCGTTGAAGAATTTGATGGTGGAGGGGCCTTATTACGGAAATTTATTATGCCTCATACGCTTACGAGCGGAGATTTGATAACTCCTCCGTAATTTAGAAAATCCGACACTCTAATAAATTTGGATATCTAATCACATAGATATTGAAGATGCATCAACTCTACAAGGAGTAATAACTATGGCTGATGAAGTTAAACATGATGAACTTGTGGAACCGATAACTCTAGAGGATGGCCGTAGAGCAGAAAGAAAGACTGTCAAAACGTTCGATCCAAAGACACGGGAAGGCATAGAGGTTGTCGAGACAAGCGTAGAACCGAAAGTAAATTTAAGATTGGCTCGGAGAGAAATAACCAAGACTCGTCCTGTTGTACACAGACGAGAAACGGAACTTGTTGATGAAGAAAGCGGAGAGGTCCTTCAGAGAGAAGTTGAAAGTATTGATCCTGAAGTCAAAATGGAAGTAAGAGAGCGAGTAGTTTCGGCTGCTTCACTCCCTGAAAAACCTGAGGTTCCTTTTGTCACTCGCGAGGAATTGCGGGAAGATATCACGCATGCCATGTGTGTTTTTGATCGAAAGGTAAACGGCGATTACGCTGTTTCTGCTCAAAGCATGGTGGAAGAACGACTGGGCGGCAAATCAGGTACTTCTTGGTTTAATGTTGCTCTTGTTGCTACCATGGGAGCCTTGATCGCTGGCATTATTTGGGTACTAGTCGCAGCCTAGCTTGTGAAAGTTGGATATTACACAACTTTCCGATTGGGATATTAGTAGACTTTGCTCATCAGCCAAAAACGATCTATCGTGTTAGAAACATTCATCAAATGCAAAAGCCTGCCAATACGGCGGGCTTTTCTTTTTCTCTAACGAACGATCAGTATCCAAAAGCACCACAGAACGAACAGCGTTGGGCCTATAATCAGAAACAAGAACACTAGTATGCCCAATATCTTCTCAATAATTTCCATTCAGGCATTTTAGCAAACTAGATCGGCAAAAACAAGATCAAATCCCCCACCGATCTCTCAGACTTTGAAGCCAGGATTTCTTTTCTTCCTCAATTTCCTGAGCTTCTTCTTGAGCAAATTGCCCTCGTTTTTTCAACTCAAGCGGTTTAGCCACTTTGAATAATCTTTCAATCCATTCCTCCCATTCGGAAATTGGTACGTAGACCACAAGATTTCCTCTAATTTCTTTGTATACCTCGTAACCCTTGTAGTGGACAGAGAAGATGCTGGTATCATCCATATAGCTGATTTCCAAATGCATCCCTCGACTTAAGCCGTCAAAATGGTAGCCAATAGCTGTGGGATTGTAGGACCGTTCTTCTGGACTATCTCGCCACTCCCAGGAATCTTCTGGGGCATCTTCGCCGGTCGGAGAAGGATCGGACCCATCTGGATTTCTAACTCGATGCATAGGGATTCTGTCTCTTAATTCTTCTGGAGAGTTAGAATCCTCGATGGTTTCTAGGCCATCATATGGGTCATCTAGATAGTAACTATCTACAAGACCGCCGCTCGCACTATCCAGCATGATCGGTTGTCCTAAATTTCTCATGACGATAGCGATTTTGCCATCTTGGCCAAGATAACTTTTTTGTTCTGCTTGCTCTAGTCGCTGTTCTTGTATTTGTTTTTCGTATTCTTGAGGACTAATCATTTAAGCAACTTGTGCATTGAGGACACACAGTACATTGCCAATTGATAACACTCATACAGTATGGGCATTTTTTGGTTTCAATGCACTTGATAGTCGGTTCTTTTTCTTTTTCTACGATCTTTTTCAGGAAATTATGCCAGATAACGAAGAAAATCACAGCAATCAAAATAAAATCTACGAAAGCCCCGGCGAATTTGCCCAACTCAATATTCATGCCTTCAAGAGGAGTCCATACAAATTCTCGCCAATTGGAACCCGTAAAAGACAAACCATAGTTGATGATAGGCATGATGAGGTTTTCAGAGATGGATTTGACGACGCTGTTAAAAGCCGCCCCCAACATGAAGGCCACGGCCATTTGAACCATTTGTCCCTTAAAGGCGAACTTCTTAAACTCTTCCAGTCTTTTCTTGCCAACAAGCCCGCCAATTTCCTCTGAAAGTTCATCCTTGGCTCTTTTTATCTCTTCGCCAATGAATTTCTTGTCTTGCATATTCTATTATAGGAGATGAATTACTGCAATTGGAAAGATATCGTAAGAAAAATCATCCGCAAATTTTCCCCTGATTTGGGAAGTCTACCTGAGGGATGTGAGTTCGTCTTGGGAGAGCCCAAAGGCGAACATTCGCTGTCGGGATGGTTTTCTATAGGCCTGGAAGTAAAACAGCCACAAGAAGCGTGGATGGTTTTGTCGGGCGTTGCCCCTTCGAAGAGCTACGCTCCTTTCTGGGACGTATATGGCGATGAAAGGTTGCTAAAAGAAGAACTAGAGAAAGCCTGTGATTGGTTGGGAGGGGTATATTCGACCAAGGACCTTAAAACCCGGCAACTAGAATATGAAATGGGTCGGTTTGGTCCTACCGACTACATAGACTTTGAGAACTCAAAACGGAGTAAGCATGTTTAAAGAACTGGTAAAAGCTCTATCAATAAACAGAATTGACTATTTGTTTAACGATCCTAGTACGCCGCAACTCAAGGCGTCCGTAGCCATACCAAGTGAAAAGACACTGAAATTCGGTGTTAAAGGATGGAACGGCAAAGGAACAACGAAAACTAGTTTGCGGGCCGGTCGTTGTTTCGTCACCGTCGCTGATGGCATAGGTTATTTACAGGACATTCGTAAGAAGCAAAAAACAAAATTGGTACAACGCTGGCCTGCGACCGCGAAATTAAGCGTAGATCCTGAAAAAAATGCCACAACCCTTAACGCATACTACAACCGAAAAGCTCTTTGTTTCTTTTCAAAGAATATCCCAGGATTCGGATTTGTCAGTACAGCCGATTCAGTTGATATTGTGGCACACGAACTGGGCCATGCCCTTTTGGATGCACAACGACCTGATTTTTGGCATGTTCAAGCACTAGAAATTTGGTCTTTTCACGAAGCTTATGCCGACATCACGGCAGTAGCCACTGTTTTACAGCATAAACAAGTCCGTGAATATGTCATAGCTGAAACAGCGGGAGATATTCGAAAAGCGAATGTTGCTTCGCGATTGGCAGAGCAGATGGGTGCGGCAATTTACAGCAGAAGAAGTTCAAGGGGCGGTTACTATCCCGACTGTTTAAGAGATGCTACAATCAAGTTTGCTTATAAACGACCCAGCCAGTTGCCAAGAAACGCACCCCACAATAAGCTGTGTGCTGAGTGCCATAGTTTTGGTCGCATTTTCCTTGGAGCGTGGTATGAAATAATGGTTGGATTTTACGAATTGAATTGCAAGAACGGCCTCAAGGCCCAGATTGCCTTGAGGGATGCCTGCGATACCGCATTTTCTTACTTAGTGAAAGCCCTTTGTCGGGCTCCTAGAGTCGGTCGTTTTTATCAGGCTATATCCGGTCATTTTCTCTCTCTTTGTTCTGCCAACGAGGAACATTACCAGATTGTGAAAAGAGTTCTTGCTGAATACGATCTTATAAAACCAAAAATCATGATGTTGCAAAATAAAGTCTCGGGCTCATTGGCTAATGAGCCGGGGGAAATCCGATATGTTCATGTGGCAAGACAAAAAACAATAAGACTATCGGACTACTTAGCGGACGACGTGGTTCAAGCTTTTGCGGTCGATACCTTAGCGAATGTGGAATTGGAGGTTCCAAATGATAGCTATTACGAGTTTGATGAAAATGGCACCTTAATAGAAGAAATTGGAATCACAGAAACCGAAATTGTTGAAGAAGCCCGATTGTGTGCCGCAATTATTCAATCGACCCAGCAGGTGGGTCCGCAAGAGGATAAAATGTGGGAAATTAGGGACAATAAGCTCGAAAGAAGCTTTATCGAATAATACTTATTAACCAGTTTTCTCCTAGAATTTGGTCCTTGGTGACTACTATATGACTGATTTTTTAGGAGGACCCTAAATGAACGATGATGGGTGGTATTACGATGACGACGACGAATGGTTGGACGACATCAACGATCCCGACGATGATTTAGAAGAATTGGACGATAAGCTGGATGATCTAGAAGAAGAAGAAGAAGAAGAAGAAGAAGAAGATTGTTCAGATTTGGATGAACCGGAAGACGACTGGGTGGACCTAGATGATTAGATTCGCCTCTTTTTTCGTTTTCTAGTGGGCGGCAATTTGCCTTCTGGATTTTCAGGATCACTTTCTGATTTACCGTGAAAATCTGCAAAACCCAATGAACCCACCTTGGTTGGGTCTTGTTTGGGCGGTGGTTGACCGCCCGTAGATCCCCAAGTTTCCAACCATTTCTTGAAAGACAATTTCATGACATTATCTAGTCAAAACTGTCTTATTTAAAGCCTCAATTCCCTTAATTTCAACCCAATGAAGAATATGAATATAGGGGCCATTCTTGAATTTTGCCTTTCGTTGTTGTTCGAATCTCAGGTATTGCGAGCCATGGTCACCAATATCTCTTAAATTGCCAGGATGCGGTGGCTTCTTGTTTTCTTCATACCAAGCCTTCTGTTGATCCTTAGACATTTCAGCCCATTCTTCAAGACTCGGTGCGGGTTTTTCTTCCTCTTTTAGTTGAGGAAGTCTAATAGCGTAGCCTTTGGTAGTTTTTTTAATTGATTTGCTATTCTTTTTGTCATTGATGAGTTGGTATTCACAAAAAACTTCTGAAGCTGGCTCGGTGCTTTTCCCACTTTTATGTAATACCCAAACAGGAACAGACACTCCCATTGTAATAATTGACTCTCCTTCAATGAGATCGTAGCGTTCTTTTCTGGTTAAAAAAATATTGTGAAGAACCGTTAGTACAATTTTATTGTCTGGAGCAATCATATATACCTCCGGTAATAAAGGAAGGGGTGTCCATGAAAAAACGATTGGATTTCGTCAAAGTGTTCTTCGTGTCGTTCGGCATTACTATTCTAGCTCTATTGCTAATTTTTGGCAATTCGAAAAACGATGAGATCATTGGAAGATGGAAGCCTCCAACTGAAGACGTTATCGAAATGCCTATTTTGCGTGATAGCAAACCCTCCAAAGCTATCCGACAAATAGCTCCTGAAGAAAATCGAAGTGCAGAGGTCAGGGAATATCTAGCACCTTCGCTCAAAATACGGGTAAGCAACGCAAGTGGATCTGGCACTATCACTGGATATGACCCCCGTACAGGAGAAGCATATGTTTCTTCTTGTGGTCATTTATGGGGCGGAAGTAGATCTGCCGAGGAACTTAGAAATAATCCGGTTTTCTGTGAATTTGTTACTTGGTATCACAATAACGTCAAACTTTCTGAACCAAAAAGATACAAAGCTCAAGTTCTCTTTTGGAGTAATGATCGAGGATATGATTGTAGTCTTCTTAAATTCACTCCTGACTGGGTTCCCACATTTTTTCCTATAGCTCCGCGAGACTACCAACTTACCCCTGGCATAATGCTGCATTCTTGTGGATGTGATGGCGGAAGAGAAGTCGCACATTATGATGTTGAATTTGTCGAATATCGTGGTGTTGACTTGATAACCCGCCGTAATAGCCCCCGACCAGGACGTTCAGGAGGAGGATTGATGTCTTCAGACGGTTATTACATTGGCACTTGCTGGGGGACTTCCGATACGAGTTCCGGTGGCGGGGTTGGTTATTTTACTCCCTTGAAGGCAATTCATCATATGTATGCGAAAAATGGCTATGATTTTCTGTTAAATATGTCTACCCTTGGACGAGCTAGAACTATTCCAATTCGTGACTGGATGAATCCGAAGCAAGAGTGGGAACCAGAATATATTCCTATTCCGGGGCGACCTAGAATCCCATTGCCAATTCGTTAGTTATCAGGTCGAGCAAGTTGTTCTTCCCACCAATCAAGTTCGTCTTTTATGTTGGGAACATTGTTCATTTTTAGGATTTCTTTAACGGCAATCAGAACTTCTTCTCGGGGCAATTTGTCGAATTGCTCCCAATCATCGGCGGTAGCTTGATTGTGCATGACCTTGTAGATCGACATTGCCAAAGGAATTGGCACATCGCCAGGATGAGCAAACATCTCGTTCATGAATTGTGAAAAGCTTTTCATGTTACCTCTTAAATAGTTGTTTGTATTGATCTGCAATTTCAGATGGAACTGGTTTTCCCGCATCAATTGCTGCTCCGATTTGTCGCCAATACTCTTGGTTATTCGCAGTTACGTCTGTTTTTCCTTGATTACGTCGTAGTTCCTGATATTGGCCGCGAGTCATTTTCCATACCGGCTTTTCTTCCTCAATCCCCGCCTTTCTTCGAACCCATTTGATGGCACTATCTAAGATACCGGGAGTCAACCTACCATATGGTGACGACTCTATTTTGATTTCATGTATTTTACCCTGAAATCTACTTCTACTAACCAAGAGAAATACTTTGGGCTGTAGTTTGATAACCTCGCCTTCAACTGTTCTCGGGCCTTGATTTTCGGGCAAGCCGTAGTAGACGTTTCGACCACTGTAGAGTCGTTGAAGTCCGTTTTGAGATAAGTAGACTTCAACAGCAGATCTTTTCATCCCCACACCTTTTTGTTGTTTGCGTTTAGGTGGAGCTTTGAAACTGATTGAACGATAGCCAAATTCGCCTCCGATGCCGAACATCCTTCGTGTTGCAATATTGCCCTCACTCAATGGATAGAAATAGGTAATCCAGCCTTCTTTCCAGTTTTCTTTTACAATTGCAGCGACAATATTAGTCGGATAAGTAGCATTATCCATCTTCATGGTTTTTTTGATGAGATCTATGACCCCTTCAAAATTATCTTTGCCATATTTTCTCATACTACGAGTCATTTCGGCACTCCCTATAGAAGCATCCGAAAACCTAAGCAAAGTAAATGGAAGTCTCTCGGTTTTCTGTCTTAGAACAAATTGAAAATAGCCAAGATCTACAATTTGCTGGGCGAATGTTTCTATATCGCTTTCCGAATAGCTTTGAGCCCCCATTCGGGCTCCGGGAGTTGGGGAAATGGGGGGACTCACATGAGACACCTCCCCGGCTCTTGGTAGTTGTTGTCCTATGAATTGGACCAATCTTTCATAGGCATTTGCTATTTTCTTAAATTTAGATACCGCCTCAGGTTCGCCCGGATTAAGATCAGGATGCCATTTTTTAGCAAGGGCCCGATAAGCTATATCGAGAGTATCCTTATCTAAATTTTTACCAGCGAGATTTTCGAGACCCATGTGTTGCATGGCCTCGTAGGGGTCCATCTGAATTGCTGCTTCAAACCATTTTCTGAAATCCATATAGGTATTTAGCCGCAGCCGAAACTTTTGCCCTTCATCAAATTGGGGGGTAACTTAGGTTTATTGATGAATGGGCAAATCGATCTATACTCACAGCGGTCACAGTGCCTTCCTATTCGCCCCCAGACCTTATCAGGGTCGTGAGCCTCTATTTGCTTATACCCCTCGCGTAACTCGTTCTCAGCGGCTTCTAGGGCCTTCTGAGAGTATGTGGCACCGATTAGGTTTCCGCCTTCCACATAATACAGGGCTGCCTTGATCTTATCGGCAGGAACATCGAAGAGTTTCTGCACTACCCGCGAGTAGCAGCGTAATTGAAGGTCCTTTTTAATAGTTTCTTTGGTTTTTCGCCATCTCCCCCGCTTAGTGGTTTTGTAGTCGATGATGAAAAACTCGTCGCTTTTTTTAATTAGTCTGTCGATGAGGCCCACCACATGCCTCTCATTGGGGGGATCTAGGTCATATTCAAACGGATATTCTAGGTCGCCGTCAAAACCGATTTGCTCGGTAAGTGTGTGGAGTGACCTAAGATGACCCTTGAGCCGCTTCTGATAATCGGGCGGCAAAGAAGGGGCTTTTTTCTCAGTCCCACCATAGACCTCGATGGGTATTTTGCCTTGTAGTACCGCTCCACAGACTTCTTTTAGCTCCTTTTCGCCCTTGGCTCTAATGTATTCTTCTGCTATTTTGTGGAAGATGTTTCCATACACAAAATAAAAGGGTTCGGGTTCAGGAGATTCTATTTCTAGATGGTAGCGATATTTGTACTTGCAGGGGCATGTTTGGTAGATATCCCATCTACTTACAGAAATGTGGTCGATCTTCATGTTGCCTCCATCAATGTTGACATTTAGATGAAGGCAGTTTATCATATCTAGTGGATAAAATCTAGGGGAAAATGGAATGGCAATAGAATTTGAAAGATTTCTTGATTGGGCGGAACGTCGCTTTGGCGATATAGTTGTCAAGGGCGATGAAGTTAAAATCAATTCTATTTTCACTGAAGACCACAAACATCATATGTGGTGTAATCCCTATGGCGGAAAGCATGGAAGACCCAACGGAGTTTTTCATTGTTGGAAAACTGATACCAAAGGTTCATTGGTTTCCTTAGTAATGCAGGTAGACAATTGCACTTATGAGGAAGCTCTAGATATTCTTGGGGGAGCCGACACTAGGTTGTCGGAGCTAGAAAAAAAGGTCAACGAAATCTTTAGCAAGAAACCAGACCCCTCCCCTGTTGTTGAAACCAAACCATCCAAAATAGAACTTCCGCCCTTCACTTATCCTTTTGATGAACTGCCCTCCAACAGTTACTATCGAGTTAAGGGAGAGGTCTATTTATTTCAGCGTAAACTAAACACAAACGGATTGATGATTTGCACGGCGGGAGAATTTAAGGACAGAATTGTTATCCCGTACTATGATCGTGAAGACAAACTTGTTTACTTCAACAGCAGATACATTGGCAATTCCAACAAAGTGCTGAGATACCGAGGCCCAGATAAAGAGATAGGCATTGGCAAGGGTGATGTTCTCTTCATGCCGAAATGGCCCAAGGAAAGGCAACGTGTTTTTCTCGCGGAAGGCGAATTTGATGCTCTCTCCATTCAGCAGTCGGGCCACATGGCAGCCGCTTTTGGTGGTAAGGCTTTGACCGACGAACAAATCGTCATTCTACGGAATAATCTAATTACGCCAATTATTTGTTTGGATTCCGACAAAGCCGGAAAGGTTGGATTGAGGAGAATGGCCGAGATTCTTTTGAAGGCCGGATTTTCCGAATTTGGGTTTATCAGATCTCCCAAGGAACACAAAGATTGGAACATCCTCTTGCAGAAATTTGGGCCCAAAGTCTTATTCCATTACATTCAAAAAAACGTCAAATTTTACGAAGGCAGTCACCACCGAACGGATGGGGAATGGACCAACATGGCTTTGGAATATCGGGATCTGTAACTCTTCTAAGATATGGAAGAAAAAGCCATACTACCACCAACGAAGAACTTGCTTAGACCATTCATAGGGAAGGTTTGCACAATCTTTACCGTCCCAATAAATCGCAATTTCAAAGAAGAGAATCCGGGCACCTTTACCGAACAAGTATTCAACTACTTTACTGGCAGAGTATTAGAAACAGATGCAGAAGGAGTTTTGCTTGAGCAGCTTACACCCGAACGCTTGAGAAGCTATTTTTGCAAGCAACATATTATCGCAATCTGTCAAGAAGAAGAGCTAAATCCCAACAATCCTGAACATGCCAAGAAGATAGCTGAGTTAAAAAAGGAAAGCGTAGCAAAAACAGAACTTAAAAAACAGGCTCAAGCAAAGTTGGCAAAAGAGGCAGAAATCCCACCATCCGGTCAGTTCATGGATATAAATGCCATGAATGCTTTTTCAGAACAAATGCAGAATCAATCTCGCAATAGCAATAAGTAATAGGTCTTGTGGAATCTTGAAGGCAAATATTGCAATATATCGTGTGATTCAGCTTGTTTAAACAAAGCGGGCCTTCCCGTTTTCCTACCCCTTTCTTTTTCTGCTAAGGTCAGTATCTCGTCTAGGTAATGATCGAGATCGGCCAAACTTGCCTCGCCTTTCTCGATTTGGGGCCTAATTTGATCGACTAAACTCGACACCATACCCTTTAGGTCGTCTTTTCGCGGCGACGGTTTTAATTCATCAATTTCGTCCTTGACCTTTTCGAGTTTTTCCTCGGTTTCGGGAGGTATTTCAATTTCCTCTTTAGCTTTTTCAGATTTTGGTTTTCGCTTGGGTTTGGCTTTGGGCTTAGGTTTTTCTGGCAGTTTCAAAACATGTTGTTTATAGAGACCTTCAAGCTGTTTCTCCGCATTTGTCTCAGGAGACCATGTGGGTCCTGTTCCTTTTTCAATAGCTCTCAACAAGCCATCTACCACCGTAGCTAGCATCTTATCGCCTGCTGTTCCGCCCGCCGCCGCCACTTTTTTGATTTCTTCAGCCATTTTCTCTGGTGTGGGACGTTCGCTCGGTGCTTCGGCTTTGCGTTCCGGCTTTGGTTCTGGCTTTGGTTCTGGCTTGTCCTTGGGTTTTTCTCTGGCTTCTGCTTGCAGTTTCTTAATTTCTTTGCGAAATTCTTCGATGCGATTTGTGTAATGTTGAACTTTCGCATCTTTCAAAAGAGGAATATATCCTGGCTCAAATTCTGCCATCCCCTGGAGCGTTTTTCGGTAATGTTCCAATCTACCGACTAATCGATCTTGCTTTTCGCTTACAGGCAACTTATCGGCCTGCTTCATAAGTTTTTCGATTTCCTTTCCAAACAATTCCTCAAGTCGCCTTCCCTTCTTTCTCAATTCCTCTTGTTCCTCTGGCGATGTTTCGGGCTTGGGAGCAGGAGACGGGGGTTTTGGTTTCGCCTCTCCAGTTGGAGCGGGCTTGCTTGGTATTGGTTTTTCAACAAAGAAGTTCCTAAGATTAAGAAGATCATCGCCTCCTGGCACCCAACCCAATTTTTGAAGGTTGTTTTTAACGTAATTAAAAGCTTTTTTGTCGGCCAAGTTTGTAATGCCGAGACGATCCAAAAGATGACCCAACACATTACCCGAAATATGTACCGCTATGCTCTTTGGATGCTTCTCTCGTTCAGCAGAAAGATTGGTCACTTCCTCAAGAGCCTCTCGCACCGCCTGCTTGTCAAGAATATTCACGCCCTTGTGGATCAGCCAACGTAAGACATCGACGTGTCGTTCAGTACCGCTCTTTTTTGACAACCAGCCGCCCAAAGATGGATCTTTTTCGACCCTTTGGGGTTTCGTTTTGGTTGCCCAACGATTAAACCAAGTTAATTCCGGTGTTGGTGGTGTTGTGGTTAAATCAGGATTTTCGAATTTTTCTTTGATGGTCAATTTGCTAGGCTTGACTTTGGGTTCGGCTTCCGCTGCTGCCGCCTCTTCTTCTTCTCGTTTTTTTATATCCGCAGCAATCTCCGCATCTGTTTTTTCTTCAGGCTCGGTTTCTGCTTGCCCAGAAACATCAATCTCTCCCGGAGTGGGGACATCGGTAATGTCACCGATTCCAGTGGGTTTCGGTGTCCCAGGAGGAGCTTCGGGAGGGAAAGAAACGCTTGAAGGAACTACACCTCTGATTCTTTCAATAGCTCGTCGGGCTTTGCGGATCAAACCTTTAAGAGCATTTCTAAATCTGTTGAGTATACTTCTAAGTCTACGAGCAATTCGTGCCTCAGAATAAACATGCTCCGACAATAGATCGTCTATAATCTCATCCGCTAGTAGATCCATCTGTTTTTCAAACTCAATGTATTCCCTTAGAGTTAAGCGAGGAATCGGGCCTTCCGTTTTAGGTTGTCCATAAATACCCCATCTCAAAGGCCCTTTTAGTTCTTCGGAAGGTTTTGGTGTAGGAGCAGGTTCTCTTGGAGGTCTTCCTTCTCTAGCACTAATCGGAGTCGGAGTAGAAGGTCTTTCTCTAGTACCAAGAGGAGGACGAGATGGCTCTTCCTCTGAACCACTCCAAAGCCACTTCAATAAACCTTTGATTCCTTTCCAACGAGGTTTCTTTTTGGGGGCTTCTCTCGCAGCCCTTTCGGCATCCTGCCAACTCATGCCGGTTACTTGGGGATACCTAACACCTCCGGGTCTTGGTTGTGTGGGTTCGACCTCCACTTCTGGTCGCCCTGCCCTTTCCCGGAAGTATTCCCCTAATTCATCCCGTAGTTTATTGACGAGATCATCAACCTCAGTTTCTAGATCCTGTAGGACTTTTACAGCCTGTAGTTGTTCTGCTGATAATGCCATACCATATCCCCTTTTAGCTTATATAGAAGCCCCAAGAAGATATTAGATGTTCCTGTGATCTTGAATTTTTTTGAGAGACATGATGCAAGCATCAAAACGATGGAACTCACTTCGCAAATATTCCAATTGAAGAGTTTCAAACTCCTCCACCTCGTTTCCTGAGATTTCAAATAGGATATCCTTGCCGTGCCTTCCCACAACCTTGTAGCCATGCATTAAGAGGTAAGCTCCCGCTCCTAAATCACTTACGGATCGGGTGATGGTATCGGTATCTGTATCTGTCATGTTCTTTTCCTTCATTCTGAGGGCACTCTTCGCCGCTTTGCGGCGAAGAGTGCCATTGTGTATGAAACTAAACTATTAGTCTAAGACCGCTAGTTTCCTTAAATAAATAAGTTGTCCTTCAAGAATTTTTGCATCATTTAAGATATTTGATGCCTGTTTTCGCATATTCGCTATTCGTTCTTCGATCATGTCAAATGTCGTTTTTTGCTGGATTTTGGCGACTCCTGCTAAAGCTAGCACTTCCTTATAGGTTTTGCGGGAAACCTCCTTTTCCTCCAAACTCACAATATCAGGGGCCATTACACGGACATATTCCAAACCCGAATCATATAATTCTTTCTTTTCACCAATTGTTTGATGAAGCACACGAACATTTGCCATAGGGACATCAACATAATCTTCGGGATTGACGGAGTCGTGGAAGGGTCCATGACATTTAAGATCATCCTCGATTTTGTTTCTTACCCCTTTTTCGTATTCTTTAAAACAATCTCTTTCTAGTTGCTTACTCATTTTTCTCCTTATTAGGCATGTTCTGCGGCTATCAGGCAACCTCTCGCCACAGAATAGAGAGGTTCCTTCGGCCTGATGACACTGCCAATTTTGATTGGCAGTTTGGCCCCCTCTAGTTCCTTTTTGAACAGTTGAGGGAAGCCCTTGGGAGAACTCGTTCCCCCAGCGACCACAATATCAACAGGGTCATCCAAAGGCCTCTGCTGACACTGTTCAAAGCCTTTTTTGATACCCTGAACAGTTTTGTGGATCATGATTTCGTATTGGCCCTTAATGGCTCTGTGGACGTATTCAGAACTGTCACCCGACAAGTCAATCTTTTCCTTCTCTCGATTGACGTAGCTAGTGGTTTCTTCGCCAATGGCTCTGGATGCTTGCTTATCGATCCAGTCGCCACTGTTGACAAGAGAGAACTTAAAGAGCGGGGCACCGAACATCGACATGCAAACGTTGACCATGCCAGCACCGCAATTGTGAATAGTTAATTGTGGACCTGAAAACGAATGGTCTTCTTCAACAACTAAATCATAGACGATTCCTGAATATTCATTCGTTTCTAATTTTGTTATTCGCGAGCAACAGAAACCATTTTCTATGAATATTTTCTCCATAAATGTACTATTATCGCAAGTAATAGTTCTAACTGCTTCTAAAAGTGAAAGAAAGCACTTTTTCCCACTAGCGATAACTGACCACTCTTTTTTCTTGCCATTTATTGTTCTACCATCTATTGTTCCTCCTTGACGCGGAGGTCTGGAACTTAGACTTGCAGCGAATCCAATTCTAGAAAGACATTGTTTCGCCAATAAAATCAGCGACGTATTGGTGTTAGCAAAACAGAGAGTTCCATCTTCTATCCACCCATCAGAACGAACCAAACCGGCCAGCAAATTAAAACAATCGCCATTGCTAATTCTTTCTAAAGACCAAGGATACCTTTTCCTTTTAAATTCATCATAGCAATGATTTTTAAACCAATTCATGAGTCCTTTGCTATAACACTTTAGTCGAGTTGTGTTTTCATCTTTTCTCGTTCGGTTACTGGCTTTCCCGAAATTTTTCTCCAGGATACGTTCAACATCTTCTAAGTTCTCAATTTCGGTTGAAGCAAAATCAAATTGAACACATGGCTCTGATTCGCTAATACTACCGTCACCCATAAAATATCCTATTAGTCTTTGCACGTCTTGAGACACTTCTATGTGTTTTTTGGAATATTCTTTTGAACATGTGATTCTTTCGCATAGGGTAATTGTTGGCCTCCCTTTAGATCGATTTCGATCAATAATTGGTTCTCCTACAATATCTCCAACACGAACTTCTTCACAACCAATCCATTGCCACACATCATCTTTTTTGACATAAAGTTCATGATTATCAACAAAACGATAAAAATTATCTTCGCCTGCATATCCGGTAATGTGAACATCTGTTTCCAAGCCGTCAAAATGTTTTGTAATGACTTGGCTAACTGGTCGCCATCTTCCCTTATGCGTTAAAACCTCATCTCCCTTTCTAACATCTTCTATCTTTATGATTCCTCTTTTTGTATAGATTTTAGTTCCAGGAACCAAACAAGAAATTCCAATGCCCGTCCATTTTTTCTCCTCAAGTTCGGCGTAAACTAAGGCCAAACCTTCATTGATTTCGCTTAGTTTCAACCTCATATTGCCCTTTTCATCTTCCATTCCCTGAAAGATATTTCTAAGGATCATGCTGTGGTAATCTGCATCTGTTTCCTGGTTAATAGCGTTTGAGGGAACACTGTAGAATAGCGTATCCTTAGGCTGAACACGATCTAGCATCCCGTAGATCATGTCGCTCATGATCTCTTGGGCTCGCCTTTCCTTAGGATTGAGGCATCCGTCTTTCATAGGCCTACGCAGTTGCAGGGTATTGATTGAATGGGCCATATTTACGGCGGCCTGCCCACAGGCATAAAATACCCCTCGCTCTTTGTCTTCAATCAAGGGGGCACCTTTTTCGTCCATCATGTTGAAGACATAGTCGTCTAACTCTAGTTCCAGAAAAGCATTTACCTCTTTTTTGTAGGCAATTTTGCCGTCTGGTTTCCGAAAAGCACAAATCATATTGTACGTTCCAGCATCAAAACCAAAACAAGCCATTATTCCTCCTCTACGGTTTCTCCGAATTTGATCTTTCTATTTTTGGAAGAGAAATTGGGAGGAACCCAGGCGGGCCTCTCCGCATCGTCTTCCTGTTTGTCGGGCTGAGTGCCCTTGCTGATTGACAAGCCATCCGAGTTAAGATTGACATTTAACTCCAGGACGATTGGATCGAAGGTAATGTGAATTGCACACTCGCCCTCTTTAGTGACAAATTTCGTCTCATTTGGTCTTATTAGAAAAGGCATATCACTGTATATAGGAAAAATTCTTTGCTTTTTGTTATCATCGAGGCCATTTCTGCAACATCTTTTCAACACCTTCCATAATCATGTCGGTCGTTATTTCTGTGAGACAGGGCTTAGGAACAGTTTTTGTTTTAGGACAGATGGGCCAGTAATAACATGGACCACAATCCCAATCTCCGTTGTCTCTATGCTTTTGCACCAGAACGAAATCGTAGTACCGGCCATATACCTTTCCATCTGCAAACGTGAAAATGCCCGTAAGAGGTTTACCTACGCCGCCTGCATAATGAAAACCCGCTGTATCGACAGTTATCACATAATCAGCGACCTCTATTGCTCCCATCCACTGTCGGATAGACAGATCATGCCACACCGGCACCGGCAAATGAGGCATAGGTTTGTGGTGAAGCACGTAGACAAAGAAATCTATCTTTCGAAGCTGCTCAATGAGCGAAAGCTGCTGTTGTTCCGTTAGGTTCTTGACAATCATTGCCGACATCGGACACAGAACTATCGCGGGCTTACCGCCACGTACTGCATCAAGTCGTTTTCTCGCGGATTCGATGTATTCGGGTTCTAATCGAATATGCATATTGTGTCGAGTCAATTCGACACCGCAATGATTGGCCCAAATATCGCTTCGATGTTTTTGCGAGAAAGGAGCCATGGACATTTCGTACCGAGTACAAGCACTCGTCGTCGTGTAATAGGCAACGTATTTCCTAGCATCTACTTTCTGGGAATCCAGCACCTCATCAATGAAAGGGTGGTCCTCAACGGCACTGTGATATTTGGTGGGGCAAGCAAAAACAACTTCTATGTCGGGAGCGAGAAGCTTGAAATCCTCAAACATCATTCTGTGCATCAGGATGTCGCCCAAACCACCGGTTTCCCGAAGAATCAGGACTTTATTCCGCTTTTCAAAAAATTGTCGTAGCGTAAGTGGTGGCGGTTTGATTGGTCTGGTTATTCTGGCCATACTTTAAATGAGTTATGGCCGTTTATTCATATTTAGATTCTAAAAAAAAAAGAGCCCTTCGCTGGGCGAAGGGCTCTCCATGATTTACATCATTGATGATTCTTAGCTGTTGCAAACAGAGCGGATACTCAAGACAACTTGAACCTCAACAGGACCGGCAGCACCGGATTCACTGTTATCGAACTCAATCAGGCTAAGAGAAAGGTCACCGCTGTTAAAGACCTGTGTACTATCAGCAGGCAGATCCATAATAGCTGTGGTTAGACCATTCAGACGCATTCTGATATCTTGGGCAGCATGCTTGTTGGTAACTTGGGCAAAGACCGCATATCCACCAGTGTCGCCTGCGATATCGACTTGATTGTCGGCGTAGGTAGTGCCAGCGACAACGCTCTCGTCGTAAACCTTCGGGTAGACATTTTCACTTGCAACGTCAGAGTAGATGCTTCCGTCGTCAGTGACAACTTCAACAATTGCTTCATCCAGAGGGACTTGCGGGTAAGCAAATCGCTTCCAATAATTGCAATCGGTGAAAGTTTCACCATCAAGCAGAAGGCGGTTAATCAAGTTCGGGCCCATGACCCATACACCACGCTGCTTACTCGGGTCCATTTGATTGCCAAGACCTTGGCCTGTTACGGCACCAGCACTAGCGGTACTTGGATCTTTGTCGAGCAAACCTTGTTTGCGGTTGTTAAGTTTAACCTTAAATACACTCATCGCATCTCCTTAAGGATTGAATGTGAATCGATCCTTGTCTTCAGGGATATATATACAACAACACACACTTTTAAGGTGAGCAACATGGAAAACATATTCACAGACCACCCTTTGGATCAGGTGGGAGAAGAACACAAGAAGCTTTTGACCCGCCATCCAGCAGAAACCGTTGTTGACAATCGACCCCCATATGCGAAAGGAGAGTTTCTCAAGAAGAAGAAAAATGCACCGGAAGTAATAGCGGCGATGGCTAGATGTCTTTTGCCGTTGAAATACTACAGTGTGGTTGATCTCGGGTGCAATGCGGGGACCAAATCACCATATTTATCGGCTTGGGGCTGCAAGAGCTACCTGGGTTTGGAAAGGATACCAACGGCAATAGATGTGGCGAAGGAACTAAGGGAATGTGGGCTATGTAAGTTTCAGGTCTGCGATATTGCCCTGGACGAATGGCCCATATCGGAGGTCGATGTTGTGGCCCTCTTGCATGTTTTTCAGCATTTGCCGTGGAGTTGGAAGCTCAGGGTACTTGAAAAAGCAAAAAAGGTGCGTCCTAAGGCCATTCTCTTTTGGGACGAAGGCCTACTTGATCTCTCCGAGAAAGAGTGCATTAAAAAGCACAATCCTGCGGTGGTAAAGGTGCCATTTCCTTTGGGGAAGCTTGATGAAGTCTTGTCTGGATACGAGAGGACAGAAGAAGCTCACCATTTCTGGGTCTACAGAGATGACAGATGCTCCAGAGATTTTTGAAGCTCGGATTCCATCAAAAAACATTCTATTGGGTCGCTGTTCGCGTCATATCGTAAGTCCCGAAAATAACCGAACTTTTTCTTGAGTTTGGGGATTTCCGATTCCTTGATGATTCTTTCTTCATTTTGAACTAAATAAAACAGATCATCTCGACAACCTATATGAATTTCGATGCCCGGCAACTCTTTTCCAATAAAAGGCCGCACTGCGACGAGACGAATCAAGTGTTGTTTAAATGGTCCCAGGTAGCAGGCACAGAACTTGTTTTTGACTTTTGCATACTGAGAAAATGGTATCATGGCTAAATCCAACAATACATGGAAAAGCAAACAAATCGTAGGTGCCTTTAGTGCTTTTACCAAACAGTTTGGTGAGTTAGACGATCATAGTAGAGTCGTTTTGGAAATTATTTTGGAGGAATTACATGGCAGACGAAAGGGCTTACCTGTATTTGGCACGAAGAAACAGACGGGGAGTCAGAGTGCTACTGAGTTTCCCTGCAAAGGAGAAGATTCACGGGACGAGGATGTCGGATATTAGGATGTTAGGTCTTGATACGAGTCTAGAAAGAGACATTTTGTTGCTTATTTATGACAATAGAATGCTTTGGGAACCCTGGATTGAAACAGCACTGGGCTATGCTGATTTGGTTCGGTCATTAAGAAGAAGGGGATTTCACAGAATCCCCCACGCAGCGAATCCTATATTTGAGGTCAAGTCATGGAGAAGGATGCCAATTACAAGGGCGATTCCTAAGAAGCAAACCATGCTTAAAAGAAGGCCCACTAGGCCCTCTTAACGTAATTTCTAGGAATAAAAAATGCTCCCGAAGCTACTTCGATAAGAAAGTTTTTCCCCTCCACAGCCAAAATAGTCCCACCATTTTTGCGGAAGTCAATAGCTAGCTGAACCTTTTCTCCCGCATCTACGATCATGTTTTCAACAAGTCGTTTGCTGTTTACTTTCGATTCTACGGCAGTACCCGTCAAATTGAGTTTGGTTGCTTTGGGTTCTTGGTCTTCTTGATTCTTCATCCATTTTTTGAAGTCATTGAGACTGAAAATGGGTTCATTATCCATTGTTTTCCTCGGTAAAGAACTCAGCCAACTTATCCAACTCTATATATTCAGCATGACTATACTTTATTCCGTTTCCATAGTATCCAATTTTGATTCCCTTCTCTTTCAGCCAATAGAGAAACCCATCAACAATTTGTTGTGATGCAATTTGTTGAGGATATGACCAAAGATCATTGTCGAGTTTTACGGCGGCGGCCCGGCGATCTTCAAAAGAGCTATCGCAACAAAAAAGAAGAAGTCTTCGGACCCCAAAAAGAAAAGCCAGCGAGATAGCTGCACCTATGGGATTTCTACAATCATCAAGATAAGGACGCAGTTTTGGCATGGCTCCTGAGAAGTGTTTGATGGGCGAAGGCTGATAAAAAAGAACTGAGCCCTTGTACTTCTGAACAAATTTTGGATTTGTTCTTATTGAAGCGATGCAATTGGGATAATAGGCATATTCAGTTGGTAGGAATTGGGCACACTCTATGTAAGGGTTGTTGACAACATAGTAAGATATCACTCGTTCAACGACCCCATTTTCCCGTATCATTCTCCACTTAGCCAATGCCCCATTCACCGCTATGATCTTAACTTTGTTTGGCAACTTGGCCAGTTCAAACTGTAGTTTTTTGAAATTATAGCCATCCGAAACAATAACCATGTCAGAACAATGAACACGATCTGGTTCAAAGGCACCACGCTTGATTTTCAGGTTTTGTAACTCATTATTGAACAACATTTTGGATTCGGTATTCGAATACAATTTGTTGATATCATCATACGGACGACCGGGTTCGCAAAAATTGCGGACCCAAACATTTGCATCACTAAGGAGGTAGTGGTTGTGTTTTCTTTTTTTGATTCTCATTGGGTTGGATTGCAGGGCACCAACTGAAAACAGGGGCCCTCGCCGCTGCTATTCATTAGAGTTTGTTTGCCAAATTCTATAGGAATTGGGCCACCTTTATAGACCAGCGGGACTTCCAGGTTTTCGGGAACCTCTAATTTAGCAACAATTTCTGATGGTATATCGACTTTGATGGAATCCGGGAAACCGGTCACCTTTACTTCCGTTGGCATATCTTCAGCATTTAGCTTGAGTTCTGTCGGAAAATTGCTGGCTGGTTCTAATCGCAAAGCAGTTGGAATGGCAGTCGCATCAATTGGAATAGCTGCGGGGATTTCGGTAGCCAAAAGATTGATTGTGGTTGGAATTAAATTATCACTGACAAATCTGATTTCGCTCGGCAGAGGTTCGCCAATCCATTTTGCTTCAATAGTTGGAATTGCTGGAACTTCCAAAGAAATTGAGCTTGGTAAATTGTGAATCAGTTTTAATTCAGGTATTTCGGGAGCTACTAAGCTGATTTCTGAGGGGATACCAAGATCAAGAATGTTTTCTTTTTTTTGTCGATAGTTTTCTCGATATTTTTGAGCAGCCTCTTCTTGCGGAGGCTGCATCGAAATCGTGTCATTCAATCCCAATTTTTTGATAACTTCGGTAACAACAGGAGAATGCTGGACTGAATCTGCATAAACTGCGAAACTAGGTGTTGGATTGGCACAAACGACTTCTACCGAAATTGTGCAATCACAGCTTATTGTGGGAACTGTTCCCCAAGAAATTTCAATAGAAGGAATTGTTCCCCAAGAAATTCCAATTTCACTCGGCCAGTTTACAAGAGAGATTTCGCTGCACATGCAGATAAGAGAGATTTCGCTGCACAGGCAGACAAGAGAGATCTCGCTGGGGTAATTGACCAACGAAATATTATCCGGCCAATTGACCAACGAAATCTCACTACAACAATTAACCATTGAAATTTCGCTTGGGGCATTGATTAGCGAAATCTCGCTGGAACAGCCCACAATACTAATTTCGCTTGGAATGTCATCAATTACGGTGATGACATTTGGGATATCTTCAACGATTTCTATTTGAGTTGGTATATCGCCAACGATTTCTATGACGCTTGGTTCGATTGTGATAACGCTTGGTTCGATTGTGATAATGCTTGGAATTTCCGGCTCAATAACAATGAGAGTGGGAATTTCAGGCACAATGGTAATTATTGTGGGAATCGGAGGCACTATCTGTATTATGGAAGGAATTTCGATGTTGATGCCGCTAAGAATAAAACTAGGAATTTCAATTCCAGGCACAACAATCTGGGGTAATTCTATATCCACATCACAGGAAATCGGTGGAATACTTGGAACTGGAAAAGTTGGAACCTCTGGAATTGGAAGCAACCAGTTGGGTGGATCTGCGACGGTTGGGGCCACAGGCCGGTCTGTTGTTCGGGATGTTGGACTTTGGGCGATAGTACAATTTTCACTCGCTACTCTAACAATGGGATCTACCCTTGTGTTCGGGGGATAGGTGTGTGTGCCCGTTAGTGAAGTTGATGTTTGCCCATCACCAAAATCAAGTTCAAAGGTGCTGTAGTTTCCAGTAATCTCTATAGCGTATTGATATGTGGTGCCCTCACAGGGATCGGGCTCTGTAACTTCCTTAAAGCTAAAATCGATTTCGGGGCAAGGGACATCATCTGGGCACGGTGGTTCATCTATCAAGTCTTGGGCACAAGAATCCACCACTGTAAGAAACTGCTCAGTGGCGATTGTGCAATCCACGATTTGATTGTGGTGTTCGGCAATAACCATCCCTCGGACCCAGACCCCCTTTTCCTTGCAGGGACAACCAGGAGTGGGTACAGTAGAAGCTTTGTTGAATTTAGTAGGTTGGCCTCCCAAGTTTCGGGCACATCTTTTTAGTTTATCGACCTTGCCATATTCGTTTTTTTCTACTGCATCATAGTAAAAAAGCTCGCCTTCAAGATTTCCAAAACCATTGTCAGCCCATATCTCTGGCTCGTCAGGACCCACCGGATAGATCTCTATTTCTTGGGCCCAGGCTGCATTATCGGCTGCCAAGCGAGCTTCGCCAGTGTTGTAGACCAAGAACAGGGTATAATTTGAGTCTACTGCTTGGGGGTATACTGGCTGTGGTGGGAAACCGACACTCATGTTTTTCCTTTTTCCTATTTAGTAGATACCCATTAGGAATTGCGAGCCCGAAGGTCGCACTCCCGCATCATTAAACGTTGCATTGGTGCTGTTGAACTTAATGAAGGCTCGCGGACTATAGTCGAAACTTAGGTAAGCAATGCTGTCATTATCTGAGGCAGCCAACAGAGTGTTTGAGGTATCGTTGAATCCTGAGACAGTTGTATCTTGTAGGGATCTAAATGATACAGATTGTACACTTGGTCCACCGACCTCCCAAACCTCGGAAGTCTCATTATAGGCCAAAATCTCACTAGAATTATTAAAGAAATACAAGCCATCACTCAAAGTAACCAGTTCGCCTTCTGTTTTCTGAGTTGCTCCGGTCATTTCCTGTAGTCTTGTCATTCCCTGAAATGGCTCTAATACAGATCCCAATGTCTTAAAAAAACTATCTATTCGGAAGAACTCGTTGACCGCACTATTCCGCAACAAATACCCTGTCGAATCTTTCCATGTTCCTCGATATGTGGCAAAATAGCCATTAGTTGGTACGCCGCCATCGTAAACGGACGGGTGGGTTAGAAGCGTGTCGGCTCCATTTGTGAAATCCGAGGGCGTCAGAGTAACACGACCGCCACTTAATGTCGAGAGTGAATACGATAGCAGTTCAGGATTAGAGGGATTTGTATTAGGAGCAGCAACATGTTCTTGTGTGCCAAATACAAAGAATGCATCATCAGAGGAAATTAAAGCTGTCCAATTCCAAGGCCTTTCTTTTATTGAGGTTTTTGATTCGTAAGTGTCTGCAAAGCCATTGTGTTCTTTAACGGCAATTTTTTGGTTGGCCACATCACTTCCACCTATAGCCCAGAACAATAAAGCGGTTCCTGATATTCCCGAAGGATCAGTTCCTCGCCTTGTGAATGCCGTGTTGCGTGAAAATTCTCTTTTTGCCCTAGCTTCTGCGTCTGGGTCGTAAGGGGGATTCGCTAGATAGTCTAAGAATGAATCGTCTCGATTGACAACTACTTCTGTACCGGCTGCTTTAAAAGTCTCGCTTGCTAGTCCGAACTCATATGCCCGTGCAGTGGGACTTTGGTTCATCCACAACCAAAGATTTTCCTCTTCAACGATATCCATTGTGTTTTCATATGTCGTAATGCGATAAGAGCCAAATTGTGTATCGACCCTGAGGGCGAGATCGTATAAACCTCCAATACCGAAAGAAGCCTTTGTTGTTCTTTGGTTTTCGTGTTCTAAATCATCGGCAATATTCCATGTGTAGGTTATAATAGGATCGATTGGATCACCACAGTTATCCAACAATTCCCCAGCATAGGATCGACCCGGAGTATTGGGATTCTCTCCTTCGGGAATTTGAATCTGAATAAAGGTATCTGTGGGCGAACGAATCACAGGTGGCGTAGTATAAGGTCCTCCCGAAGGGATTCCAGGAGTAAGATCTTGGGTAGCTTGAGGGTCGTAATCAATAACGGCTACGTCGGGAGCCTCGATTCTAGCATCGATGATTTCGGAAAAAACAACTGTGTCTTCACCAAACTGATTGATGACTCTCAATGATACATTATATCTGTTGGGTATTGTGTAGCACTTCTTGATTGA